GGTAACAACGATTATAAATCATTCAAGTCAGGCTTACATCCGAACGCTTCTGATGAACACGCTAAGAAGTTATACAATGCCACTCGTAGTGGCATGAGTCTGAAAGAAGGACAAACTAGATTATCATTTGGAGCATTCTTAAATGAACAGAGAAGCAGTATACGAACAGCTTAAAAGAGACGAGGGTGTCAAATATGAAATTTACAACGACCACCTCGGTTTACCCACCTTTGGAGTCGGTCATCTTATCCTCGAAAGTGACGAGGAATTCGGAAAACCAGTTGGAACACCAGTTGACGAAGAAAGAGTCAGAGAATGTTTCGACAGAGACCTTGACATTGCCATCGGAGAGTGTGGAGTTCTATACGGAGAAGGGACATTTGGAAGTTTACCAGATGAAGTCCAGCAGATCCTGGTTAATATGATGTTTAACATGGGACGTCCTCGTCTCAGTGGTTTTAAGAAATTCAACGCTGCAATTGAAGCAGGTGATTGGAACGAAGCTGCGAAGGAAGGCAGAGACAGTCGTTGGTACGATCAAGTAACCAATCGTGCTGAAAGATTAATGGTTAGATTAGAAAACTTAGCAAGTTTAGATAGATAATAATTGGAGAATAATAATGGCAAAATTTAATAGACTACTAGACGCAGACTTTCAACCCCCAAGAACTTGGACTCTTGATTTGTCTTTAGCGTTTGACTCAGACGTTTTGAATGAAACTGAAGCCGCTGCACTCAAAGCAGTAGGTGCTAAGATAAACAAGAACATGAAGATTACTGTACCCAAAGGATTCAAGACTGACTTAGCGTCTGTTCCTCGTGGCATCTGGTGGTTCATTGCTCCTTTTGATGTAGCTCGTGCAGGTGTTGTACATGATTACCTATACTGGTGTATCAGAGGCTATCGTGCAGAATTCGGCGCAGAACAAGACGAAGTTCTTGTAAAAGAAGCTAAAAAAGCAGCAGATAAGGTATTCAAAGAAGCTATGACTTTAAGTGAGCACGTTTCTGGTCTTAAGCAATGGTGTGCATGGAAAGCTGTTGACCTGTTTGGTTACGCATCTATTGTACCGAGAGACGAACTTTACTAGTGTATTTACTATTAATCAGGGCAGCAATCAGCGGTGTGTTTGGTTCTGCCTTTGGTAAATGGTTTCTCTCTACACGCATGGGAATCTGGTTTCAGAAGAAGCTAGATGCTTTCATGGAATATCTTTCAGTTAAGTATGATATAAATATAGCAAAGAAAGAAGCTAAGTGGAAATCAGATTATCCACTTCTTGCAGAACGCATAGCTCAATTAGAATCATGGTCACACCCTCCTGTTGAGAAGGGTGGTGCTACAGAACTACTACAGGCGATTAAAGATTTGCAAGCAGAAGTTGATGCACTCAAACCTGCTAAAACAAAAAGGACTCCTAGGAAAAAATAATGAAATATTATATATATTCACCTATAGGAAGAACAGGAAGTAAAAGAATTTTTGTTCCACTCACTACAGCTATAAAAGATGAAGTTGAAGATTCTGCACACTTTGCTATTCCTTTCGACAGCAATGTATGCACTCTTATGCGTGGCGGTCAACCAAACGAAGAACATGATTCTGATGCTCTAGACAATTGGGAAAATTCAGTTGCCGTGCATAGCCATAGTCATAATTGTTTGCCTTCATCTTCTTCAGATTGGACATTTGTTCTCTCTTCTAGAAAAAGAAAAGTAGATGCAGCACTTAGTAAACTTGTTGCTCAAGAAAGTAACGTATACCACCCTGCTTCTGTTGCTAAACAAAAAGAAGGATTTGCTCCTTTTGAGGCTTCTCAAGAAGATGTTAATACTTTAATAGAAGCGCACATTGCAGGAGAAAATGCATTCATAGAAAAGGTAACAGCATTAGGTGGTACTCCTGTTGTTATTTACATGGAAGACTCTTTTGCAACGGTACAAGAAAAATTAGGCAGAGATTTTAAAGACGATGCAGATGTGCATGATACACACACTATCAGTAATTTAAAAGCAGTCGATTACGTTACTAACTATGCAGAAATTCAAGCAGCATATGATGCTAACTTGACAGACTATCAAGCAAGATTTTTTTCGGATACAGAATAATGAAATCATTCAAAGAATTTTTAGAAGAAGCAAGGGGCGAAGATTCAAAAGGACACTATAGATCCACTGAGTCTGGTGCTGGAATGACACGCAAGGGTGCTAAAGCAGCCGGCGTTAAAACCGCAGTCACAACTCCTCCTAGTAAATTAAAGAAAGGCGGCAAGGCTGCAGCCAGACGAAAATCATTTTGTGCTAGAATGGGAGGAATGAAAGGTCCCATGAAAGACGAGAAGGGTCGTCCAACTCGTAAAGCAATGTCACTACGTAGGTGGAACTGCTAATGGCTAAAATACTTATAGTAATGTTGCTCACTTTTGGCGGAATAGGCTATTGGTATTACAACGACACTCAAGCTACAATAGCCACTCTAAGAAGCAATAATGCCAAGTTAGCAATTGCCGCAGAAACCAGTAAAGAAACTATTGGCAAATTGCAAGCAGATGCAGCACAATTTGAAAAGTCTAATCAAGAATTGAGAACGCAGCTAAATGAAGCTGAAGAATATTCTGACGAATTAGCTGGCAAGCTAAGAAGACACAATCTAACGGTTTTAACTTTACAAAAACCAGGACTCATTGAAGGAAGAGTAAACAATGCAACAGCGAAACTATTTGATGAAATGGAAGTTCTTACGGGCAAGCCTGTTCCTGCTACTGCTGAGTAGTTTTACTGCATGCAGTATGTTCAAGCCGGAAGAAGTAGTAGTCACTCAGGTAGAGTATGTAGATAGAACTATACCTATACAAGCAAGGCCTAAGCCAGTCAATCTATATGACATTGAGTTTTATGCTGTCACTGATGAAAATATAGAAGAGTTTTTAGAAAGATTCGAAAAAGACAACGGGGATGTTGTCTTCTTTGCTATCAGTGTTCCTGACTATGAGAACATTGCACTGAACATGGGCGAATTGCGAAGATTCATACAATCGCAAACTGCAATCATTGTGTATTACGAAGAAAATGCAAATCCAAAGAAAGATGAAGAAGACACTGAATGAAATCATTTAAGACTTATATGCTAGATGAAGACCTTCGCAAGTGGTTTGGCAAAGGCAAAGAAGGCGATTGGGTTAGGGTAGGCACAGACGGAGAGATTAAAGGTCAGTGTGCTAGAGAACCTGGTGAGGGCAAGCCTAAGTGTATGCCAAGAAGCCGAGCGCATGGCATGGACAAAGACGATAGAGCAAAATCTGCTAAAAGAAAGCGCAGAAAAGATCCTGTTGCAGATAGAAAAGGTAAAGGTGGTAAACCGATCATGGTCAACACAGAAGAAAAGACTCTTGAAGAGAAAAAACGTGGTCTGTGGGATAATATCAGAGCTAAGAGAGCCAGGGGCGAAAAGCCAGCGAAAAAAGGCAGTAAAGATTATCCCGACGAATTAGAAAAAATTCGTGAGGAAGAACTACACAAAAAAAATGTACCTACAAAAGCTGATCTTTATAAAGCATATAGCCAAGGAATGAAGATGACTTCTGGTACTGCTGCACATAAAGCTCACTTAGAAAAAATTAAAAAAATGAGAAAAGATTTGGGTATGAATGAAGAAAATCTTCATGAGAAAAATGTACCTACAAAGCCAGCTCTGTGGTCTAAGTACAAAGCACAAGCAAAGGCAAAGTTTGATGTGTATCCTTCTGCATACGCTAACGGTTGGGCTGCTAAGATGTATAAGAAAGCAGGCGGCGGTTGGAAATCAGTGTCAGAATCTTTAGAGTCGAGCATTGCAGAGGCTTGTTGGTCTGGTTATAAGAAAAAAGGCATGAAGAAGAAAGGCAATAAAGTTGTGCCTAACTGTGTACCAGAAGGCAAAGAGCATTCTTGGAAGTCAGAAGGTCACTACACAAAAGACGGAAAAGAGTGGAAAGGCGATCAACACGCTCACAACGGTCAAGTGATGACAGGCAAGAAGCACACGGCTGATAGTCAAGACCTGTATCACTATAAAGAATTGTCACCTGAAGTCAGAAAGAAAGTAGCAAAGACTATCGAAGAAAAGTTGAGTGCAGACAAAGATAGTATTGGCACATATGTCAAAGACTTTAAGAAGTCTGATGCACCCCAGTTTAAAGGCAAAAGTTCTAGCAAACGTAGATCAATGGCTATTGCTGCTTATCTCAAGTCAAAGAGAAGAGACGGCGAACGATCATTAGGTGAGTCCATCAAGTATAACTCAGACATGGGTGCTATGGATTGGGGAACACCTGCCGGCACTGATTACATGAAAGACAATACTCCTGGTCAGAAGAATCCTAAAGAAGCTCCTGTCAAGCCGCTAGAACAGTCAACGCTAAGACGATTGAATGTCCAAGACAAATATGTCAAAGAGTCTGGTCCTGCACACGAAACGAAAGCAGAATACAAAAAAGACAACGCAGAAGATGCTCCTGAACTCGGCGACTACGCTCTGACAAAGCAAGACATTGCTGAATTAGAACACGAAGCAGACAACATCACATACGAAAAGGCACTTGAGTACGGTGCGTTTGACGATGAAGATAACGAAGAACCAGAAGTAAATATCACTGAAGTTCTGTCTGTTCAAGGCAGACTCAAGCGAAAGTTTGCTGCAAGAAAGAACAAACAAAAACTCAAAGTTGCTCGTGGCATTGCACTTAGGCGTGGTTCATCTCCAGATCGCTTGAAGAAGCGAGCAACTCGTGGTGCTCGTGGTGCAGTCTATAAGCGTCTATTGAAGGGCAGAGACAAGTCAAAGCTACCACCAGCAGAGAAAGGACGATTAGAAAAACTGATTGGCATGTATGCTCCTCTTGTATCAAGATTAGCTACAAGAATGCTTCCTGGAATGCGTAAGATGGAAATCAGCCGCATGAAGAATAGAAAAGGCGGCGCACAGAAAGCTAAGAAGTATAAAGCAGCCAAGCCAGTAGCAAAGACACAAAAGGCAAAAAAGTATAAAATTAAAAGATAGTCAAAGTTTGTTTTGTTATAAATACTTGTATGCAAAGACAAAACAAACAGCGATTAGAACAGTTGGTGCGGCAGGGTCTTATCCCTAGCCGCAAACTTCCCATCCTCATGCAAGCCATGGGCAGCCTACACATGGGCAAGCAACTCACTCCCAATGAACGAGACACACTGTCAAAATATATGTTTAACATGACAGATATCATGTTGAAGGATGATACTGTGTTTAATCGTGCCAAATTACACACGCAAAAAACAAAATATCAAACGGAGGAAGCTACCGTGGACTTGGATGAAAAAATGGTTGATGGCGTTGAGGTAGTTGACGGACCAGAAGCTGAAGAGAAAATGAAAAACAAAAAACTTAAAAAGAAAGACCAGATAGATGATATGAAAGAAAATATGGATCCTGAAGAAGAAGAACGAGTGCGCAGAAAGGACGAAAATAAAGCAAGACGCCTTTCTGTAAAAAGTCGTCAAAAATTCAGGATGCTTCCAAAAGAATTACGAAAGCAAAAAGAAAAAGCAGGATTAGATGAAGAGATTACTAAGATGAATGAAGACTACAAAGCTATGTTCGAAGCTGTTCTTGAAGAATATGGCGTAGAAAACATCCGTGACATTCCTGCTGATCAAAAGAAAGAATTCTTTGCGGTTGTAGATGCAGCACTAGAAGAAGCTAAGATGGCTAAGAAAGACCATGACGGTGACGGCAAAGTTGAAAGCGGCACTGACGAGTACATGGGTTCTAGAGACAAGGCAATCAAAAAAGCAATCAAGCTCAAAGGCTTTGGTAAAGATTCAGGCAAAAGCAACATGAGCAATCCTGCTGCTAGAGCTTCTTTGATGAAGAAAGAAGAAGTAGAACAGATTGATGAATACGGCAACCCTGCTGCTACACCTGACAGACTTGCTATGATCAGAAAAGCGGCTGACAGAGTACAGAGCGGACAAGCTGCTAAAGACGCTGAGAAACGTGCAAAAGCTGACATGAAGCAGAAAGGTGCTCAGAAAGGCATGGCTCCTACTAAGAAAGATGTACAAGAGCAAATCGCAGCTATCAGAAAAACAATTAAAGAAGGCTCAGCCAAAGAAAAGATTGAAGCCTATAAAGAACTTAACACAATTATAGAACAATTTAAAACAACGGGAGAACTATAATGTCCGGATGGGGCCTAACAGATGCTTTAGCATCACAACCAAAATATATTGCTAAGAAAGTAGTATTTGATGCCACAGATACAGACATTGTATCTACTGAGAATAACACTATTGTTGTCCGTGGTTTCGGATTCAAGACTGGTGATGCTCTTGTTTACACAAGTGCTGGCACTGCCATTGGCGGTCTCACTTCTGGTACTACTTACTACGCCATTCGTGTTGACAGCTTCACATACAAATTAGCAGCTTCACTTGTAAATGCTAATGCAGGTACTGCTATTTCACTGACTGCTGTTGGTGACGATGCCGCAGATACTTTGCAACTAGTAGATCCTACTTTGTTTGGTGTTGATCAAAACGAAATTCAAGCAAACAAAGACACTGGTGCAGCTACTCACGGTTGGGTAAAAACTGCTACAGTAGGATCAAGAAAGAAGTCGGAAACTCTTGTTGCTATGTCAAGCAAAGGTGGTATTACTACTGATGCAGAAGACGTAGAATACGAAGACTTCCTCATCAGCATTACTACACAGCCTGCTGACGATGAATCAGCAACTGGTGAAGCAGTAACATTTGGTGTTGTAGCTGCTATCACAGGTACTGGCGGCACACTGACTTATCAGTGGCAGCTAGACAGCGGTTCAGGTTTCGGTGATATCACTGACGGCGGTGTTTACAGTGATGCAACAACTGCTACTCTTGCAATCAGTGACAACACTGGTCTAGACGGAAACGAATATCGTTGTGTAGTTAGTGCAACTGGCGCTGATGATGTGAATTCAGCCGCAGCTACACTCACTGAAGCAGCCTAATAAATACTTTTTATTTAAGGAGTATTTAATATGGCAGATGCGAAACTTTCAGAACTCACGGCGGCCACTTCGGCCGCTGCAACTGATGTATTTTATGCAGTTCAGGGTAGCAGCAGCACTCAAATGTCTGTTGCTACCTTGTTTGCCGATGTGGCCACGCCTGTAAGTTTTAGTGATAAAATTGCTATTACTGACAGCAATACAATGACAAGTGTGGGTGAAATTATTACCACTACTAATATCACACTTATCAATAATCCAGATTCAGCAGGAAACTTTACAATAGGCGATGGAGTAGACGGTCAAATAAAAATCATAATCATGACTTCAAACTCTGGTGGCCACACATGTACCTTACAAGGTTCATCTCTTGCCCAAGATATAACACTTGACGCAGGTGGCAAGACTGCAACCCTTCTATATACTAATAGCAAATGGTATTTCATCGGAGGTACCGCTACAGTATCATAGGAAAATATAATGCTACAATTGAACAATGATAATTTTTTGTTGTATGCTATAAAAAATTATTACAATCCCGGATCAATGGGAATGTCAGAGTTAGAAGATGATTTAAAAAGATTTAAATACATCAAAAGACTTCTAAATCGTCATAGAACATCAGGTGAAATTAATGAAAGATTAGTTTTGAATCACTTGGTAGTTTTATATAATGTTTTTGGTGAAGCTACGACCGATATGTTATTTTATAAAATAGAAAAAGAATATTGGTCAGATCTAAAAACATATTTAGTGTATTTACACAGAATGCCATTAGAGACAGTAGTTTCTCCTGGTATAAAAGAAACAGATATACCATTGAACTCTGAACTCATTAAGGTATTACGGAATCTATAATGGCTAGAATGGCAGACGCATACGTAACGTATAGAATTCTTAGACTTCTTGCGACTCCTATTGAAAAGAGTGATGCTTACAAACTCGGCATCATCAATAGTGACGGCAAGAAAATTAAGAATCCTAAAACGCCCACTGAGAAAGATGCTTATTCTTTGCTCCAGAGATTCGTATTCAAGGTTCAACGAGCACTGATGAAGTCTCCTGACAGAAATGCAAAGAGACTATTGACAGTAGCAGCAGCTCTTAGTATACTAAGAGAACATGATGAAAAAGATATAGCCTCTTACACCGACAGCGACATTGAAGCGATGTTGGACATGTACGAGACTGATGAGAAAGTGATTCAAGAATCCACACTACTAGAACATAACACTATTTCATTCAAAGCCTTTCGAGAAGAAGTCGCAGCAAATGCTGCAGGCGGCGGTGGAATAGACGGTATTGGTATAGGACCTAAAGGCGAGCCAGGCAGAGATCCTGTCATGATGCCAATGGTACGCAGAAAGAAGAAGAAGAAAGATGGCAACAGTTAAATCACTAGAAACAGAGATAGCTCTTGTCAAAAGCGATGTAAGTCAGATAGGACAGTTATTCACTAAACTTGAAACTGCCCTAGACAAGATTACAGATGTATCCAATAACATTGGACAAATTCTTGCCGTTCACGAACAGCGTTTGAATAGTGGCGAAGAACACATAGACGAGCTTAAAAAAGATATGGACGATGCTGAAAGTAAGTTTGACAATGAAGTAAAAGAACTACACTCTAGATTAACTACTAATACAAGAGAGATAGAGCAGAAAATGTCAAACGAAGTAGATAAAGTATTAGACGCCATCAAAGACCTCAAGTCACATATGGTAGACAAGCACGATAAACTAGAGACTAGACTTGCGGCGCTTGAACGTTGGCGTTGGATTCTCTTGGGTGCATTTATAGCGGGCGCAGTACTCGTTGGTAATGGAGTAACTTTTAAGAGTCTTTTTTCAATGTAATGGTTGACATTACATCTTTACTGTAATATAATAAGCCTATACTAAATGTGTGGGCTTTTTTATGTCTCTTTATATTGACCTTAAATACATCAACATGATATCTAATCGTTTGCCTATGTTCGCAAGGAAAGACGATTACTTGTTTAATTGTCGGTGCATAATTTGTGGCGACTCTGCTGAAAAAAAGAATAAAGCACGAGGTTATTTCTACAAAAAAGAAAACAACATGTTTTACCGTTGTCACAACTGTGAGTATGGTACTACTGTAGGAAAGTTTATTGAACATCTTGATCCTATTTTGTATAAAGAATACGTGCTTGAAAAATTTGTCAAAAAAAATGAACAGCCTGAACCTAAAAAAGAAACAGATCTTAGAGACATATTCGACTACACTCCCAAGTTTCATAAACCGTTGAGTATCATTGATGGTCTAATGGACAGATTGGACACTCTGCCTGATGATCATGAAGCAGTAAAATATGTAAAGCAAAGAATGATACCCGAAGACCAATACAATCGACTTTATTATGTTGATGACATTCGTGACCTGTCTCAGTTAAATACGAAATACACAAAAGCACTAAATATAAAGCAGCCGAGAATTGCGATCCCTTTCATCCGTGAAGACGGACAGCTTTCTGGTTTGACATTACGAGGCATTCGTGGCGAAAATCTTAGATACATTGTGCTCAAGATCAAAGAAGAAGATCCTACAATCTTCGGGCTAGACGTTATAGATAGAAGTAAAGAAGTGTATATTGTAGAGGGTCCTATTGACAGTCTGTTTCTTGAAAATTCTATCGCAGCAGCAGGATCTTCATTTCAAAAAATAGATAAAATTGGTCTAACTCATTTTACTGTGATATTTGACAATCAGCCTCGCAACAAAGAAATATGCAGTCTGATACACAAACAGATTAAGGCAGGAAACAAAGTTTGTCTATGGCCATCTGATATTGAAGAGAAAGATATTAACGAAATGATCATGTCCGGCTTGACAAAAGACGACATTCAGTATATTATAGATAATAATACATATGAAGGGCTTGAAGCCGAACTTGAATTTACAGCATGGAGAAAATGTTAATGAGTGCATCACTAGTAGGTATGACACAACCCTCAGCATCAACAGGGTGCCATACTGCAAACGAACTAATTGCGTATGCAGCGAGAGTAAGTAACCCGGGTAACCAAAACAACCCCAAAACTGCATCAAAACTGCTCGGATACCTCATAAAACATGAACATTGGAGCCCATTTGAGATGGTTTCTGTCACAATGGAGATTACGACTACTCGTGACATCTCTAGGCAGATTATTAGACACCGTAGCTTTAGTTTTCAGGAATTCTCACAAAGATATGCAGAGTCAACGAACTTCGAAACGAGGGAATGTCGTCTTCAAGACGAAAAGAATCGTCAGAACAGCATTGAAACAGAAGACCGTGAACTGGCAGAGAGTTGGAACATGGCCCAAAAAACAGTCATCAATGCAGCGAACGATGCCTACCAGTGGGCGCTAGAAAACGGAATAGCAAAAGAACAAGCAAGAGCAGTACTACCAGAAGGTAATACTGAAACAACACTTTATATGTCAGGCACTCTTAGGTCGTGGGTACATTACTGCAAACTAAGAATGGCAAACGGCACACAAAAAGAACATATAGAAATAGCCGATCAATGTTGGGAAGTTATCAAGCATCATTTCCCTGACGTTGCAAAGGCAGTAGAGGAACTATAGATGGCGAAGAAAGAATACATGGGAATACAGATTGACTACGGACGAGACGCACTGTTTGACAAGCTAGGTCTTGCTCGTTTGAGAGAAAGTTACATGCGAGAGGACGAAGAATCTCCTCAAGAAAGATTCGCACATGTGAGCAGCAAATTCGCAAGCAATCCAGAACACGCACAGAGATTGTATGATTACAGTAGCAAGCATTGGCTTTCCTATTCTACTCCTATTCTCTCTTTTGGTCGTTCAAAGAAAGGCATGCCTATCTCATGCTTTCTAAACTATATCAATGACACGGCGGAGGGTCTCGTTGAAAACCTTTCTGAAACAAATTGGCTTAGTATGCTTGGCGGTGGTGTTGGGATTGGTTTTGGCATCCGTTCCTCTGATGATAAGTCTGTTGGTGTTATGCCTCATCTCAAGACTTACGATGCATCGTGCCTCGCATATCGCCAAGGCAGGACTAGACGTGGCTCTTATGCTACTTATCTGGACATATCTCACCCAGATGTGATGATGTATCTTGAGATGCGAAAGCCGACAGGTGATCCGAATGTTCGTTGTTTGAATCTGCATCACGGCATCAACATCTCTGACCGTTTCATGGAGCTGATTGAACGCAGCATGACAGATCCAGATTCTGATGACGGCTGGAATCTCATTGATCCGCACTCAGGTGAGATTCGTGAAACTGTATCTGCTAGAAAACTGTGGCAGAAAGTGCTTGAGCTTCGTATGGAAACAGGCGAGCCTTACATTCACTTTGTTGACACTAGCAACAGAATGATGCCACAATTTCAGAAGGACTTAGGTCTAAAGATTCATCAGTCTAATCTGTGTTCAGAAATCATTCTGCCTACAAACAAAGATCGAACAGCAGTGTGCTGTTTGTCATCAGTGAATCTTGAGCACTACGATTCGTGGAGCAAGAACCCACTGTTCCTGAAAGACATGGCAGAGATGCTTGATAATGTCCTTCAGTTCTTTATTGACAATGCGCCTGACGAAGTAGCACGAGCTAAGTTCTCTGCAACTCGTGAGAGAAGTATTGGTATTGGTGCATTAGGTTTTCACGCCTACTTGCAAAAGAGCAACCTGCCATGGGAAAGCGCAATGGCTAAGGGTGCTAACTTACGAATGTTTAAACACATCAGGAGTAAACTTGATGAAGCGAATATTGAACTCGGTGAGGCTAGAGGTGAAGCACCTGACGCAAAGGGTACAGGAAGACGGTTTAGTCATGTCATGGCTATTGCTCCTAATGCGTCCTCTTCTATTATCATGGGTAACACTAGCCCATCTATTGAGCCGTTTAGGGCGAATGCTTACAGGCAAGATACTCTTTCTGGAGCGTTTCTCAATAAAAATAAGTATCTTGTGGACGTTATTAAAGATAAGATTGAAACTGGAAAGACGAAACAGGCAGAAGACGAAATCTGGTCATCAATAATTTCCAATGACGGCTCGGTGCAGCATCTCACATTCCTAGACGAGTGGGAGAAAGATGTATTCAAGACCTCAATGGAGATTGATCAGCGTTGGGTTATTGAACACGCTGCTGACAGACAAGAGTTTATTGATCAGGCACAGTCACTCAATACATTCTTCCGTCCTGACTCTAACATCAAGTATCTGCATGCTATTCACTACATGGCATGGAAGCAAGGCTTGAAGACACTTTACTATTGCCGTTCAGAGAAACTAGGCAAAGCGGACAAAGTATCTAATCGCATTGAACGTCAAATCATCAAAGAGATTGATATGACAGCACTAGTGAACAATGACGAATGTTTGTCATGTGAGGGATAATGAACTGGGTAATAGCAACTCCTGGTAGAACTGGATCAAATCTCATAGCCCATCATTTAGTTGATATGGGCTATGAGAAGTGTGAAAGAAATACCAAAGAAGATAATTCTAGTATAATAGAGAAGAGCAAGAATCATCCAGTTGTTGTTCATGATCATGGAATGATTTCTCTTAAACCAGATGGAGATTCTTCTCTGTGTGTGAGTCTACGAAAAGATGTATTTCAGCAGACTTGTAGTGGTTTGATCTCAGTCAAGACAAACGAATTTAATGCTAGACAATATAACACCAGACCGCTGTCATTTCACGTGGATCTAGATCAATTTGATTCTATGATAACCCTTCTAATGACTACTGGAATTTTTCAAGCGAGTCAAGTAGGACAAGACAAATGGAAAAATAGTTTTATTGTGTTTTATGAAGACTTAATTGAAATGGGTATAATTGAATTTGCTAAAAAATATAATATGCCATACAAAGACTCTTCAGTGTGGAAAGATAAAAAAAGTCCTAGACGTCCAGAAAATACTATAACGAACTATGAAGAACTTTTAGAATATTATAATGATAAATACACTGCCAAAGTGAGAAAATATCTATTGGACGTCACTAAATGATAGAGAGAATAGTTGAGAGAGTAACAAGTAGATATCCTATTGAAAAATTGCTGCCGTTTTGCGAAGAAGCAAAAAATGATGAAAGACCAGCAGCAATAAACATGAGGATTGATAACTGGGAAAATTGTCCCAACTCTTTATTATATTGCATCTATAAAGAAAAAAGATATGATGACAGAGCTGGTTATTATATCTATCGTGAGAATGGTAAAATAGTCGCAGGACATGGTTACTATCCTTTTGATGAAGATCCCAACATGTATGTCCAATCCAGAGTATACAGCATTCCTTCTCATGCCAAAAGATTAGGCAGAGACAGAATGACCACATCAAATCAATTAGGTTCACTTATAGCAGATAAAGCGTTGACAGAAGGCTATATTGGTGGTATAATAAGTCTTGAAGAATATAATTCAACACTTGCAGACAAAATTGTTAGAATTACTCAACCAAGTAGATATCCTAATTATTATTATGATACACAATTAATACATGGTAGGGTATGTAAGCCACGACATTATAAAGATTATGGCCTTAGAACTCAGCCTATGCAGAAATATGGTACCTGCATTATAAAGGGTACAAGACAGATAGTATTATATCATTTGTTTGATGAATCATATAAAACACAACTTTTCGATAAACTAGATAAGATAAGAGCAGAATAAATGGCGACAAAACTAAAACTGACGGACGAAAGAAGTTATTTCAAACCTTTCAACTACGCATGGGCATATGATGCGTGGCTCAAGCACGAACAGAGTCATTGGCTGCATACAGAAGTGCCGATGAATGAAGACGTAAAGGATTGGAAATCAAAGCTCAATGATTCTGAAAAGGCTTTTCTAACTAACATCTTTCGTTTCTTCACACAGGGAGATATCGATGTGGCGGGTGGTTATATTAATAACTACCTTCCTAACTTCCCTCAACCAGAAGTTCGCATGATGCTTGCTGGCTTTGCTGCACGAGAAGCATTACACGTTGCTGCGTATTCACATCTCATTGAAACACTCGGTATGCCTGAGTCTACTTACAATGAGTTCCTAGAATACGAAGCGATGAAAGACAAGCATGACTATCTGCAAGAACTTTCAATGGAGACGCAAGATCAAAAGACGATAGCAACAAACATTGCAGCCTTCTCAGCATTCACTGAAGGCATGCAATTGTTCTCGTCTTTCATCATGCTACTTAACTTCCCACGCCATGGCAAGATGAAAGGCATGGGTCAGATTGTTACTTGGTCAATTGTTGATGAAACAATGCATGCCGAGTCTATGATCAAACTGTTCCGTGAGTATGTAAACGAAAACATTGAACTGTGGAACGACAGTCTCAAAGGCAAGATTTACACGATTGCAGAGAAGATGGTAGAGCTTGAAGACAAGTTTATCGATCTAGCTTTTGCAATGGGTGCAATGGAAGGCCTGACATCAGAAGAAGTGAAGAAGTACATTCGCTACATCTGTGACCGTAGACTGATCAGCCTAGGACTGAAGGGCATCTTCAAAGTGAAGAAGAATCCTCTGCCGTGGGTTGAAGAAATGATCAATGCACCTACACACACGAATTTTTTCGAGAACCGTGCTACTGATTACGCTAGAGGCGCTCTCACAGGCGATTGGGGTGACGTTTGGGCGTAAAATGGTTACAGTACTACGCTAGAATTGCTGATGAAACAGCAAAGCTATCCACAGCACTGAAACTGCAAGTAGGATGTGTCATTGTAAAAGACAATCGTATTCTGTCTGTCGGTTACAATGGCACGCCTTCGGGCTGGGACAATGCGTGTGAAGATGTTATCAAGTGGCCTAACGGTGATGTAAAGTTTCTCACCACTAAGCCAGAGACACTCCACGCAGAAGCCAACGCTTTGATGAAACTGTGTAAGTCTACTGAATCAAGCGATGGAGCTTCTGTGTTTGTCACGCACTTTCCCTGTATCGAGTGTGCTAAACTTATCTATCAGGCAGGCATCAAAGAGGTGTACTATATAAATGAGTACAACGCTTCAAAGGGAAGCGGCGACAAGTTTTTAGAACAAGCAGGAATCGAAGTATGTCAAATTTAGATAATGGATGGGAAGGATTAACAACAGAAAGACTTGTTGAGCTTGCTGGAGGAAACAGAGAAGAATCACTGAAATCATTGGAATCCAGAATAGAAAAATTATACGAGCTATCTTATACTTCTACGCTATTTAAAACAGACATCGTAGCTGATTTTGGAAGTGGATTTGGCTTTGGTGCGAAAAGTCTAGCAAAATCTGCCAAAAAAGTATATTGTTTTGATGTTAGTAAATCTTTTCTTGACAAGTGTACAGAAAATACCGCAGAAATTGATAATATTTCCTGTTTGCATATAAAAAGAAATGATATTTCTGAAATGTATGATAAAGGTATCAATAAGATAGTATCAAATTCAGTTTTTTGTCATTTCAATATATCAGAAATTGCATATTACTTAAAAGAATTTTATGAATTGTTACCAACAGCAGGTCAAGTTATATTTTCTTTTCGAGACGCTGATATTTTGAATATTAATGATAATTTATTTAAAGAACATCAAAAATTAACAATGAACAATAGAGAATTTATAAGCAGAAGCATTTCATATGTGTCCAGATCTACTTTGGTTGATGTTTGTGAGCAAATTGGTTATAAAACATATATAGATGAAGGCGATCAAGAATATAAAACAGTAGTATTAGTAAAGGTATAAAAATGACAAGTATCATAATCAAAAAAACTATAGAATGCGAGGCTTGCGAAGCTGAATATAAAGTGAAGCACGATATGTCAGATAGACACTATGTAGTTACCTTTTGTTCTTTTTGTGGTACAGAGTTGGAAATCGAAGCATCATTAGATGACTTCATAGACGAAGATGAAATAGAGGAAGACTGGTAATGACAAAATGGCATGGGGGCAAGGGGTCAGGACGCCGTAAGGGTGCTGACGATAAAAAGTTCGCCGACAATTGGGATGCAATTTTTGGTAAGAAGAACGACACCGATCTAAAATTCACGACTGCCGAAGACTTTATAAATAGTGTTTCTGATGATGAGGAAACACTTGATGGTAGCGAGAAAGAAAAAGAAACCTAAAGAAAAACAGGTTCACCGAGTTTATTGCACATACTTTCCTGACGGCACATATTACATAGGCTACTCAGGCAAGACGCAAAAACTGTATGAAAAATACTATGGTAGTTCTAGGTATGTCCTTGAATACGAAGGACAGCTTGAGAAAGAAACTATTGCAGAGTTCGACAAAAAGTCGTGGGCTAAAATGCAAGAGTTTCTCCTACAGTGGCAACAACGACACGATCCCAAGTGTTTAAATTCCATGCTCAATATTCGTCTCAACAAGGAACCGTTGGCTGATTTTGAGCCCATAGAGTGGACACCAAAATGTTCTTTATAGCACTTCTTGCATTCTCAGCACTTGCTGTATCAGCAGTTGCTGGTTATTTTTCAATCGTGGGATTGACAGCAATATTCCCCGCAGTTTTTGCTCCCATTGTGGCTATGGGAGTTGTCTTAGAGGTAGCTAAACTCGTCACAGCTTCTTGGCTTTATCGATACTGGAACAAAACAGCACTCGCAATGAAGTCATACTTTACGATTGCTGTCATTATTTTGTCCATTATCACATCGATGGGCATCTTTGGCTTTCTCAGTAAAGCACACCTTGAACACAGTGTGTCTACCGGCGACAATAGTTTACAGATTGCTAGACTCGACAGGCGCATTGAAACAGAGCAGAGGCGTATAGCAGACGCAGAGACAGTACTAGCACAACTTGACACTACAGTGCAAACTCTGATAGACTATGATAGAATCAGAGGAGATGATGGTGCTATTGCGACAAGAGAACGGCAGTCAGATGAAAGAGATCAACTCAACTCCTCCATTGACAGTGCCATAGCCTCCATTGATGATTTATCCGAAGAGAAACTAGTACTAGAAACAGAACAGCTTCTCATTGAGGTAGAAGTAGGACCTCTATTATATGTCGCCGAAATGATATATGGCGATACAGACAAAGAAACACTTGACAAGACTGTCAGATTTGTTATAATATTATTAATACTTGTGTTTGACCCGTTAGCTATCTTGCTTGTTGTTGCGGCAAACATGAGTTTAAAAGAAAGACGAGGTGAGACTATCACTTTTATATCTGAAAAAGATGTAGAACCAGATGGCGAAGACTTCGGTATAGCAACTGAAGACTTTTGTGAAGAACAAGAAGTTTCTCAAGACGACTCTGTAGAAATCACCGAAGACGATATGCAACATGTACAGCGGCTCGATAGAAGAGTTCGCAAAAAACTTGAATGGCTAATTGATAAGAAAGGAAAGTAATTATGAATTTTCACCCTGAAAGAAATAACGAAGCATGGCAAGGCAAAGTGGTAGACTATCTAACACGCTATGAGTGCCACGTACAATTTGAAAAGACGGACGGAACTGTTCGTGACATGCAATGTACACTACAAGAATCTATTGTTCCAGAAACTAAAGGTACAAGTAAAAGCAAGCCGGCTGGCGTTCTCACTGTGTTTGACACAGAAAAGCAAGGTTGGCGCACTGTCAAGTTTGATAAAGTGATTGACTTTAAAGTACAAAATGAGTATGTCCGCTCCTCGAATTAATAGAGAACTATTAGATGTGGGAGTACGATAGTGTAAGGCAGGTGAACATAGAAATATCTAGTCTGTGCAATTCCATTTGTGCTTGGTGTCCTAGATATGAAAATATGTCACCTGTTCTTAACAAAGAACTCACTCCTCAATATGTGACTCTTGAACAATTCAAAGAATGGTTTCCCAGAGACTTTGCTAAAAACATTTTGCAATGGACTTACTCTGGTGATTATGGCGATGCTGGCACTAATCCTGATCTAATTGAAATTTTTCGATACACATTCGAATGTAATCCAAATGCAAGTGTTCAAGTAAATACCAATGGCGGTATGAAATCTCCCTCGTTTTGGAAAGAATTAGGAGAAGTTTTCTCTGGCTTCCCAGAAAGAAAGGTTATTTTTTCAATAGACGGCTTAGAAGATACCAATCACATTTACAGAAGAAATGTTAAATGGGAAAAGGTAATTGCTAATGCCAAAGCCTATTTGAGTACAGGCGCAGTTGCTACATGGGATGCTTTGGTGTTTAAGTATAATGAACATCAACTGGAAGACATGAAAAATCTTTCAGACTCTATGGGATTCTCTGACATAACATTTAAAACTCCGCAGGGGTTTGAGCGTGGTCCAATGAAAGTCAGAGACAAGAATCAAATAGTTTTATATGAGATACATCCTACAGACGAGTCACAGATAAAAAATAATTATCCAGTACTCAATGGAAAATTAGCATCAGATTTTGACTATGAAAATATAAAGAATCAAGTAGAGAGTAAATATTTTTTTGCTAAAGGAGAAACTAAATGTTTCTCCATGAGAAATGGTCAAGACTCTACTGAAATTCGTGTGACCTCATGGGGAGATGTTTATCCTTGCTGTCACTTTGGACATCTTTCTTTGTATCAGAGAGAAAACCAACAGATACAACGAGCACAGATGTTAGACATATTTAAGGATAAAAAAATATCACTAAAGAAACATAGCCTCCGTGAGATACTAGAATCTGATCCTTTTTCCGATGTTTATGGCAAATGGGAGAAGAAATCATGCGTCACTTGCTGGTTGAATTGTGGAATATCCGAAAATAAACCCTCTACCATGCAAAAAATCTTCAATAATCCCGAAAATCCGTATGGAAGTGCTTGACACAGTGACTCCTTGGTGTTATAATTACTATTGTAATGTAAATAAGGAGTCCTTTAATGGCAAAACGACAACGCAGTACTTATGTTCTCCCAGAACCTAAATGGCGAGAATACAAGGAGTACACATCCGAAGAGGACCGCTCTAAGGCATTCAGTGATTGTGAATACTTCACTCACTACGAAGTTGCTGACAAGAGCGGTGTACCTCACATCAAGAAGTGGATGAAGGCAAACTATGATGCAGCAGATGTAGCTGACATTCTAAAGTTGCCTGACTCCACATTCTATTCTATCGCTAAGTATGGTTACATCTGGTCTAAGCTAGGTTACATGCCTCAGACGCACATTGATTACCTGTTCAAGATCAAAGATGATATGGTTCAGAAAGGTAAGGCGTATGTGACTGAGAAAGAAGAAGCGCCTAAGGTAGTAGCTATCCGAAAGAACCTCGATAACTTTCTCGATGGTGTAGAAGATGCACAGGCTACAATCGTACAAGGTGGTACAGTCAAGGTAGAATCTTTTGTTGAGAGTTACAAACTCAATGCAGCAGAGATATCTACGGCTTACACTAAACTCGATGAGTTGTCACTAGAGTGGCGTGAGCTTTTAGCACTTCGCAACATGGATAACTTAGGTGAATGGGACAAGCAATTGATTGAGGGTTACAAGCACCTCAAGCAGTCGCTACTCAAGAAACTGATTGAGTTCTACAAAGACCTACAGACAGGCTTGCTCGAAACTAAACAGTCAAAGAAGATTGTTCGTATTCGCCGCAAGAAGCCTACTGACAAGAACAAGCTAGTCCGTCGCCTTAAGTATCTCAAGGAATATCCTGAGCTTAAGTTGAAGTCGCTTGACCCTGTAGACATTATAGGCGCAAGTGAAGTGTGGGTGTATGACACTGCTCGCAAAAAGATAGGCGTGTATGCTTCAGAGTATGAAGGTACGCTCAGTGTCAAAGGTACTACTATTGATAATTATTCTGATGCAAAGTCCTATGAAAAGACAATGCGTAAGCCTAATGATCAAGTGCCTGCATTCATGGCAGCACGTAAGAACGGACTGCACAAATTTGTTGATACTATTCGTGGCAAGAAACTCGCAGTGAAGAAGCGACTACAGCCTACAATGGTTATCGTGAGGATCATTTAATATGATGGTAATAGATTATAATCAAGTAGCGATCGCAGCTTTTATGGGCGAAATGGGTGGTCGTGGTAATAAAGATATAGAAGTAAACGTGCCTCTTTTACGACACATGATACTAAACACAATTCGTTCTTACAAGAATAAATTTTCTGATGAGTTCGGTGATGAAGTAGTTATTGCATGCGATAATCGTAGGTATTGGCGCAGAGATATATTTCCATATTATAAAGCAGGTCGCAAGAAGTCAAGAGAGGACAGTGATTATGATTGGTCTGCAATTTTCGAAGCGTTACACTGTATTCGCAATGAGCTAGACGAGTTCTTTCCTTATCCTGTGATTGATGTCGATGGGGCAGAAGCTGATGATGTGATAGGTGCTCTCGCTGAATACTCACAGACAGCAGGAGAAGGTGGTGGCTTGTTTGATGAAGGCTCACAGATTCCCTTTCTCGTACTGTCAGGCGACCATGACTTTAATCAGTTGCAAAAGTGGAGCAATGTAAAGCAGTATTCTCCTTCACAAAAGAAGTGGATCAAGATCAAAGAACCTGCTTCTTCTGTTTTGATGGAGCATATAATTACTGGTGATAAGGGTGACGGTGTGCCTAACATGCTGTCTCCTGATAACTGTTTTGTTGAAGGCATTCGACAGAAGTCTATTCGTAAAAATCTTCTTGCAGAGTGGAAAGTTACTCCGCCAGAAAAGTGGATCACTTCTGATATGTCGCATGGATATAATCGCAATCAAATGCTCGTTGACTTATCAAAGACTCCACAAGACATCAAAAATGAGATTATAAGTAGTTATGAAAAACAGCAAGGCGGTGACCGTAGTCAACTGCTAAATTATTTTATAAAGCACAAGATGAAAGGAATGATTGAAGTGATAGGAGACTTTTAATATGATTGTTACGAAAAAAGAATATCACCAAATGACTAGCACATTGACGTATGATGTTCCAGAAGACGCCATCATAGAAATCTTTGGCAGTATGGAATCTTTTACAGAGAATTGTAACGAAGAGTCTGATCTGTTCTGGGGCTTCATGTGTGACTTTGATTACGACCGTGAAGATGATCTGTGGACAGATCGCAAAGGTGGCTATGATGTTGAATGGGAGTTAGAAGATGCAGAGTAATTTTAGACAAGTAAACGAAGGCTTCAAATGGGTATTCGAAGCTGCAAAGCCAGATGAACAGGTGCAACGCTTAAAAACATGGGCATCTAAGAATCAAACAGTTGTGCCTTTGATTAGGCTAGGCGTAGGCGCAGAAAAAGCTGACTGGAGACTTCCAGAAGGTATGCCAGAGACAGCTAAAATTCTAGACGATATTCCTGAAGGCATGGGAGAAACTACACTCATGCTCGAATGGAGAAGAGTTAAGCAGTTTATTGATCCCAAAAGCAACATGAATAATCTACCTGATTGGAAACGTGAGCAGCAGTGGATTAATATCTTAGAAGCTATTCAAGTAGAAGAAGCAAAGATCCTTACTGCGGTAAAAGATGGAGAACTATTGAAACTCTATCCTAAACTAGAGAAGTGTCTGCCTATTCTTGGTATAGAGGAGTATAATAAACCGCCTCGAAAAAGTACCAAAAAGAAAACGGCTAAGACTACTACTAAAAAGCCTCGTGCCAAGAAAGAAAAGTCGACCGCAGACGAAGTGGTTGTCTGATAAGAAATACAGAGAATTTATTTTGAGGTCTAACTCTTAGAATTTATTGTAGATCATCTGGTTTGTAGGGATCGTAAAACATACCAAGTTGATATCCATCAGGCACAGGTTCATGTTCTGGTATTTTAGTTGGGCCATCGGGCGAGCATATCCATTTATACTTGCCCCTGGCTCTTCTTTTCTCTGACATTTTTTGTCTAGTAGAGTCTCGATGCTTGTGACCATACATGGGATTATTTTCTCCCCTGCGAGTACCAGCCATTGTCTTCGATACTTTGTCACGGAACTCTTGTGATCTACCATTAATTCTTGCGGGATGCTTGTCGCCCATTTTAGCTTCTGCTATGCGCTTTCTTCCCTCTTCAGTGTGTTTGCGAGTTCTGGCTCGTGCAGTGTCGTGTGTGATCTCAATCTTCATCTTAGCAGCAGCTTTTCGTATCTGCTCAACGTTAGATCCCCGTAGAATCATTTCACGAGGCTTCGGCACAGTGTCAACCTTCGTGTTATCTACAATGAAGTATTCGTCTCGGTGCTTGAATATAAAAAAGATTGTAGCTGCCATTATATAATGCTCGTACCTCTGATGGGTTTTCCTTGCAGACGATAACTAGCCATCACATCAATTGTAGTTGGTTTAGGATTAGAAGCGGGAGCATTTAATCCTCTTGGTTGTATTCTGACTTCTAACTTTGCAGTAAGATTTGATAACTTATTAAATTCGGTCTTTGATCCAAATATGGTAGCAATTTGTGTGAGTTCTTTTTTTGTAAGAGACCCAGTACTGTCAACAATCCATATTTCTTTGCCTATCATCATAGCCAATACATTTTTTCTTATACCTGGTCTGATGTTCTTTTTAAATTTTGACTTGTAATGAGAAATAATTTTATTGCCCAGTGTATTACTGGAGATGTTAGCAACATTATAATTCTCTGTGTTGTTCGCAAAGTTTTCTGTCAATGGTCTTCTTGCAAATTTGTCAGGAACGATACTCAACATGCCACTTGATATTTCTTTTGTCTTTGCATGAAAATATTTTTTAAAATCTTTGAGAAGCCTTTTACCATTTGCAACTGCTTCTGGTGTATTATTCATCAAGGTTATCAATTCTTGTTTTGCTTCTGATTTCTTATCTGGTGTATAGAATTTACTACCATCAAAACGCCAGTCACGCATACTGCCCATCTGTGCGGTATGTGAATTTTTGTATTCGATATGGACATCAACTTTATTCTTATCGTCCAAATTAATGGTAAAGCCAAAGTCAGGAAAGCCAGCATCAGCGCCCATAGGCTCGGCAAAAGATGGATGATTTTTGCCCAGTCTCTTTTTCAGTGCCTTGAATGCGGCTATTTCATCGTCAAATGCTTTGGTATTAGCGCCCATTTTACTCTCCTAAACTGTCTTTTACTATTTATAATACTTGACATTATACGCCAAACCTGTCATAATAGTACTACAAACTGATAAAGGAGTCAAGAAATGACCAAAGATATTCTAATCGAAATGCTATTCTCAACCGAACAGGCACTGGAGAACTACTACACCACTGGAAGCAGCTATGACATAGAAGCTGCGGAACAGCAGTGTGCTGACCTTGAAAGACAGCTCGCAACGCTAAGTGATTGATTTTGTTGAAGAAATTAATTTACAAACCTCAATTAAATCAAAGACTTACGAATTTGACTTTCTTTGCTGCCTGTAGTATAATGTATGTACAAAATGAGAAAAGGAACTGAAATGATATTAATTAGTACAATAGGTGGCACAGAAAAGCAGCGTGACTTGGGTGACAGAGCAATCAGGCACTTCATCAAAGCACTCATGCCTCGTAAGCGTAAACTCACAATCGACCTGCAAATCAAGAATCTAATCAAAGATGACATTGCGGGTCTGTGTGAGCATATAGGCGGCAACGAGGTTGTGATTGAGTCACACCACAGGGGCTCTCTGTATGACTACATTAGCTTTCTAGCACATGAATCTGTACACATGAAACAATATGTTACTGGTCAGTTGAAGACAACAGACAAGGCATTGTTGTGGAATGGTGAGGACATGACAGATGTCCCTTACAAGAAACAGCCTTGGGAAGTTGAGGCATGGAATAGTCAACATAACCTAGCAAAAGATTTTATTAAAAACGAATTGGGCATGACACTCAAACTAGCAAAAGAAACGAGTCCTAGAACATTGAAAGAAATGAACTGGAATCAAGAGGCTCTCTTTCTAGATAAGGTGATCGCAGCTCAAGCAAAAAGGAAAAAGAAATGATGAGAAAAGAAAATATAATACTCACAGACATTGACGGTTGCGTCCTTGATTGGGAGTTTGCGTTTCATAGTTGGATGGAGATGCAAGGTCATGAGCTAGACACGAAAGATGTTTACTCGATGGCGATTGCATATCAAATGGCTCCTGACAAAGTAAAACGAATGATTAAGACATTCAACGAGTCAGCAGCAATCGGCTTCTTGCCTCCGCTTCGTGACGCTCAGTACTATATAAAGAAGCTACACGAGAAGAAGCAGTATCGCTTCGTTGCTATCACTAGCCTCAGTCTTGATCCTTACGCAAAACTCTTGCGTGAGCGCAATCTCAAGAAGATATTTGGACCAAACACATTCAAAGAAGTTATCTGTTTGGAGTGTGGTGCAGACAAAGACGATGCGCTTGGTCATGCAGCAGTGAAGTACCCTGGTGCAGTGTGGATCGAAGACAAAGCAGAGAACGCTGATGTTGGTGCTTCTTTGGGTCTTGATACATATCTAATGGAACATGCTCACAACATGGACTACAAAGGCAAAGCTCGTAAAGTGAAGAACTGGCAAGAACTTTACGGTCTAATACTAAGAGGCAAGCCAGTCTGGCCTTAAGGATAAACTATGTTAATTAACATCTCAATTGAAATTGATACTCAACGAGACGCAGAAGAATTGCGTACTATCATGGAATTGATTCAACAAATACAGGATAAAGAAAATGCTTAGTGATACAATCGAAACAACCTATGCAGTCACGCTAGTAGAACAAATCAAGCGTTGGCACTATGACCGCAACCTCATCGAAGGTGCAACTGACAAGGATCAGGTGTGTAAACTGATTCAAGAAGTCGGCGAACTGTCTGACAATGTGTGCAAGCAGAAGGACATTCGTGATGACATTGGTGACATCATTGTGGTACTTATAAATATCGCAGAACGCAACAACGTCAGTTTGACTGAATGTTTAGATAAAGCGTATGACGATATCAAAGACCGCAAGGGTATGATGGTAGACGGCATCTTTGTCAAAGAAGAAGATGATGTCATCAAACTCACTGCCGAATGCGCAGAAGAATGATTCTGTGCCACTGTAACAATGTCCGAACAGCCGATACGCACAAATATCACCTAATAGGAACTGAGTGTGGAAACTGCATACAACGAAAAAGCACCGATGACTTTAAAAATGATAAGACCAGACGTTCCTGTCTGGAAAATAAATAATTTTTATCTTCCTGAAGTTTCTTTTGAGAATGAAAATGCAATTGACCAAGGAAACAATCAAGACAGATACATGTCTTCAATAAAAGATTCTGATAAAGATAGTTTTAAAAAGGCTTGGCTTGAAAATATTTCAGTTATAGTACAGCACATTCAAGACCAAGCAAAAACTCAGTTAGTTTACGATATGTGGTTGAACTTTTTAAAAGATTTGAAAGTCGATAGTTTACCAGATATTTTTATTGATCGTCCAGGCTTCAATATGGGCAAACACATTGATAACAGATTTATTATAGGCACTGTCATAGTAAATTTAAAAGATAATCCAAAAAGCAGCGGCACACATTTTTGGAACAGTATCGATGAACCTATTCCCTGGTACTCTGGGCCAGTAAAAAAGCATACGGGCATTCTGATGCTAAACAATGTCAATACATTACATTCTATTAACATTAATAAAAATGAAGAAGATGTAAGACACATAGCTTACGAAAATATTTGTGTTTCTGATCTTTTTAAAGGGTATTAAAAAATGACTATGGAACTCTACTACGCTGCAACGCTATTCCTAATGATAGGTTGTGGCTACATGTCTTTTACTATTGGTCGCAGAGAAGGTGTCATGCGCTTTCTGGCTTACCTGGAAGACTTTACTGATAAGAACGGCATGGTAAAGGTACGGTTGACTGACACCACATTCGAGGTCATTAAATGAGCTCCATATGGACATTTGGTGACTCAGCGGTTGAAAGAAATATTCGTCTGCGGCCAGATATGCCAAACCATGAAACATGGACTGAAATTCTAGCTAAAAAACTTGGCATGAAATTACAGGATTATTCATGGGGTGGCAGTAGTCTTGATTTTACTTATTATCAATACAGAAATAATCTGTCTCGCTTCAATAAAGGCGATATAATTATTATTGGGTTGACTGACTTGTGTAGAGGTTGGTTTTACGAAAAGACTCCCAATCTTTCATCGCAACATAGAATAAATTCCAGTGAATATGTATCAGATGATCACAAAAAAGCCATCGACATTTATTTCAACGATTTTTTCAGAGAGGATGTAGAAACACACATACTACATAACTTTCTCGATACTTTGGTGTATCATCAAGAAAAATATGGTGTAAAAATTATCACATTCTCTACTGAAAAATACACATATGACCGAGTAAATATACCCAAGGAACTTACAGGTGCAAATGGTGTACTGTGGCAAGATGCATCGATGGGTGAAGTCATAGAAGGTAGAGAAGCATACGATAAAATATTCTACAACATCCAATATGGCAAGAAAACTGATACTAGATTAAATCATGTTTCAGAACCTAATCATGCCATATGGGCAGATAAAATGTACGAGTCTATTCACACTGGTGAGCCAATGGACTTTACCACTGGCTTTCTTAAAAACATAATGAGCGTAAAGGAATTAGAATGAGCACAATGATGAGACCTACCCGTGATGTGGTAGTATTTGGTTTTGAGAAAAAAGAAAATGTAAGTGAAGGTGGTATTGTACTTCAAGAATCAACTAAACTAGAATCAGCAATTGGTACAGTCATGGGCGTAGGTCCAGACGTGAAAGATGTTTTTCTTTCTGATAGAATTGTAGCTGATTGGTCAAAAGCGCAAGACATTGGCAACAATTTAATGGCAATTGAAGAAGAACACATTCAAATTGTCCTGGGTGAGTAATGAATAATTACATAAGAGAAAACATTCTCTTTCCTCTTACTGAAAAAGATATTAAAGTTTTTAGTGAATGTGTCGAGCATCCAAAAAATGCTCGTTTAGTGCATCATGCGATAAAGGATAAAAAAATCCTCCGAACTGATTTCACGAAGAACATGATACGCCTAGCCAAGCTGCTTGATTTAGAAGTAGCAAGTATTACAGCATTTACGGGCAGGGCAGGTGAAAATTCAGCTCCTCACATTGACGGCGAACCTGGTAAGTCTTACTCATGGCGCCTGGCTTATTATGCATCGGGAGACAACAGCTATCTGAATTGGTGGCGTGTAGGCCCTGCGTTGGAGCATGTTACACTGGATCTGAACAATCAAAGAGCCAAAGAAACAGACACTCCTACTGGTTATTCTATTATAGACACACATAAAAAAGTCTACACGCAAGAGATCAACATGGAGTCAGCCTTTGTGCGTACTGACATTCCACACTCAGTTGACATGCGAGAATCAAAAGAGGATCGTCTCACAATATCAGCTACCTTTTTTCCTCACATCTCATGGGAAGAAATTAACAAGAGACTGGACAAACTATGCTAGTAGCAATCACAGGACATGCAAAAGGTATCGGTGCAGCTATAACAGAAGCCCTCACTGAAAAGGGCCATACCGTTATGGGCTTTGATCTAGAAACTGATGATGATATACGAGATCCCGACTCAATTGTAGAACAAGCAAAAATTGCAGATGTTTTTATTAACAATGCGTATGTCCCTGGCGCACAAATTCTCATGCTACAAAAAATATTTGAAGAATGGAAAGACGATTCAACAAAAACGATTATTAACATGGGAAGCAAAGCCAAGTATTTTCCTGTAGGACATAATCAAGCTACACCTGCCATGACTCAGTACACATTATACAAAAGAATGATAACTGAAGAGTTTCAGCGTATGCAATTTTATTCAAAGAAACAATGCAGACTCATAGGTATAAATCCTGGCTTTGTTGACACTGAAATGACAAAAGATTTGCAAATTTTAAAATTGACACCAGAAGCAGTGGCTGATGCAATTGTATGGGCATTAGAGATGCCACAAGACGTAGAAATTGGCGAACTCAGCATATGGACACGAGAGCAATAACGAAGCATGAAAAAATATGCAACCATAAAAGAAGCAAAAGACAAAGAACTTAAGTTTTTACCAAAAAAATTTAAATGGTTAGGCACGGACTCTGTAGAAACTTTTATGAAGCAGAGTAAAGAGCATCAGAACCATTGGAATAATCAGCCGCCTATTGAGTATGACATTAACCACTATGGTTTTAGATCTGCCAAATTTCCCGAGATCAAAACAAGAGAGTCCATTACCTTCATTGGCTGTTCGAACACAGTGGGAATTGGAATGGATAAAGAAAGGTGTTGGACTCATCTACTCTCTCAGAAACTAGGTCTTGAAGAAATAAACCTAGGAGTAGGAGGCAGTTCAACAGACACAGCGTTTCGTGTGTACAATGAATGGCAACCAATACACAGAAGCAAAATCACTTGCTTTCTTTTGCCACCTTCAGCCAGATTGGAACTTTGTGAAGAGAATGAATGGCGAAATATTGGACACTGGTCAGAAGGAATAATTGAACCAGACTTACTGTCTAATCTTTTAGATCCCACTCTCAATGAGGTGAGAACGGACAGAAATGTAGCAGCAGTAAAACATATTGCACAAGAGACATTGTCCAGAATAATCGTGTTACCTTATCATGCTAGATTAAAAAATGATTTTGCGAGAGATAACATGCATGCTGGTGCAGAATGGCATAAAGCAATTGCTGAAGCCTTTGAGAAAAAAATATAAATAATGTTATTAATTACCCATACAGAGGCATTATGAAAAAGACCTACAGCAGTCTAACACAGCTCAAAGTAGAAATAGAAAGAGAAGGCAAGTGCGAAGTCCTAGAATTCAATGGCATGCACTTGATAGTCCAATGCGACAACAAAAAAATAAGATACGGCCTTAACAGAGGCGAAGTCATCGAAACAATCCTATTGGAGAAGAACTAATGGCCTATTCAGATAAGGTAGTTGATCATTACGAGAACCCAAGAAACGTAGGTAAATTTGATCCAGCAGAAGCAAACATCGGCACAGGCATGGTAGGAGCACCCGCTTGTGGTGATGTCATGCGACTCCAGATCGAGGTAGAGGAAGGTGTGATCACTGACGCTAAATTCAAAACCTACGGCTGTGGATCAGCAATCGCATCCTCATCCTTGCTCACGGAATGGGTCAAAGGTAGAACACTAGAACAGGCAAAAGAAATCAAGAACACAGACCTAGCAGAAGAACTAGAACTACCTCCTGTCAAAGTCCATTGTTCAGTACTAGCGGAAGACGCAATCAAAGCAGCCATCAAGGACTATCAGGACAAGCAATGACAGTCGCAGCATTCACACCACAAGCATTGATCCTGACAGAAAAAGCAAAAGAAAAAGCAAATTCTCTCAAGGAAGACAATAAACTATTAAGAGTCTACGTACACGGCGGAGGCTGTTCAGGCTTCCAATACGGATTCTCTATAGAAGAAAAGCAAGAAGACGACACCGTTATAGACAACGCAGTATTAGTAGACAGCCTATCCTATTCCTATGTAGTAGGCTCAACGCTAGACTATAAAGAAGACATCATGGGAAGCCAATTCACAGTCACAAACCCAAACGCAGTAGGCACCTGTGGTTGTGGCGTATCGTTTACGGTATAATAACCATGAAAAATACTCTCTGGACATTCGGTGATTCTTTCATCAACACTTACAGTCGTATGCCAATAGGCGAGAACTGGACTCAAATGCTTGCCAAAAAACTTGGCATGGAACTCAAAGACTTCGGGCTTTCTGGATCAAGTCTAGAATATTCTACTTTCCAATACACAGAACACTATGATGAAATAAAAGAAGGAGACATTGTAATAGTCGCACTGACAGCCTTTGGTGCAAGAAAATGGCTAAATATTAATGACATAAGAATACAAACCCCCCATAGATTAGAATCCGCCGAAGACCTAACAGAACAAGACAAACAACACTACAGCAGAGTCTTCGCCGAACACGATATCAGAACAACGGCCAGTCTCTTCACACTGTTCATGCACTCACTATCCGATCTAAAGAAACAAAAAGGAGTCAAAGTCGTTGCCCTACCCTGTTTCGAACACGGCACTCTGTATCTAGATGGACTAAGCCTTACTAATATTCCTAAAGTAAAAGGAAATCTACGACACCATATTTCTGACCATGAAGTCAAAGGATCATCTGAACAAAAACAATGCTTACAGTTTGATGACCCTAGAGTTAATCACATGGAAAAATGTAATCACATAATCCTAGCAGAAAAGGTGTATGAATCACTTATAAACGATACAGACATAGACCTAACAACAGGCTTTCACGCAGAAGTCCTCAATGCAAATGACTTCGTTTTGTACAATCGCCCGCAGAGATAAGCAGACAAAAAATGATCTATTTCCCAATCAATTTCAAACTCACAGCAAGCCAAATAAACCCCCTCCTGGCACATGATAAACTCACAGATTATTATAAACATCACGGCAAGTCAGGCTACCATAACCTAGACTTCGGAAAGGTACCAAAGGAACTAACAAAAGAAATTACAAAATTCTTTCCTAATCCAGATAAGATTACTCTAGTCGCTATAGATAAGAACAAAACAGTACCAGTCCATACAGACGGAAACTATGGAAGAAAAACAGTCATTATCTTTCCATTAACAGATAACTACGCTCCCTGTATAGCAGATAACACAGAAATACCCTATATGCATTGTTATGCGTTTAATACACAGATACCACACACAGTCATAAACAATGACACTAGAAGGATAAGCCTCCAATTATGGTACGATATTGATATAGAACAACTGTACAGAGAAATGACACAGATAGAGCATAGATAGTACCCTAAGAGAGACAACGTTTCGCTATATAGAGCAAAAGCGAGACAACGTTTCATCATTCTATACATGAAGTATGGTTCCACGATACCACCAGAAAATCCACAGATGCAAATCCACACGGGTACCGCCACTGGAACTCAGATGCGAGCGGAAATGCGGGTCGAGATGCAGATTCCGTAGCTATTCGAGATGCAGATTTATATTCTAGCACAGGTGCAGCCGAATGTCAACCCCAGATGCGAAAAAAGTACGAGCCCAGGTGCAGACTCTGGTCCACGTAGGTGCAGATTAGGGTAGGACACAGGTGCAGATGAAGGCCCAGACGCAGACCCAGACGTACACAGAGACACAGGCCCTGCCCAGATGAGCCATATAGAGCCTAATTCCTCTAGCGTATAGGGTATCCATCAGAAGGCCAGCCGGGCAGGGCCTGTGTCCCGGTAAATTCCATTGATGGCCGAAAAAATTCCATTGATGGCTTGATGGAGTTCCGGGCAGGGGCAGGGCAGGAATTCCGGGAGCTGGAGTTCCGGGAAAATCTCTGCGGCCCTGGCCACTGGAGCCCTAGATCCGCTGAGGCCTGACCATGGCCAAAACCTCAATGATATCAACTACTTAGAAAACCCTAATGAAATCAAGCACTTGGCGCCAGTGCCTTTTTTCAGGGTTGAGGGATCAGTATAGCATACGGAATTCCATTTGTCAACCCCTAATTTTGATTTTATTTGATACAAATTAATGGTTGACATTTACGGATACCTGTGTCATAATAGCTCTACAAACTGAAAAAAGGAACTGAAATGAACCAAGCCTTTAGGAATGAAATGATGACCCTAGGTACTGTACTGGAAGAGGTACACCGTAATATGCAGGCCTGTGCGGAATCCGATTCCCTTCGTATCGATGACCTTAATTCCCAGTGGGAGCTCCTACAGGAGTACGAATATGACGGTCCAGAGTCGCTCCAGCACCACGTCTATTATAGTGGTATGGATACGGAGCCACGAGAGGAGCTCCTGGAGATAGTCCTGAAACATACTGTAACAAAATAATGGTTGACATTTAGGGAAAAGCCTGTCATAATAGCCATACAAACTAAAAAGAGGAAAGAAAATATGTCAATTTACCAAGTCAACGCAGTAACCTCCATCAACGGATCATACCTATCTGCCCGTGAGCAGGCCCTGGGCATGGATCGCCATACCCTAAGCTCAGATGGTCGTCTGGAGACCATCACTAAGGAATTCCGTACAGTGGAAAAGTTTACGGAAACCACACTCGGTACGGTTCTAGTCGGACAGTCCTTCCTTAAGTATGACCTGCTCGCTAGGAATGTGGCCAAGTATGAGAAGCTGCCCCTATCGTCAAAGGTCAAGGTAGGATTCAATGGTAAACAGAAGGAAATCCACTTCGACGGCAAGCGATTTGTCCAGATTGGTACTGATTACCATGGGGAAGTGTAAAAAAGTTAAAAAAAGGGTTGACAAATAGGAAAAAGCCTGTCATAATAGCTCTACAAACTGAAAAAAACGAGGAAAATCATCATGGCATATGTATCACAAGCGGACAAAAAAGCACTGGCTCCTGAAATCAAGCGAGTCCTCAATAAGTACGGCATGAAAGGTACCCTAGCAGTCCGCAACCACATGACCCTAGTCTGTAATATCAAGTCTGGCAAGCTGGATTTCACTGAAGGCACTCACGGTGACGGCTACACTCAGGTAAATCCTTATTGGATCGACCGTACTTACACTGGTGAGAAGGAAGCCTTCCTCACTGAGCTCCTAGGAGCGATGAAAGGTCCAGACTTCTATGATCGCTCGGATGTTATGACCGATTATTTCGATATTTCCCATTATACTGATATTAATATCGGCGACTGGAACAAGCCTTACACCAAAGTTTCATAGTTTCCTCTGGGGGGAGTGGTTACCCCCCAAACTCTCGGGCAGGGTTACTCCTTTTCTCCCTGCCCACTTTATAGCCCCCGTTTTGGGGGCTTTTTTTGTCTATAAACCCTTGATTTTGAACTAAAAAACATCTTTTTTTAACTTTTTTTAAAAGGTTTTGTAAATCAAGGGGTTAGCACCAGTAAAAAAGTAGAAAAAGGTTGACAAAACCGAAAAACCATGTATAATGTAACCATAAACTGAAAAAAACGAGGAAATAACCATGATCGTATATAAAATCCCAAGTGAAACCACAGCCATCCGCTATAAAAAGGTAGTAAATGCCAGGGGCAAATATGCATTCGGTGGATTAAAGCGGGCAGGGTCGAAGGAATCCTATAACATAGATCAGGCCATCGCCATTCTGAATAGGTACTCTGGTAAGGCAATCCCACGAGAGAAGCTCCTTCAGGCCTTCTCCAAGAAGTTTAATGCCACCGAGGCATCCAAGAATATCAAGGCAGCCTATATGACCTTGTGGTTCACCAAGAACAAATTAATTAAGGAAATATAAAAAAAAGGTTGACAAATCGGATTTTTAGTGTATAATGTAACCACAAATCAGAGAAAAAGGAAATAATCATGACCAAGACTAACCACAGAGAAATGGCAGATAAGCTAATCCAAGAATTCCTAAAGAATGGCGGTACTATCACCAAGGTACCAGCTAAGCCAGTACGGGTACGCCATATTGCCGGGCTCAAGTGGGCAAGTATCGCTCACACAGGCCGTAAGCAAATCACCGTGGCCAGAATGTTATCTCAGGGAGTGTAAAAAAAGGGTTGACAAATCCAAAAAACCCTGTATAATGTAACCACAAATCAGAGAAAAAGGAAATAACCATGAAATACCTATCTATCGGTTCAAACGCTAAGACAATCAAGTCGGACAAGGGCGGCGAGTACCTAACCGCTATCATGTACATGGCTCCAGCAGATACAGTGGACGGTATCAACGTCTGCCCTACGGCTGAATTAGCTGGTTGTAAGTCTGCCTGCCTATACAAGGCTGGCATGGGCTCATTTTCGAACGTCCAGAAAGCCCGTATGGCCAAGACTATCGCATTCCGTGACAATCCAGTGGCTTTCGTGGACCAGCTGGCAGATGATATCCAAAAAGGTATCAAAAAAGCCACCAAGAAGGGTGTCCAGCTAGTCGTCCGTCTCAATGGCACCTCAGATATCGCTTGGGAGAACCAGAAAGGCTCAAATGGCCTAAACCTCATGGACACCTTCCCTGATACCCAATTCTATGACTACACCAAACTCCCTGGCCGTAAAGTGCCAGCCAACTACCACCTCACTGTATCTTACTCAGAGGCCAACCTAGCCTACGCTTCTAAGGCTAACCGTACCACTCACAACCTAGCAGTGGTATTCCGCAAGGATCTCCCAGAAGTCTTCCTAGGACGTAAGGTTATCAATGGCGACAAGGACGACCTTCGCTTCCTAGATCTGGCCAACGTGGTCGTCGGTCTAATCGCTAAGGGCCCAGCCAAGAAGGATACCTCTGGCTTCGTAATCGACGGTCACGCAAGTATCTGATTCCATTAAGGTAAATAATTACAAAAAAGGGTTGACAAATACCAAAACCCTGTGTATAATGTACTTACAAACTGAAAAAAAGAGGAAAAACCATGCAACCAATAACTAAGCAATTCGTCAAAATGTATAACGAGGCAGATATCATGGCCTCACGCTCTAATCAGATGATCGCTTGGATGATCGAAACCCTAGAGCAACAATCGGCTGAAGGCAACCTAGATCGTAACGGTCAGGTACACCTAGCCCTAGGTAAAGAGTTTAAGGAAGAGCTTGAGGCTTATCTAGCCAAGCCCATCGGAGGAGAATAAGATGATGGCAATCCTTAAGGAACTCCTAATCTGTACCGCAGTCGGCCTAGCTCTAGCTCTCCTATTAGGCTGGCAGCTCCTCCTAGCTTAGACCAGAGAGCGTCCCTAAATCCCAGAATCCGAGGTAGGGTTTTGGTACCAGGGACGCTTCTATATAACGGTATATACCCACCAGCCATGTTTCAAGGTCACAGGGTTCCTTCACAGAGATTCCCTATATAAAAAAATTGCAGAAAATTTTTCGCAGCCAAAAAAGTCGGCACAGAACTCGGCAACCAACGGCGGGCAAAAAAGAGCAAATAATGGTTGACAGCCCAGTACAACCCTGTTATAATTGGACATGTCCCCTTTAAGAATAGATCTATTGGAGTGTATTAGATCTATAATAACGCTTGACAATACCCCAAGAATTTTGTATAATGTCTATACACAATGAGAAATGGAGAACAGCAATGTCAGCAATGGCTACAGAGAATTATGAGAATCCTGAGAATCCCGATATTACGACTGTTAAGACATGGAAAAGAGGCATGAGTTCCGTTAAACTGAAAGCAGAGAAAAAGGCAACTACAACACTCACTGAGGCTATTGATGCACTTAAGCCTATGCCTAAATTCACTAAGGTTAATATGTCTATTGCTGAGTTTGTTAATGATCTGTTACCCGATACAGACTGCAACCCTATTGGACAGCGTCCCCCTATTTCTTCAGATACAGACAATGAGAAGTCGAGAGGCATTGTTGATTCTATCATGAAGAACTATGATATTGGCTTAATTACGCTTGTCGATGTAAAAGACGTAGATAAGACACCTTACAAGTGGGAGTCTGTAGACGGTGGTCATCGCAAGCGTAGTATTAGAGACTTCCTGAATAATCTTGTTAAATGGAATGGTAGATACTATTCTCAATTGTCTAAAGCAGAACAGAATCACTTTAAGTCTTATCCCTTGTCATTTACTCTTTATGAGAATATGCCTGCATACATCATAGGCGATATCTTCCGCACTACTAATAAGACTACTGATGTAAATGATCAAGAGACTTTGAACTCTTACGGCGATCACCCTGTTGCGAATGCGATTAGGGAAACAGTCCGAATGGTTGCAAGCAGCAACGGCAAGGCTACCGTGATCCATGATCTCTTTGAGGTTTCTGTTGGGGGCCGTTTCAGATGGATCAGCGGCGATAATCTGCGGCTACGCCAAGAGGAGTTTGTGGCTCGTATCTACTACTCTTTCTATGAGAAGGGCAATAATGCTACGCTAGGGTCAAGAACATCTAAGCAGATAGCGCATCTGTATAATGATCCCTCTGTTAATATAAAGCAGTTGAAGAAGAAAGTTGATAAGTGTTTGGACTTCTTGTTTGAGATGGCTAAAGTACGAAAGCAGACAGTGGGTGACGGACTGGGTAACAGCGAGAAGAATGCGTTGCTGAATCTGTACTTGTATCTGTCGGACAGCTATAACAGCGACCTAGAATGTAATGACTATGTGAGCTGGTACAAAGCGTTTTCAGTTGTCTATAACGACCTGTCTAGAGATCCAAAAGGCATTTGGTCAGAAGTGCCTGATCTAGATTTTGAGTCTAAAGATTCTACAATCTCTCAGTTGTTCAAAGACTATTGTCGCAACCATGATAACAAAGACAAGCTAACACAGTCTGTTATCTGGATGACGCAACACGAGAAGTGGTCACTTGTTAATGAATACACCTTGTTTAAAGATCGTAATCGTTCTTTTCCTAAGTGGATGAAAGAAGTCAAGCTCCAAGAACAAGGTTATGTCTGTGCGATTGACGGACTACCGTTAGACTGGAAAGACGCAGAAGCTGGACACATTATTGCTCATGTTAAGGGTGGTCCTACAGTGTACGACAATCTCGCTATGATTCGCAAGTCTCATAATCGTGACATGGGTACAATGGACGTCAATGAGTATCTTGAACACTACAACAAGACAAAGGCAGCGTAATGGAAAGAGAAACACTAGAGTTAGTGATCGGGTCGTTTGCCTTGCTGTCATTCTGTTATATGGGATTTGCTCTCACACTGTATTACAAAGCAAGTAAGCCTACAAAGCGAAGAGTGTACGATAAGCACAGTGTTAAGTATCGTGACGGGGACAATACCTAATGAATGAATATAACCCAGACAATTGGGTCGTTCTGAAAATTGTTAATGAAGGCGAGACACTCTATAAAGTGCTTGCTGGATGGAGCGGTGGCTATCTAGACGGCGATTCTTGGCGATTGAACTCAGGTATCACCGAAGTCAAAGGCGACAGTGATGGCAGCCTATTCTTCTACGGTCATTCAGGCAGTTGCTATACATGTCACCCAGAAAGATATCGCTTGACAATGGCTATTGCTGGAGTGTATAATCAGCTTAAAGAAAAGTTTGGTGATGCAATTGAAATGATGCCAGAAGACACTGATTGGAGGGAGATTGTGTGATGAGTGATAAAGAAGAGTTGTTTGAGGCACTCAGAGAGATCAGAGAATCACAACGGCAAGCAAAGGCAGAATATGAAACCAAGAACGATGCTTGGTGGAACGGTCTAACAGAAGAAGAGCGTGAAGATGCGTTCTATGCTGTGTGCAAACGTATACACAAAGCAGAGTTTGTAGATCAGGCTTCTTATCGTGGAACATTGTATGATGTGTTTGGTTTTGATGAGAGTATGTATGGTCGTGGTATAGACTGTGGGTATGGAGATATCCATAACTCTATCTTTTTACTTGAGGAGTAATTTATTATGAATTGGCATTATGCAGCAAAGAAGTTCAGTTCCGAAATTGAAGAATGGTACGGTCTTGTTGAAGTCTTTGATGAAGACATGCACACAGAGAATGAAGTCACTGTCAATGGAGCTTCTCCAGAAGAGTTAGCTATGTGGCTACGACAAGCAGCAGATGATGTTGAAAAGTATGGTGTTGTAAATGATACTGATGATGGAAAGAAAATGTGTGACAAGCCATTATTGGAGAAGTAATATGACCATGCCAACAGAAAGAACACAAGCAGTATTACGAGTGGAACGATTTCTGCTGGATCTGCGTAACCCCAAGAAATATCCCCGTATTCCCAAAGCAGTGCGTGAAGAAGCCAGTCGATTGTTGAAACACTATCCGTCACAGTACGATATGATGTACATCGATGAAAGTTTTGAGCCGTTGGAGGCAATAGATTATGAACGAGACCTTGTTGGAAGAGGTGGGCAATGAAGAAACGATTGGTTAGACACTCTTGAAACTGATGATGATTAATTCAAAGACTATAAGTATCACTAAGTGGTTAGCTACGATTCTAGTGATTACGGCGACTGCCTTTAACAGTTTGGGCTACTACCCAATAGGACCTATCATTAATGCGTTTGCTGGTCTGCTATGGTGTGCAGTATCAATAGCGTGGAACGACAAGGCATTAATGGTAACGAATTTTACGATAACTTTTGTTTGTATTGCCGGGTTGGCATTTAATTTTGGAGCATTGTGATGGAATCAGTAGTAGAGGCACTTCGTGAAAAGACAGTTGGCTTTCAGCCGCATACGTATTATCTGAACGGTGCTGGTAAGTGTGTAGCGTATAAGAAGAACGGCGAAGACAGTGTTAAGGTCTTTATCAAGCCTTTGTCGTTTAGTAAGAGTTATCGTAAGTTTGAGAAATTACCCGTTGATGAACAAGGAATAGTACTATGAGCGATGAAGATTTCAGTAAAGTAGAATTACGCCACGATGAAGGCAAGGCAGTCATGGGCGTTGTAGCTCTTTGTGTGACTATCGTAGGAACGTTTTGTTTCTTTGCACTTAAAGCTGTAGGAGTGCTATAATACTGTTAGGATGGCCAATGGCCATCCATTTACAGCTTATTCAGAATCGTTGAGCGGGTTGTCTAAGATTCGCTCAATCTTTTCCTCTATCTCGTCACGCATTTCACGTAACTCTTCGTCTAACTCTCTTAGACGGTCATTCAAAGATGTTTCCATAGCGTACACATCGTTACGCAAATCTCTCTGAGTCTCGTTTGTAGACTCATCAATAGTACGGACAAAAGTATCAACCTCATCTGCGTCTTCACGCACACGGTCTAAGTCTTCACGCATACTTTCGAGTAGAGTCGTTACAGTTTCAAACTGCTGACCAACATCTTCTTGTAGTGAAGCTACTGTTTCTGCTTGTACGGCTAACTGCTGATTGATACCAGACATGTCAGGTGCGACATATTCTGTCACTGCTTGTTCTGCATCAAGCAACCGCTGATACAATTCAAAGCCGCCCCATAAGCCGCCAATGATTGTACCGAGTAATGGAATGAGCACAAGTGCTTTACCACCTGATACTTTCATTTCTCCTATTTCTACCTCAGCCATTTATTTTCTCCTTTTATGGTCTTGCTATGAAATTAGGTACTTCTGGGTCGTACGGATCTGGTAAAACATCTAATTCAGCATTTCTAGCATCATACCAAGACTCTGGTTGGAATGTTACTGAACTTGTTTTCGTCCAACCATTGCTTCCGCTTGAATATGTAACAGTATCACCTGTAACTGAAGTGATTAGAACATCTTGTAAAAAATTATATTCAGCTACTATATCTGACTTACAGTTAGATGCAGCAGCTATAATCTCAGGCCCGTATGCAGCTATAATAGGTGCTTTATAATCCATTTCACTGGCGACTTCTAGCTCACCGTCTTCATTAAAATCTGCGTCTCTAGCTGATAAAGCGTCTATTGTGTCAGACAACGAGCCCGACCCATTAGGTACGCCATGATTAAATGTAATTGATTTAAGTTTTGTTGTTATGTCTAAACTCTGTGCAAACTCTGCCCATTTTCCTATCTTGTTCAACACTGTCAGCGCATAACCACTGTTAGTAATTATTTCTTGATTATCATTATTTAATTTATACTCCCCAACTATGTAATCCGCATCTGCTTCTGGCTGTACATCTTCTTCTACTAATGATCCTACTGAAATATTGCAATCGTATCTAGATGCTAATGTTCCGGTAACTAGTTGTGTAAACTGAGTATTGAGTTGTCCTATGATTGAGTTTGCATCAGTCCTAAGTTCATCGATTTCGTCTTGTTTAGTTTGTCTATGACTTTCAGCAGTATTGGCCTGAGATGTCGCATTACTGTAATCTGTAGCGTAATCTGGATCTAATGGATCTAAATTATCTCTATGTGTTAGCCATTCATCTCTTATATTTGCATGCGTGTCTCTTGCATCACACTGCGCTATTAATTTTGCATCTATATTGTTCTTATGTCCAACCGCAGTAGTGTATAGCGGTTTTGCCGTATATTTAATTCTTGCTATTTCATCTGCCATAGAATACATAGAGGCTTCAGAGATATCGTTGTTTGCGACAATTGTACTTTCTAGGTATACGTCTTCTAAGTTAGTTAAAAGACCCATGTTGTTTTTTAAATCTAACATCCAGTCAAGAATTTGATGTTCAAGCCTTTCTTCTACGTCATTTACATCAGCGGTAATCGGACAGTCAGCCATTATAATCTCCTAATCAATAATGTACTATTTATATTGTAAACTAATCAGTTCTTCGTGCTTGTTATCTGTGCCCATCATTCTGAGCATAGAGTTTCTGTCATTCTGTACACTGCCTCCTGGCATACCTCTGTCAGTGTAGAAGCTAACATCTTGTAACTGTCCGCTGTACTGAGAGAAGGCGCTGTTTCTGCCCATAAGAAAGACTGTCATGCTCTGATCTGTGAAACCGCCTGAGTCTTGTAACGTGTCTGCGAACTCATCAAGATTCTCTTCTAACTGTTCATCACTCATGTTGTCTGCTTGCGACTCAGCCTTAGCTGTTGTCTGTTGTTCTTGTTGACTTGGAGGCGCAACATCAAAGCGTGAGAAGTTAGGCTGCACGTTGTTAAGAACAGCCGATATACTTTGTCCTGTACTGAACGATTGATTCTGTTGACTTGCAAATCCACCACCTTGTTGTGTCGCAGATGATTCCATCTGAAAATCAGCAGTTTGTTGTTCTTCTTGTGACTGTTCAGCGACTACAACTACTGCCGGATTAACCACGGCTGAGAATGTAGCGTTCTCGAAGAAAGAATCTTGAGAATCGAATGAAAACTCGTCCTTCATGTGTAATTCTGACTGATTATTACTCATATCATCCGTACTATTGAGTAAATTGTTAGATGAATTACTCATGTTATCCTGAGGAGATGATTCATATGATTTACTTTGTGTATTATATGAAACAAATGCAGAGGTTTCTTGTGATAGTGTATTATTCATCGGTGTAGTGTTAGTTGTCAATGCATTACTGATAGAACTGGAAAAATTTTGTTCACTTAGATTTGTTGCATTGAAAGCAGAAACGCTATCAGATGATGTATAACTTTGAGTTGACTGGTAGCTTGCAGTTTGTATAGCATTGTCTTGAGCTGAAGCCGCAGTATCGAGAGCTAGACCAATCGCATCTACCCTTACCGGATTGACTCTCTCCTGTGTCAAGTTTTCGGGAGGCGATACACTTTCTTGCGGTTGAGGAATTTCTTCTGCTACAATCACTTCTTCTACAGGAGAGATTTCTTCTCGTGGTTCGATTCTTTCTTCTGCTGGAACACTTTCTTCTATCGGCTCTTCAATTTCCTGAACCGGTTCTCTTCTAGCAGGCCGTGTGTTCACAGGTTCGACATAAACTTCTTCTTGAAAGGGTTCCTGTTCAAAAACCTGTGGTTCTTCGACATATGCAGGTGGAGTCTCTTGATACATAGGCTCTGGTTCTGCAAACATCTCTGGTGCATTGTTGTCCTGATTAAATATATCTGGTGCATTGGTGTTAGGTGGAGGAGGCGGAGGAGGAAACATATTCGGGTCTTCGACTACCGGCTCATAGAAGTCTGATATATCATCACCGAATATAAAGTCTGTACCCGATGCATTCTGTACTAATATAGCGTTATCGTAACCAGGACAAGCAGGATCATAAAGTTCATCGTATGTACACTGTTGATCTAGATATGCCTGTTCGTATCCTTGACAGCCGTAATCATAAAGAGGATCACTAGAGCATTGTTGGTCGTAGTACGCTTCTTCGTAACCAGGACAGCTAGAATCATTCAGTGCGTTGCTACAATCAGGCCCGTTAGCTTGATATCCGCCATCCTGCCCGTACCAAGCCCTTCCCCCATTAAATGTTTCACTAATAAAGTCCAGTTGAAACTCGTCAATACTACCCTGTGCATACTGTAACTGATTAAGTTCACCAGCAGCTAAGTTGCCCGTGTTTCCTATAAAAACATTGTGATAAGTAATGTCTACTTCGTCATACAAAAAATCAAACGAGCCATCTGGCCACATGTTTACTTGGAATGTATTTGTGTTCGTAGTTGCATATTCAGTAATATTCTTCCAAAGAAATGACGATACTTCTTCGTTTGTTTTATAGAAGTAACCCGAGTCAGCAATACTAGTATCGTGTCTCAGATCAGTCCACAATGGAGCAATCATAAATGAATAATATCCAGACCCAGCATTTGATCCAGCCAAGTCTATACCATTGCAACACATGGAGTTGTTAGTGTTGGGATTACCGAACTGAGACACAGGATCGTACAGCATAATGACCCCATTAGAACTCATCCATGCATCAGTAAAAACTCCGCCATAATAAGGAAAATTATGCTCAAGTGGAACGTGAAAGGTGCCGTCGTCAACACCGTTCATAACTTGAGTCATACCAGCAGAGGACAGCCAATCGGACTGTCCATACACAGTACTACTGAATAATGCTAATAGTGCAAAGACTAGATTTTTCATTGAGGCATATTAGGAGATGTAGTGACTCTACCTTTCTTTACATCTCTTTCTTTTATACCAGGTATGTCAGCAAGATTCTCTTCCCACTCAGCTCCTGCTTCGTCACCGATCTTGCCTTGGAACGGACATGGAGTACCTGCCATCTTCATCGCAGTCCATACACGCTCGTCTTGACACATCAATGATACAGCAGCGACACGCATACCCATATCGTACAGAGTCTTGCTCAGTTTGATTCGCTCACAGTTAGTGTCAGTAATAGATTTACCACCTGAGATACCGAATATCTGAGTTTGAACTGCACCACTTACACCTGTTGTACACAAGTCTTGTGAAAACGAGCTACCAATACTAGGAGCGATTGCAGAAGGAGGAGGAGACTCAATCTTTTGATTGATAGTCTGATTCTGTTTGCTCTCACTGACACTTCTGTTTTCGTTTACATTGTTATTAGTATTTGTATTTGTAGACTCACTCACACTCTCAGATATATTGGTGTTTGTGTTTTCACTTACACTATTGTTGTTATTAGTGTTAGTGTTCACTGAAGTGCTGCTACTTTCCATTGTACTAATATTGGTGTTTGTGTTGTCACTAGTAGACGTATTCACATTAGTATTATTATTTGTAGCATTAATAGTAGTGTCGTTCACATTAGTATTATTATTAGTATTATTAGTAGTACTAATGCTTTCACTGTAATTATTATTTGTATTATTACTAGTTGTATTATTAGTATTTAAATTGGTATTGGTGTTATTACTAGTCGTTGTGTTTACATTGTTGTTGTTATTTGTAGAAGTACTAGTGCTAACATTATTATTGTTGTTAGTGTTCGTATTGTTTGTCCCACCGGACAGAACATTATTGTTAGTGTTCACATTAGTGCTTGTACTAGTACTAACATTTGTGTTATTATTAGTATTAGTATTATTAGTACCACCAGACAATATATTATTGTTAGTGTTGGTGTTTGTACTAGTATTCACATTAGTGTTGTTATTCGTATTCGTACTAACATTTGTGTTATTATTATTGTTAGTATTTGTAGAAGTGCTTGTGTTTGTGTTCACATTATTGTTATTGTTGGTTGCAGTCGAAGTCACAGTAGACGCCGAGTTTGTGGTCCCGTTCGTTTCTACATAGGTAGACGAATCGAAAAGACCGTCAGCATCGTTTTCGACTTGTGCATTTGCAATATAGGGAATCATCAGAAGCATAATAAAGGATCCAATTCTTTTCATTGTCGGTCCTTTAAAGGGGGGATATGTCATGTTATTTATAAGCTATTGATATTCCTCAATAAAATTATTGCTTGACATATCCGCAAAAATCTGTCATAATAGTAGTATATTTACAGTGAGGACTAGTATAATGTATATGAATCTTGGCAACTCTTTAAACTATACCACTTCTGGTCGTAAGCGGGCCAAGCTGCCAACCAAGAAGGCTGTCAAGCGTAAGTTCGAACCTTATGTGCCTTCTAAGACATATATAAGAGAGACACCTGATTATCCTAGTGTCACTACATCGCCTGCTGCTGACTCATGCAGCAAGCCTACGAGAACAGAATACACAGGCACGCTTGTTAAGGGCATCGCTACTATGCATAAGTCTAATGCAGTGCCTATCATCAACGACCAAGAAGCAAAAGATATTTCAAACATGAGGCGTGGTTCGTGAAAATAGACTTTGATCTAGTATCTAGATGGATGTATGAGATACGAGAAAATTCTAGAATGTTAGATTGCTTCTGGCCGAGTCAGTTGCAAAGCAAGAAGTGGATAATTGACACCCTAGTCAAAGAAGCATATTGGCGTGGTAGCATGGGTGACATTGTTATCTTTGGCGGCTGGTATGGCGTTCTTGCACAGATGCTACATCAAGAATTTGGCGGTAAATATATCAGTGTCGATAATGACCCTTCTTGCAAGGAAGTCTTTGATAGAATCAATACTAGCAACAAAATAGTGTTTAAAGATGGCTGTATGTCCGAATACGACTACAGTGATTCAATATTTTTAGACATGGTGATAAACACTAGTAGCGAACATGTATCTCAAGAAGTGTATTCTCAATGGTGGAACAACATTCCTAAAGGTACTAAATATGTAGTACAGGGCAATAATTTTTTTGAGACAGATGAACATGTGAGATGTACTGACACTCTTGAAGAATTTATCACTATTAATTATCTAGAAAGCGCAAAGATTAAAGAATCTTTGAATTGCGGCATGAGACCAGATGGTTCTCCTTTCTATCGTTTTATGGCAATAGGCGTTAAATAATGAAACTTAAGCACGGTGGTGAATCTAACTCTAATAACATAAGAGTTCTTGAAGACAAGCGAGACTATATTAATAATATTAGTCCTTCTTTTTGTTCTGCTAAGTGGTTGCAGACTACACTTTATTTACAGAATGGATACAATCATTCTTGTCACCACCCTTCACCTCACAAAATTCCTTTAGAAGAAGTACAGGCTAATCCTGCTGCCTTGCACAACAGTGCATTTAAAAAAGAACAGAGAGCTAAAATGCTCAAAGGCGAGAGACCAGCCGAGTGTGATTACTGTTGGAATATTGAAGATTTGGGAAAAGGTTACTTCTCAGATAGACACTACAAAACTTCTGATTATTGGGCATGGCATAGAGTAGATGAACCCGCTGAATCTGATCCGTATGATGATATCTTTCCTTCTTACTTAGAGATTTCATTTTCTAACGCTTGTAACTTCGCATGTGCATATTGTACACCCGAAGCAAGCTCTAAATGGATGAAAGACATAAAATCACATGGTGCATATCCTGTTGAGTTTGGTAGCCATTCTCTAGATAGTCTTAGAGATTTACAAAAAATTCCTTATAAAACTGATGAACATAATCCTTATGTAGAAGCATTTAACAAGTGGTTTCCAGATGCTCTTCCTCATCTCAAGGTTTTCCGCATAACTGGCGGCGAACCTACAATGAGCAAAGACTTTTGGAAATCATTAGATTATATTTTACAAAATCCGAGAGATGATTTAGAAATTTCCATTAATACAAATCTTGGTGTACCAAAAGAACTAATTGACAGGTTGATTGAGTATGCTAAAAGACTTGATACCGCATGTAAAGAGTGTGTTATATTTACAAGTTGCGAGGCATACGGTGAACAAGCAGAATATGTCAGAGACGGTTTAGACTATGATTATTGGTATGGCAATGTAAAAAGAATTCTAGAAGAGACTGAATGCAAAGTAGTTACTATGACTACTATAAATGCGTTGAGTCTTCCTTCTTTTACTCGCTGGTTAAAAGACATGATGGATCTCAGAATCGAATATAATCAGTTAGGTTTTATGAACAGAACTCCTATTAGTTTTAACTACTTGAGATTTCCTCCCCATCTGCAAGTATCAATACTTCCTGATTATATACGAGACAAATATGCTTCCGATATTGAAGAATATGTTTTGTCATGGGGAGAACTCGTTACTCCTTTGCCGAATGCAAAGTTTTACTTGGAAGAGATTGATCAGGTAAAAAGATTTTGTGACTACATGAGACAGGATACGACATCTGGTCCAAAATACAGAGAAAACTTTATGCAGTTTATACAACATTATGATCTTCGCAGAGACAAAGATTTTATTTCTACTTTCCCTGAATATGAAGATTTTTATGAAGAATGGGCAATCGAGTATGCCCCTAAACTTAAAGCAGATTATATGGATTTGATAGAAGTTATTGAAGTAAAATGAGCAAAGATTTAATAGACTATCGTAAGAGAGTTCTTGACTCAAAGTCTCCTTCTTTCTGTGGCGCAAAGTGGTACAATGCTACAACTTGGTTAGGCAGCGGCACTACTGCTTCTTGCCATCACCCAACTGCACATAAAATTCCTCTCGTTGAATTGCGAGACGATTACACTGCCATACACAACACAAAACACAAGAAAGCCACTCGCAAGATGATGCAAGAGGGTGAACGTCCTCTTGAGTGTGAATATTGTTGGCGCATGGAAGACATGGGCAAAGATGCTGTCTCAGACCGTGTTTTTAAATCTCAGATATACAGTGAAGAAGATTTGCAGTCGGCATACGACAAGTCTTGGGAAGATAGTGTAGACTTAAAAACTTTTGAGATTGCATTTGACAGAACTTGTAACCTTGCCTGTTCGTATTGTAACCCTTCGTTCTCTACTACATGGGCTAGAGACATTAAGAAGTATGGTCCTTATCAAAACTTGTTGTCAGATGGAGCAGGTGCATTTGAGCAAGACGGTTCTTGGACTGAGCCATACGGTAGAGACGAAGAGAATCCATACATCGAAGCATTCTGGAAGTGGTGGGACAATGGTCTGTCTGAAAGTCTAGAAGAGCTACGAGTTACTGGTGGTGAACCTCTTATGTCAGGCAATACTTGGAAACTGTTCGATTGGTTTGAAGAGCAAGATAGCGATATGCGCTTTTCAATTAATAGTAATCTAATTGCCAAAGACGAGATTATTGATAAACTAATTGAAAAATCTCATCGTGTTAAAAACTTTGAGCTTTACACTAGCGCAGAGTGTTTTGGTGTACATCAAGAATATTTGAGAGATGGCTTTGATTGGGAAGTCTGGCACAACAACATGCTAAGATTTGCGAAAGAAGGCAACTACAATAGTCTTAACATTATGATGACTATTACCGGATTGTCTTTGTTCAGCACTGCCGAGTTTTTAGACGAAGTTTACGAAATGAAGAAACACAGCAAATCAGGACATCATCCTGTTGTAAGTGTGAACATACTTCGCTTTCCTAGTTTTCAGAACATTCTTACATTACCAAAAGAGATTCGTGAGCATTGTAGACAAGAACTTGCTTTGTGGTTTGAAGAAAATAGAAACAAACCACAGTGGCTAGAATTCGAACTTGCAAGCATTGAAAGATTGATTGAATATCTTGCAACAGACGAAACACCACACCGTAAAGCGAGTAATCGTGATACTTTATGGCAGGACATGAAAGCCTTCTACACACAGTATGATCAGAGACGCAACAAAGATATTAATGTGTTTCCAGAAATATTTACTAAATGGTATGACACTATAAATAGTGGTTACAAGAAAGCTGAACTACACTCAGGTGACAACACTATATTTTTAGACGATGACAGATTAATAGAATTAACGGATATATTATGAGCAAACATGTAATATTAACACTACAAAATCCTCTAGATGAGAGCGACACGTTAGACATAAAATTTAATGTCATGGATACAGATATTGGCAATGATTGGTTTGATTTCGCTTCTTCTGCTCTTAAAAACAATCCTAGATTAGAAAAAAACTTTTGCTGGTTAGGTTGGCCAGATCCCAATCGTACTGTTGATTACTTAGCAAATCGTTTAGAAGAGTGTGTTGACGGTATAAATGATTTTGCAGATAACAATGTCGAACTCTGGGAAGGGTATCGTATTGATAAAAACTGGGACGATATTACTAGCGAAGATGCTTTGAACCAGTTACATCATCATTTTGAGATTCTTATGGGACAAGTGTGGGATGTCGCTAAGTACATGATACGTTCAGATGATGCTACTTCTTACAATATCAGACAGCTTAATAATCTAGTACACGAACTTGCAGCAAGAAAAGTAGCAACTACTAACAAAGGTATGACTATTGGAAGTTATTTGAATCCGGTTAGAGAACTATTCAAAGAAGATTACTACGACAATTTCTCTCTGAATAGAGATTTTGGAGATGTGTTTCTGCATTACGCTCAGACTGGTAAAACTCCAATAGAAGCATTTGAAGACAACGATGATTATGTTTTCAATAACAATATTAATGCTTTGAGATATATGTCCGGCGAATTTAATATTTGGTGGTGTAATTCAATTTCAGAAAGCGAAAATGCAAAAAGAAAAGAAGAACTGAAAAAATGGCTACAAGATAGAGATGTAATATTTCAAGAACATGATGATTTTTGTTACTATGTTGATCCAGATGAAAACAAGCAAGGCATAGGTTGGTTAGTTGTTGCTAAATTGGAAAATCAGTTTGATAGCAATTCTAAACTTGCTGAAGAAATTGCAAAAAGATTAAACATATATAGTATGTCGTGTTTTGAAAATGAAGAGTTAGTAAGTTCCTATGTTTGGGATTATAAATGGACTGATTCTGATTATATTGAAAACGAAATTAACTTTTTAAGTCCACTTTTCCCGAGAGCATAATGACAGTACACAGTTACAATTTATTAGACTTAAAAGATGTCACTGAAGAATTGAATACAGTTGGTAAAGGCTTCTGTCTTGCCAAGTGGTATCATGTCAGTATGCATCTTCATACCGGACAGAATCATAGCTGCTATCATCCAGCTCCTCACAAGATTCCTCTAGACTTAGCGAAAGAAGACGCCAATGTTCTTCACAATAGTCCTTTCAAGAAAAAAGTACGCAAAGAAATGCTTGAAGGTGGAAGACCGGCAGAGTGTAGTTACTGCTGGAATGTTGAAGACCTGGGAGACGATCAAATATCAGATAGAATGCTTCGTTCATCTGAGCCTTGGGCATTGCCATTAATTCAAGAGACTAAAGATATTGATTGGCAAGCAGATGTTTATCCTCGCTATCTAGAACTAAACTTTAGTAATCGCTGTCAACTGAAATGTAGTTACTGTGCTCCTATGGCAAGCTCTAGTTGGTTAAAAGAAACTGAGAAGTGGGGCAACTGGCCCTTAGAAAATCGTATCAATGTTAGACAATACGATAATGACACCTTCAAAAACGAAGGCTCCATTTACGGCGAAGAAGACACAAACCCATACATCAAAATCTTTTGGGAGTGGTTCCCTGATGCATATCCACACTTACACACACTAAGATTTACTGGAGGTGAGCCTTTACTTAGTCCTAACGTATTTAAGGTTCTCGACTATGTTGGCGCCAATCCTAAACCAGACTTAGAGTTTGCTGTAAACAGTAACATGATGATTCCAGAAAGAAACATTATTCGTTTTATTCAGACAGCAAATGATTTGACTGTGAACAATAAAATTAAAGGATACTCGCTGTTTACTAGTGTTGATACTTGGGGCAAACAAGCAGAATGGATTCGTAACGGACTCGAAATAAAAAAATATGAAAGTAATCTTCACTACTACATGGAACATTCTGAATCAAAGTATTTCAGTTTTATGGTGACTTTCTGTTTGCTTGCTATTCCTAACTTTACTGAGTTTTTAGACAAGGTGTTAGAGTTTAGAGAAAAATATAATGTAGATGACAGTTATCAGCGTGTTAATTTTGATACCCCGTATACTATTGAACCGCCTCATCTGACTGCTCGTATTGCTGATGATTGGATGATCGAACGATTAGAATATACTTGTAATTACTTAGAAGAAAGAGTAGACGATAGTGATATCAAAATGTTCTCATCTGTTGAACATAAGAAACTGTTACGTGTTCTTGAATGGGTAAAACAAAACAGATATGAGGGCGAAGAGCTTGCTATGAATAGAAGAGATTTCGCTAAGTTTGTAGACGAGCATGACAGAAGAAGAGGCACAGATTTCCATGCTGCCTTTCCTGAACTAAGAAATTTTTACGATATGTGTAAGGAGTCATAATGAATATAGTTATTGTAGGACCTGGAAATGATCCAAAAAGATTTGGAACACACTTTGTCAATCTTTGTGAAAGTAAAGGACATTCTGTCACTAAGTTTTCATATAGACTAGAAAATGAATCATTTGAAGATGTAGTAGAAAGATATAAAACAGAAATTTCACATCTAGACAGGGTAGATCTTTTTTTATATAACTCTATTGGTGGATTTTATCCAGGTCAAGCCTTTCACTATCACACCGGTCATGAAGTAGAATACAAGAGATGGCAAGAAGGTATTATGATAAATGGTGCAATGCCTCATGCATTATCTCTTAAGACTCTTGAAAAAATGGATGAGCAATCTTCAATAGTTTTCATGACATCTTCTGGCTCATATCTAGTCAATAGAGACAACTACTTAGAGCTTGCTGGCTACTTTGGAACAAAAGGTGCATTAAATCATCTATCAAGAGCACTCGCTGAATGTAATGATGCTGGTGCTAAAGTTTGTATCATGGCTCCTCATATTCCGTACGATGATGGTGATGATGAAATAACAGAAAGAATAATGAATATACTCACAGAAAAAATGTTAAATATTTTACCTGAAGACAACGGCAAAGTATTACAATGCTTCCCTCCAGAAGGTAGGCTACATTATTATCCGCATGGTAAACACTAATGATAAGTAAAGACAGCAAGTCGTTTTGTATTTTGCCCTTTGTGCATTCTCATCTAAACACAGAAGGAGATGTTTTCCCTTGTTGTATAAGCTGGGACGCTCAAAGGTCTACTCAAATAGGTTATTTGAAAGACAATACATTAGAAGAGCTTTTCAATAGTGATAAGATGAAACAGCTTCGTCTCGACCTTGCAGCAGGTAAGAGAAGACCTGATTTTTGTGATGCATGTTACAAACGAGAAGACAACGGTTTTGTTAGTGCAAGGCACGGAAACAATTTAGATTATCTTGATGTTGAAGATGATATTGTTGCTAGTATGCACGAAGACGGATATCTAGAACCAATCATTAAAAGTTGGGACATAAGATTTAGCAATCTGTGCAATCTAAAATGTAGAACATGTGGTAGCGTATATAGTACCACTTGGGCACAAGAAGATGCTAAATTTAATGGGTTTTCAGAGTATAAACAGATAAACTCAATACCAGAAGGGGATCCCGATCCTCTAGATAATCAATACGATAATGTTGATAAAATTTACTTTGCAGGTGGCGAACCTCTTATCATGCCTGAGCATTTTCGTGTTCTACAGAAAATAATTGATAGTGGCAGAGCACATAAAGTAAAATTATTGTATAACACAAACATGACAAAATTAAATTATAATAAGCACGATCTTATTGAATACTGGAAAGAATTTAAAGTGGTCGTTCTTGGTGCCAGCATTGATGCAATGGGTGACAGAGCGGATTACATAAGAAATGGAGTTAAGTGGTCTAATATTGAGAAAAATTTAAAAACGCTTTCTGAAGCTATTAAAAAGTATCCTAATATTAACATTCACATGGCACCTACAGTAAGTATTCTTAATGTACATTCTCTTGCGGATACTCACAGGTATTTTGTAGAGAATGAATACATACCTAGTACTTCTTCAATTGTGTTGAACATGCTTCTAGGCCCCACTTGGTTTGAAATACGCAACTTGCCAAATGTACTAAAAGAAGAAGTAAAAGAAAAATTAAGAGATCACATATCGTGGTTAATTGAAAAAGATACTCGTCAAGATGTTGTTGAAAGTTTTGAAAGCATTTTAACTTATATTGATAATGATGCTTCGGAAACAGACGTAATGAAATTTGTGCAAGAGACGAGACGAGTAGATGCAAGAAGAGATCAAAATTTTCCTGATACTTTTCCTGAGTATGCTGAATGGTGGGATTCTTTAGATAAATCTTTAATAAGCGTATCAAATATATGAGTAATAAAATAGAAGAACCTTCAAAAACTTTTTGTGTCATGCCTTGGATACATTTACACGCTTGGCCAGAAGGAAAGGCTATGTTGTGCTGTAAAGCTCATGGCGGTGAAAACGGAGGAGACGTAGGCGACTTTTCTGTAAATACATATGAAGAAATAATGAACAGCGACAAGATGAAGCAAATTCGTCTTGATATGCTTGAAGGGAAGACGGTAGAGCAATGTATTGCCTGCACTAATGATGAAAAACTAGATAAGAAAAGTTTTAGACACGACATGAATAATTCTTATCGTGATTTGATTCCCTCGCTTTTGACAGATGACAAAACTTTATCTGACGGCACACTTACTGATCCTAAGATGTATTATATGGATTTCAGATTTAGTAACTTGTGTAATTTAGGATGTCAAACATGTGGAAGTCCTCTAAGTAGTACAATTGCAAATAATCGCCCAAACAACGATAGCGAAAATGCATTCTTAAAGAAAAAAAATGTTTTGTCTGAAAGAGGCACAATTACTTCTTTTGTTTATGCTCGTCCAGATTTTTTTGAAGTCGATGTTTTGCCGCATATTGATACAGTAACTAATTTTTACTTTGCTGGTGGTGAACCCTTGATGCATCAAGAGCATCTTGATATTTTAAGATATATGGATGACAATAAACTTTACGACAAGCATATAACTTACAGTACAAACTTATCTCTATTGAAATGGAAAGGAACAGATTTTCTTGATATATGGAAAAACTTTGACAACATTTTATTTTTTTGTAGTATTGACGGTGATAATGAAAGATTAGAATATATTAGAGAATTTTCAAAACATAAAGTAATATTTAATAATTTGAAAAAACTAATACAATTAAAAAAAGAAAATCCTCTTAAAAGATTTAAAATTTGCATTTGTTATACTCATAGCATTTATAATTGTTATTACACTAAAGAGTTTTTTGCTGCATTAATAAATGAAGGTGTGATAGAAGATTTAGATCATTTAGAATTTAATTATTCTTATGGCGAAAGAAATCATCCTGCGATTTTGCCAAATTTTGCAAAAAAAGAACTTATAGAGAAGAGACACGAAGATAGATCATCAGAAGAACTTCAAAAGGCTTTTTCTTTATTTCCTGATTTGAGACATTATTTTGATAGCATCGATAATATCTTACATGAAACTATGCCTGCAAATGAGTTTGACAAATTGATCAGCCACGATCTTTTACCAAAAATAGATAAAATAAAAATTGCACTTCCTTGGTTACACAGTGTAATTGATAGACACAGGGTATTATAATGACCAGATGCGTCAACACAGATAAATCATTAAGATATACAAACAGTGGAGATGTAGCTCTTTGCTGTAAGAGTGAGTTATGGTTAAATGACGAGAACGGCAATAAGTGTAATATATCAACACATGATTTTAATGCGCCGCTCAATGGAAAACTAGCAACTGAAATTCGTAATGACCTGAACAACGGGGTCCGTCATGCAAATTGCAAAAAGTGTTGGGACGAAGAAGATGCAGGAATAGCAAGCAAAAGAATTCTTGACAACTCCAGAGCAGTAGATTACTGGGGCAAAGATTTTTTGACTGATGGCAAAATTGAGCCAGCCATTGTTGAATTGAACTTAGGAACACTGTGCAATCTTAAGTGTAGGATCTGTGGTCCATGGTCAAGCAGTAACTGGGTAAATGAGCACTATGCTGTAAACACTTCGCCCGAAAAGCAAACAAGAGAAAACAAAAAAAAGTATATGCAGCAGGTGAAGCAATGGCAAGGCAATTTTGAAGATGACAGTCCTACTTGGAAAAACATAGAAGACAGTTTGCCTCATTTGAAACAAATTGATATATATGGTGGCGAGCCATTCATGGTAGAAAAGCAATGGGAAGTATTGCAAAAAAGCATAGACAGGGGGTATAGTAAAGACCAGACCCTACACTTTAACACAAATACTACCATATACTCTGAGAAGCATGTTAAAATTTTGAAACAATTCAAAACAGTTCTTATTAGTCTTTCGTTAGATGACATAGAAGATAGATTTGAGTTTCAGCGTCATCCAGCTAAATGGGATCTGGTATCCGAAAATATACAAAAATTTTTACAGTTAAATGCAGATAATGAAAATATAACTGTTGTTGCTTGTGTAACTATCAATAACTTGAATGTATATTACTTACCTGAAATACTAGAATATTATGATAGTATTGGTTTAGGGTATTATACTAATATTTTACACGGGCCACCACATTATAATATTAAAAACATTCCGCAAAATTTAAAAGAAGTTATTACTAATAAATATAAAGAAGACATGAAGACTTCTAATGAATATAAGACGGAAAGACTGCGACAGGTAATGGAATTTATGAATTCATTTATTACTACAAATAATGAATGGACAAATTTTATAGAGTATACTAAAAAGAAAGACGAATACAGAAAAGAAAACTTCAATGAGGTTTTTCCTGAGTGGAGCGATGTAATTGAAAATAACTAAGCCGTTAGAGGGCGTAAGATATCAAAATACTACAGAAGAAATGCCTATTTGGTTTTTTGAAGGAGTAGAACTTCCAGAAATTGATTTTGATTCTTTGAACTGGAAAAATTCACATGGCAGACAGTTATACGAGGACGATAGATACAAAAAAAGAGAAGTTGCTGAATGGACTAGTAATAATAAAAATCCGGCAGCGATTGCAATTTTTAATGCAATAGAAAGTGTCGTGACAGAGATAGAAAAAAATTATCCAGCAGAAAACTTAGAATTGATTTGGCCAATTGATACATGGAAAAGATCCTCCTATGTAGATATCAAAAATGATCATGATGGATTTTGGATGGGCGAGCATCTAGATAATAGAAATGTCAAGTGGACATGTATAATGAATTTAGAAGATAATGAAGATTCTACTAGATTTCACTTAGATTATTTTAACGAAGATGCGGTTGAAGGAAGAGAAAAAGAATTCTACGCACCTACGAAGAAAGGTAGCGGAGTTTTCTATTTCAATCATCATGCTTTATTACATAGCATAGGCCCGACTTCTGGTAAAGATAGATACATAGCATTTCAGATGAATTTGGTGAAATAATGAGCAAGGATACAATCTGCACTCTTCCATGGAATGGCATTCACTTAAATGCTAATATAGGAGTTTGTTGCAACTCTCTTAGAGCACTCAATTCTAATAACGGAGAACTCAGTACGGCTGAAGACTTGTTGTCCCTAGAAGAAAACAATGATTTAATTCAGCTAAAAAAAGATTTGCTCGCAGGCGTAAAAAATCCTATTTGTGATCGATGCTGGAATATGGAACCAAGTAGTTTCAGAAAAACATTTAACCAGTCTTATCCAGAAACTTATCAGAAAATATTAACAGAATCACCTGAAAGTCTTCCTCTAGAACATATTTTCATTTCAATAGGAAATACTTGCAATCTAAATTGTAGAATGTGTGGTCCACATAGCAGCTCTATGATAACAAAAGAGTGGTCTGATCCTGAACGTCCTCATCCAGTTAGACCAAGCAATATAGGAAAATCTATTATTGCAACAGATTATGATAATACACGCTCTAGTCACTTGAGTAATCCTAATTTTATAGAATATGTAAAAAATAATTACAAAGAGCTAAAAACAATTTATATCTATGGTGGAGAGCCATTTATTATAATTGAAGAACATCTAAATTTTTTACAACTTTTAGTTGATTTAGGCGTATCTAAAAATATAAAGTTACAATATTCTACTAACGGAACTAACACAACGTTGAGAAGATTTATTGATCTTTGGAAAAATTTTAAAGAAATATCAATCTCTGTCAGTTGCGATGGTATGGAAGAAGTGTATGATTTTATTAGATGGCCTAGTACTTGGTCAAAGATGAAGAAGAGCTTAGATTATTATTATGATTTTAGTAACAAAAATGATAATATAGCATTACATGTTGCTTGCACTCTGCAAATCGCAACTTTAGAGCAAATAAAAAAATTTGAAAATTTTCTAAAAACAACTTATCCAAAATTATCTGGAAGCTATTATATACCGGTAGATTATCCTGAAGAGTTTTCTTTAAAATGTGTTCCACTGCCAGTGTTGAAGGAGTATAATAATGATCCAAACTTGTCAGAAAGAGTACAATCTATAATAAAACAAACAATTGATTCGTATAATCATGAAGAAAGTTTTAAGTACTTTGACAATTTTTTAAAAACCGCAGAGTGGCAAGACAAATACAGAAATCAGAATGTATACGATTACTTGCCTCAGATAAAAAAATGGAAAAAGATTCATGAAGACGATCAAGTATCAAAATAATGTAATCAGTTTTGATAAAATTATTGGATTTGGTTGTAGCTATACTGCAGGAACTGAATTAGTAGATCATAGTGTTCTTAATATTAGTGCAGAAAAAAGCGATGAGTTAAAAAGAAAAATGCCTATAGCAGACTACTATGGTGAAATTTCATCCAAGTTTGCAATTGGAGGGCTGTCTTCAGTTTTCGATCTACAAAAAAAATATGCATACATTGCACATCTTGCAAAAAAGTTTGAAGTGCCTTGGGAAAATTATGCATATGGCGGAAGTAGTTTAGAATATGTTTGCTGGCTTCTAACAAAAAAGATTTATAACAAAGAAATTAGAGACACCGATTTAATTGTAATAGGAGTAACTTGTCCCAATAGGGCGTTCTATGTGAAGAACAAAGAAGAAGTTATGCACTTACAACTGTCTAGAAATGTAAGATGGCCAAATGATGAATTTTTTGAAGATTATCTGATGACTTTTGGCAACGAAGATACTACAATATGGAAATATTTTCATCAATTGCAGTATCTTTCTTCTTTAAATGAAAAGCTAAATAATCGTATTGTACTGTTGCCTATGTCATTTCCTTGTCATGAATGGGTTAAAATATTATTTAATAGAAGGGATCAAGATAGAAAAAAGGAAGAACAATATTATATCGATGAATTAAAATCTATTAGGGGTATGATGACTGACGATTTAGAGCCTCTAATGTTAGGCGCATTTGAAAACCAGACGGTGGGTAGAACAATTGCACCGGAGGATTTACATGGTTATGGTCACTGTAATATGAAAATTCATGAGCAGTATGCAGAAAGATTGTATAAAAAACTTACAGGAGAATCATAATGATCAAAAAAATAAAAGATTGGTATAAAGACTGGAAAAAGAAAAAAGAAATTAAAAAGAAACTTAAAAAATTAAGAGAAGAAGACCCTTTTATATATGACTAAATTAGCTGATACTTTTTGCATTGTTCCTTGGATAGGCGCAGTAGTTGCTCCCGATAAGGAAAATTTAATTTGCTGTAGAGCTAATGATAAGCCCACTGAGTATACCTTAGATTCTGTAAATACTGAAACACATAAACATCTGAGAGATGCTTTGGGAAATGGAGTAAAGGATCCTATTTGTAAGAGATGTTGGTCTGATGAAAAATCAGGAATAGAAAGTTATAGACAAAGTTATAATAAACACTACAAAGACCTCATTGCATCCGACTCATATTCTCCCGCTAAACTTAGATTTTTAGAACTGACTCCAAGTAATGTATGTAATCTTGCATGTAGAATGTGTTCTTCTAGATATTCCTCTAAAATTGTTGCAAGGGAAAAGTATCTTTCTGAACTTAATTTATTTCATGAAAGAGAAAAAGCTCACTTTACAGATTGGAGAAACTTAGATTTATCACACTTAGAAGAGCTGAAACTAATGGGCGGTGAGCCTATGTATCTAAAAGAGCATCTTGAAATATTAGAGCACCTAGACACAATTGGTGTACTTGAAAATTTAAATTTGATGGTGATTACAAATTGCACTCATTCGATAAATGAAAAATGGAAATATTTTTTAACAAAAGCCAGACGAGTTCATATTGCTATAAGCATTGACGCAGTTGGTAAATTAAATGAATATATTAGACAATATTCAAATTGGAATGAAGTTGAAAAAAATCTGCATGAGATAAACGAATTTTCTTTGTCTTTAAAAGATGTTTGGCTCAGTGTAAACTGTACAGTTGGAATTTATAATGTAAACAAAACAAAAGAATTTGAAGATTATATGAAAAAACGAAATATTCATTATTATTTTAATCCTTTAGTGTATCCTAATTATCAAAGTTTGCATTACTTATCTGAGGATCATAAAAATTATCTTTTGAATCATGAGAATGTATCAAAAAAATTACATCATGTTTTGCAAGAAAAAGAAACACATGTTGTTAGTGCAGAAAAATTCATGGAAGAGACAACCGCAGTCGATAAATTTTATAATAAATATCTAAAGGATTACAACGAGGAGATATATAATTTATTATATATGAAAAGATTATGAGAATAACATTTCATAGAGATGACAAAGAAGTAGGGTACATTAATTTTTTGACGTATGATAATTTAGCGTTTAAATACTTCAAAGAAAATATTCTGCAAACGACAATGAAAACAAAAACTACTGGTGTTAGTTTTGAAAAATCTAAGCTAGAAATAATAAACAATTATATTGAATATAAAGATGTTATAGAAAAAATAAATCAATATGATTACAGCGAGAAGATAGAAACTGATGTCTCCAAAGACATGAGTTTACAAAAGTTGTTTGACACTCATGAATATTTTGAAGTTCTAGGTGAAGTTAGAAGAAAAGGACTTTTACCAGACACACAAGAAATGGACGATATGTTCAACTTAGCGTGTAGGATGAATACTTTGATTCATAAAATGGAAGGCTCTGCTACTTTAGAAGGCTCTCAATGGTTTCAAGCCCTTTTTGATAAGCCAACTATATACAGAACAGATTTAGATGATGCTCTATTAGCAGAAGCAGTCGAAGATTTTGAAGAACATAAAATTTATATAGGATACGGCGAAACAGGGAAAAATTTGCATCATTGTTTCCAATTCAATGAAACTGATTTAGTGCATAGAAAAATGGTACAACCTCAACGCTCAATTTTAACTGAAATATTTCTTGTGTTGAATGGAGAGATGCCTCTAAGATGGGAAAAATTTGAGGAGTGGTGTATAGAAAATGATGTAGAATCGTATGGGTATGATTATAAAAATCCAAAATATTATGGCAAGTGGGCAATAGGTGAAATAGAATCAAAATCTTTTGAGACTCTGACAGCTTTTCCAGTTTATGATGAGGTTAGAATAACTTTTAATGATTAAGTGGGGCATATCTGCCGGTACACATGATGCAGCTTTGACAGTAGTCAAGGACAATAAAATTCTTTTTTCTTCTCATGCAGAAAGATACAGTGGCATAAAAAATGACAAAGACTTGAATGCAGATTTGATTGCAGAGGCTTTATCATTTGGCACACCTGAAATTATCTTTTGGTATGAGAATCCCTATACAAAGGCAGCTAGAAAAATTTATGCTGGTCAGCCTAATGCTTGGATGAGTCCTAAGAAGTATCTAAATAAATACGGACTAGGTTGCATACCCATTGAGTATGGCAATCATCACGCTAGTCACATGGCAGCAGGTTACTACACATCTCCATTTGCGTCTGCTGCTACTCTTGTCATTGATGCAATAGGCGAGTTCAACACTGTGTCTATTTGGAAAGACAAGAAGAAAGTATGGACTGCTAACTATCCTTCATCACTAGGTCTTTTCTATTCTGCAATGACGGCACGAGTAGGACTAAAGCCTAACGAAGACGAATACATTCTCATGGGCATGGCAGCATACGGTAATCCTGATCGATTCTATTCTGACATGAAAGAACTATGTCTTGATGGCACAAACTTTCATCGAGGCTGTTCTTGGTGGAAGCCTGAACTCACAGAAGACGATTACTTTGATATAGCAGCAGCAACTCAAAAACTTTACGAGAAATACTTTGTGAGTCTTTTGCGACTCACTAAAGACATGACAGGATCAGATAATCTAGTCTTCATGGGCGGATGTGCATTGAACTGTCTCGCAAACAGAATCATACCTCAGCACTTTGAAAATCATTGGATCATGCCGAATCCTGGAGACGCAGGATCATCTCTAGGTGCTATTCTTTCGCATACTAAGCAGAAAGTGAAATTTGACAATGCATTTTTAGGTGAAGAGATAAAAGGCAAATATCCAGTTGACAAAGCACTCAAAGAACTGTTACAATGTGGTATAGTTGGAGTTGCAAGTGGTCGTGCAGAGTTTGGTCCAAGAGCATTGGGCAATCGTAGTTTATTAGCTGATCCTCGTGGTCAAGAGATGAAAGACAAAGTGAATGCAATCAAGAAGAGACAAGAGTTTAGACCTTTTGCTCCCGTGATATTGCAATCAGATGTGAATGAGTATTTCAACGTCAATAAGAGTTTTTCTTCACCCTACATGCAGCAAATAGTTAGGTGTAAGTATCCTAAAGATTATCCTGCTATTGTTCACGAAGACGGCACAAGTAGAGTACAAACAGTGACAAAAGAGTCACATCCTGGACTATTTGAGTTACTTACTGAGTGGAAGAAAGAGACAGGATGCCCTATGTTACTCAATACGAGTCTAAACATCAAAGGGAAACCTATTGTCAATAATTTACAAGATGCTAAAGATTTTCAGAATAAGTACAAGGTTAAAGTCGTAAGTTAAATAAATAACAGTATGGGACAAATCGTACAGTTTAAACAGAAAGAAAATACAGAGCCAGAAGTTAAGATTATAGGGCATCGTATTTCTTTCTATACAGAAGAAGAGCTAGACATTACGCTGATGGCGTTGAATGTGTATGGCTTTGAAGAAGTCAGATTCACTCGTAAGAATCTGAAAGACCTCGACCCACTTTACATTAAAAGATGTCTGATTAAGATGAGAGATTCTGATCTTATTTCGACACTAGGATATAGAGTGATAAATATGATTATAGAAAACATTGAAGAAGTAACGGAGAATGATTATGCCAATGAAATTTAAACCATCATCTTACACACGAGTAGGCGGCATCAAGAAAGGCAGCCACACGTATATGTCAGGCGCATCTAATGCTACGCTACAAGAAGCACTAGAATCTAGCCTATCAAAGCCAAAATTCAAAGACAAGATTCGCAAAGAACTTGTTCGCCGAGGCGTTGCATAGTGCCTACATACAACTTTGAGAATACTGAGACAGGCGAGATCACTCAACAGATCATGAAAATTTCTGAGAGAGATGCATTCCTCGAAGAAAATCCTCATATGAAAAGCATCATGTTGTCTGCGCCTGGAACAGTGAAAGCCACTGGTGACAGAACAAAAGCTCCCAATGGCTTCAAAGAAGTCTTATCAAAAATCAGTGAATCGAATCCGACAAGTGCGTTGGCGTCAGACTATGGTCACAAAGATCACAAGTCAGTCACTACTCGGAATATAGTCCAAAAACACAGAGATAAAGCAGGAGGTAATATCACAGAGTAAGTTTTATATTATGGTTCTTTAACTTTAACCAACCATAGGAATTTTCTATGCCAAAGAAGAATCTTCAGTTAGTACAAAACGAAAAAAATGAAAGACGCCCCTCAAACAGTCTCAAGATTACTCTTGACGACATGATTACGATTTCAGCAAAGACCGAAAATCAAGGCCAGTTTATGTCCCAATACAGACATAACCCGGCCTTTTTATTGCATGGCTGTGCTGGAACGGGAAAAACTTTCATTGCCTTATATCGTGCGTTAGAAGAAGTGTTAGATAAACAAAACGGTTATGGTAAAGTAGTTGTTGTGCGATCCGCAGTACCTAGCAGAGACATTGGTCACTTACCTGGAAGCGAGGAGGAGAAAACAGAAGTTTACAGTGCGCCTTATCAATCTATGTGTCAGGAATTTTTTCCCACAAAAGATAAGCCGTATCAACGATTAGTGGAGCAGAAACATTTAGAGTTTATGTGTACATCTTATGTAAGAGGCATTACATTAGACCACGCAATCGTTATTGTTGATGAGTGTCAGAACTTGAATGACATGGAACTTAATAGTATAATGACACGAGTAGGCGTTAATACAAAGATTATTTTTTGCGGAGACTTCCGACAAACAGATTTGTCTAAACGCTACGATATGTCAGGCATGCGTCAGTTTATGATTACAACCGAAGCTATGCCGTCATTCTGCTCAGTTGAGTTTGGCCCGGAAGATATTGTCAGATCCGAGCTAGTCAAAGAGTATATCTTAGCCAGAATGCAGTATGAGGACGACTATGGCGTAAGTATCTGATTTAATTGAAGTAATTAATTTAGAGTCCCTAAGGAAATCAAGTACTTAGGGACTCTTTTTTTGCTTGACATTTAGGCAAACACTTGCTATAATAGCTATACAAAATGAAAAAGGAGATTGACATGTGGAATTTAGAAGGTATGCGAGTTACAGGCACTTACCTAGACGTAGTAGAAGTCTCTGGTAAAGTCACTCACAGCCGAGTAGCATACGGTGGTGGTGTTGAGCATCATGTTAAAATTGATGAGGGATTCACCGCAGTAAATGGTCGCTTGACACGACCCGCAGGTGATGTTATAATTATTCATCACAAACACATTACGGGAGTGCGTGACTAATGATTATTTTAAGCAATGGCCAGTCACAACAATTCTTTTCTTGTTATGCAGAAATTATAGATTTCATTGGCAACAGTGAGTTCAATTCAGTGATGAGTGGTGATCATCCACAGTACACATTGTCGTATGTGTCAATAACTTAATGAAAATATTCATTCCAACAGTAAATAGACCTGACAACCAGATTACTTACAATAATCTTCCAGATTCTTTGAAGAAAAATGTAACCATGGTTGTTCAAGCATGGGAAAGAGATAAGTATAATTACGATTGTGATTATCTTGTTCTTCCAGACACTGAAGAATTTCATTTCAGTCACTACTACTGTATATCAAAAACTCGCAAATTTATTTACGAAGCGGGTAAAGATATAAAGTATGCTGTATTAGACGATGACTTGTTGTTTGGCAGAAGAAATGCAAAATACTGGACAGGCATTTCTAATATGGAAATGTCAAAAAGAAAGTCTACCGAGCAAGATGTTTTAGACATGTTTGCGATGTATGAAAAATGGTTAGATGAAGAAGAAGTCACTGTTTGTGGTTGTTCACATTCAGAAAATCCTCCTGGCAACAAAGCGTTTACTCGTAACAGTTCTTTAGGCAGTGCATTGTGGATCAATGGTAAAGACTTCAAAGATGAGTTGCCAGAACTTGATCTTACTTCTGTTAAAGTTATGGAAGATACCTACTTTTTACTTCAGTTATTGAGTAGAGGTTATGGAAATAAAGTCAGCCAAGAATTTGTATTCTTTAATCAAAGTGTGCATAAGAAGAGTATGCAGTCTACTATATGGGACGAGCAGACGTTTCAGAATACACTGAAAGATCATAAAATAGTAGAAGCAGCCTTTCCTGGCATATTTACTATATTATACGATGAAAATGGTGAAAGAGTTAAAGGCGGCTTCAGAGATTTTGGTAAAGTTCGTGTACAGTGGAGTAAGGCATACAATAAAAAGTATGATTCATTGGACCACTTGTTTGATTAATGCGCTTGTGGTGAAAGGGATATCACAGGAGCCTTCTAAGCTCTTATTCCAGGTTCGAATCCTGGCAGGCGTACCAAATTTAGGAATATTATGAAAAATTTTATACACATTGAAGCTCCAACATTACCATCTCTGTCTCGTAAAAACATAGACGGCAAGAGAGTATATGTAAATGGAGATGGAGATAAATATCCATCTGTCACTTCAGTTCTTTCTGTTCGTGGTAAGAAAGGTATATTTGAGTGGCGCCAACGAGTTGGTGCAGAAGAAGCAGATAGAGTTTCACGTAAAGCCTCTACTCGAGGCACAAGAATACATAAATTGTGTGAAACATACTTGCTTAACGAAGAACTACCTGAATTGTTGCCACTAGACTTAGATACTTGGAAAAAATTTCGACCTATTGTTGAGCGCATAGATAATATTCATTACGTTGAACCATTTCTGTATAGTAATCATTTAGGAATGGCAGGTCAGTGTGACTGTATTGCAGAGTTTGATGGTAAGTTGTCGGTCATTGACTTTAAGACTTCACGCCGTCTCAAAAAGCATGAAGGCATTTCAGGTTACTTTGCTCAATGTGCTGCATATGCTGTTATGTATGAGGAACTAACTGGAATCGCTATAAATAGAACAGTTGTCCTTATTGCAGTAGATGGTGAAGAGCCACAAATCTTTATAGAGAAGCGTGACAATTACACTGACTATCTTTTAGAGTCAAAAAGAATGTTTGAAAATGGCGAATACGACTAGGAGAAACATATGAGAGCATTACTTTTTATAGCAGCACTAGTACCATCAATCGCATTTGCTCAGATTGAGATAGTTTCAAAGCGACCTTACTATGTTATGGTTACTCAGCAAGAATGTGAGATACGAGAAGTCTATGTTGAGAATACTACAGGCGCATCAATCGTAGGTGGTGTCATCGGAGCAGCTATCGGCAATGAGATTGGCGGCGGTTCGGGTAGAAAGATTGCTACTGTAGTCGGTGCAATTACTGGCGCTAATGTTGGACGCACTCGTGCCCAGAACAATGGCAGAATAGAACAACGACAGATTTGCCGTGATGTGCAAGTGCAAGAGCAGCGTGGTGAATATGTCACAATGCGATACAACGGCAAGTTGTTTACACAATTATTTAATTTTTAGAATTCGTTGAAGCATGTAATAGGAAGTTTGGACAGGGGTGCAACTCCCCTCGCCTCCACCATAAGCACATTGGCTTATGTTCGTATCAAGACCGTAAGTGGAACAATACGATCCCAGTGTGTTTATGATGGGGGCGATTTAGATTCGACAGACAACTGAAAGCATGTGGAGAATAGGTGCGGGAGCTACCTTAAATGCAACAAACTTAATAAATGCCAACGATGAAGCATTTTCTCTAGCCGCTTAGGTTAGATGAGGTATGGGTACCGCCTTATAACCAAATGGGCCCACAACTAAGGAAGACAATCATGAATCTAGTAAGAGAAACACTTCCTATGATTGCAGCAGTAGTAGTGCTCGTCATAGTAAGTAAGTTAGCTTATAATGAAAATGATGTTCAAGCGGCACCTGTAGCTAAAGACACTACAAGTGTAGCTAGACCTAATTCGTTCTATCAAGTAGCACAAAAAGAGACTCACTGTCTTGCTACTAATATGTATTTTGAAGCACGAGGTGAATCATTTGAAGGCAAGAAAGCAGTCGCCTTCGTGACTCTCAATCGTGTAGACAGCGATAAATTCCCAAACAACATTTGTGATGTAGTGTATCAAGCACAACACTCTTATTGGTGGAAGACCCAGAGAGATCGTCTTGTGCCGATTCGTCACAAGTGTCAGTTCAGTTGGTATTGTGATGGCAAATCAGATACTATCAGAAACACGCATGAATATGAATCACTATATAGATTAGCAAGTGAAATTATTGTTGGCAAACACCAAGACAACACAGGCGGTGCTGATTACTATCATGCAACACATGTAAAGCCTAAGTGGCGCACAGCTTTTAATCAGACTACACAAATAGATGAGCACATATTCTATTCCTCGCTTGACAAGAAAATCTAATAGTGTATAATAAAATATATGAGTGAAAAAGCAAGAATTGTTGTTACAGGTGGATGTGGATTTATTGGTTCACATTTAGTGCAAAGATTAGCCGAAATTGGTTTCTATGTTTATGTAGTAGACGACATGAGGCAAGGAGATTATGTGTTTGATCTTCCTAATGTCGAGTATTTTTTTGAAGATGTTGCTACGTGTCAACTAACAGAAAAAATAAAACGTCCACTTGGAATTATTCACCTAGCAAATAGTCCTCGTGTTCGGCGTTCTTTTGAAGAGCCTAGAGACACTATAAATAATAATATAACTACAACGACTGCTGTTTGTGATTGGGCAAGATACTGGCAAACTTTTCTGTTCTTCGCCACATCTTCAAGCACACAGTATAAAGATTCGGTCAATCCTTATACTTGGAGCAAAGCAGCGTGTGAAGGAATATTGGACTTGTACAAAGAACTTTATGATTTAAAATTCATGAAAATGTTCTTCTACAATGTTTACGGACCTGGTGAAGCAGATTATGGTCCATACAGTACAGTAATAAGAAAGTTTAAGAAAGATTATTTGAAAGGTAATTCTCTTACTATTTTTGGAAACGGAAGCAAAGAAAGAGACTTTACTCATGTTGATGATGTTGTACAAGGCATATTGCAATTATTAGTAGATCCTAGGCACTTAGAAGAAGTACACTTCGGTAAAGGTGATCCTAAGACTATACTATCAATTGCTCAAGCATTTAATACCTCAATCGTTCACAGTTTTGATAAACCAGGAGAAGCGCAGACAACACTCTGTACAAATCCTTATATAGAATGTCCTAATGATGTATTCAGTTACATAGATAACTGGATTAAGGAGAACAAGATTGACAATTAGAGTAGTAAACGAATTTATGGCGAACTTAGATAAACTTACCGACGTTTTTATCATAACAAAAAAGTTTAATACGCCCGCAGAATTTTCTCAGCATATAGAAAGACGAGCTGTTCATACAAAATCAAGTTGCATGGATATTTTAATAGAATATTGTATGAGTAATGATATTGAAATTGAAAGTGTCAATAAACTGCTGAGTTCTAGTCTCAAAGAAAAACTTGAGGCAGAGGCGCAAGAATTAAATCTTCTTAAGGTGAAATCAAATAAACTACCTTTTTAATATGGAACCATTTGAAGTATATAGATTATACTTAGCTCTAAAGTTGCACTTCACTACAAAGGGCTACGATATAACCAAAACTCTTGGTGCTGTTACTGGTAAAAAAGAAACTTTTCTAAAACGTAAAGACTTAACATCGATACGTAAGTTAGCACGGGATCATAAAAGATCTGAAATTATTGATATTCTAGTAGCAAACTTTGCAAGTGGAGACAAATGGGGCGGAGTATTCGACTCAGAATGTGTAGAAACTTACAAAAAATGGTTGACAACCAAGCAAAGAATGTTATATAATTTTAGTACAGACTTAGATAATATTCTGTTTCGAATGGAAAAAGATGAAGTCAAGTCTGCTATACAAGAAGGCGCACATCCTCTGATATTTAGAATGTACATGGGTCGTGATATTAATCTAGAAACATTAGTAATGCTAGAAAAAATAAGACCCTTTGTTGACAAGTATAGTGGTGATTTTGTACTTGAGGATATATGTCTTCTTATAACGAAGTATAAGCCCTTTGTCAGATTTGACAAAGAGAAAGTTAATTTACAACACATGGAGAAATTGATTTCAATTTACGGTCATGAGCAAATCTAACAAATATAAGCCACAAGAAAAGCGCATCAAGCGTGTGGAGAAGAAGCCTGGCAAGAACATTGACAGGGAATTAAAGCGTATAAATAAGATGGATACATCAAAGCTAGACGATGTATTTGAAGACCTTTATACAAAGTAATATAACGCAATATAACGCAATACAAACTATACAACGCATACACAGGAGATATCTATATGTCGTTTAACTCACTATCCGAGCTACGTAATGCACGTGGCAACTTTGACTCTCTAATGAAAGAAGTAGAGAAACTTGATTCACCACAGCAAGGCAACAAAGGTGATGACAGAGAATGGAAGCCTACAGTAGACCAAGCAGGTAATGGTTATGCTGTCATTCGCTTCTTGCCAGCACCTCAAGGTGAAGACATGCCTTGGGCTCAACTTTGGAATCATGGCTTCCAAGGTCCAACAGGTAAGTGGTACATTGAAAACTCACTTACAACTCTCAAGCAAACTGACCCTGTATCAGAACTCAACTCCGAGCTTTGGAATAGCGGCGTAGAAGCTAACAAAGAAATCGCTCGTAAGCAAAAGCGCCGTCTCTCTTATTACGCTAACATTCTAGTCGTAGAAGATTCGGGCAATCCTGCTAACAATGGCAAAGTCTTTCTTTACAAGTTCGGTAAGAAAATCTTCGACAAGATCAAGGACGCTATGCAGCCTGAGTTCCAAGATGAAGCTCCAATGAATCCATTCGACTTCTGGGACGGTGCTAACTTCAAGCTGAAGATTCGTCAAGTAGAAGGCTATCGTAACTACGACAAGTCAGAGTTTGCAGCTCCTAGTGCTGTAGCTGAATCAGACGAAGCTATCGAGGCTATCTGGAAGCAGCAACACTCACTTGCTGAAATCATTGCTCCTTCTAACTTCAAGTCATACGATGAACTCAAGAAGAAGCTAGACTTTGTACTTGGTTCAGGTGCTAAAGTAGGTACAGCAGAGAGCATCTCAGCTACTACTGGTGATTCATCTGATGATGACTTTCTAAAAGATGTCACAGCAGCAGTTGAGAGTCGGCAAGACACTTCTACCGCTGTTGCTGACGATGAAGATGATACAATGTCATACTTCGCTAAACTAGCTCAAGATGACTAGTAATTTTATTTAAGAAAAAGGGGCCTCTAGCCCCTTTTTTTATCTCGTATTTTGGCCATTCTGATAGAATCTAAACGAGCTATCGTTATTCCTCACAGAGCTAGGAGATACTAGAATAGGAGTCGATTGATTGCCTGAAGTATTGTTAGTAGTATTATTAAATATATTCGTTACGTTATTCACTACTTGATTGAACGCTTCTGTCATATTTCCTACAGCGTCAGCAGTTGGAGTTACTTGAGGATCAATACCTTGAGCATCCAAAGTCTTGACACCAGAACCAGGAATAGTTAGCATATCTGGTTCTGTGCTTTCGTTGTATCCATTTTCTAGTGCTGGTACTATAACGGCTGAACGCATGTGTGGATTTTGTTCTAAAAATACTTCTCTCTGTTGTGGATTCATGTTTTTAACAGCTTGTATCAAAGCAGGATTATTTTTTTGCTTTTCTTGAATTTCTGTTTTTGATAACTGTGTTGTTGGACTAGACGCAACAACATCTGGTTCAGTATATCCTGCTCTTTCCATTTGTATTTTTTGTATTTCTTCACGATCAATTGTTCCATATTCTTCCATGTTTCGTCTTTCTACTGAACTCAATGGGGCAGTTGTAGTAGTTTCTTTTCCGCCCGCTGTTCTTCTAGTTCTTTCTGGTCCATCAGGGAGAGAATTCTCTCCTATAGGATTTTCAATCAATATGTTTGCTGCTGCTGCGAGTAATCCACCCACAACTATAAGTGGAGCAGCAACCGCCGCCGTTGTTCCAGTTGCTCCGGCTGCTACAGCAGTTCCAACCAGTGATGCACCAGTTACCAATGCTCTGGCAGCTCTACGAAATAAACCTGGCTTTGGCTTTTTATTATTAGGTCTTCTATTATTTCCGCCATTTCTATTTGAGTTTACATTATTTAAATCCATATCCATATCAGGCATAAAACCGTTCATACCACCACTCGAATTGAAAGACTCCATCTCCTTCAATTGCGCTAGAATCTGCTCTAGTAATTCTACCTGTTGATTGGCTAATGATTCTCTGTCAGTGCCAGATACAAAAGTCTCACCTCCTTCAGCATTTTGTTGAGATATAGTAGCTTTAGAAGTATTAGTAGCTTTAGAAGTATTAGTAGATGGGTTCTTTTCAATTTTTTCAATTACAGTATTTTCTGATTTTGTGTTCTCTGACAAGCCTGTCATTTGTGCGACTTCTGATAACGCTGCCATTTGAGATGCTCTTAGATTTTCATCCTCTAGATCTCTTCTTTCTTTTTTTATTATACTGTTAGCGGTGGGCTTCAATCCAAACATTTTTTCCAAGGTAAACGCTTGTTTCAATGAATCTTTGACGCCAAGTCCTTCGTCTGTTTTCATAAATTTACGAAAAACACTTCCGGTTATACTTCCTCTTCCTGCATCTTTTGCTAGAGTTTTCTGTGCCTTATCTAGACCTAAATTTTTAACAAGAGCATCGCCCTGATCTCCTGCAGAGAGTTTTATTTTTTCAATTTGTTTTACTAAATCTTTAATCGCTCTAACATTTGACTTACCTGTTTTTTCCTGAGCTTCTGCCATTTTTTTGATGAGAAGGCTCAATTCTTTTTTTGTATCATCGTCTGAATCTTCTAATATACTTTGTACTGCTTCTGTGTTATCTCCTAAATTTTTTGCCATAATAGAAGATGCAGATGAAATTTTGTTTTTTGCGGACAGAGAAGATTTACCAGGATTGATGGCAGTTCTAATAGTTTCAACAAGTGCCGTTTTACCATCTTTAGTAAAGCGATTATTATTCTCAGTATCTTGCACATTAGCACCAGAAAATCCTTCGTCTAATATGTTTTTGCCTGATATTTTATATGACATTACTGTTTACTCTGTTGTTTATCTGCTTTCTTTTTTAGATGTGTTATTAGCATACCAACATAAACTTCTCTTTCCCAAGGCATCATATTTTCCAATTCAGTTAAGCTATAATGATGCTCTTGCATTAACAAAAAATTCGTTTTGTAATAGTTTTCCATCGAATCTTGAGAAAGAGTTAGGCGAAAAAATGATCATATCCGTTGATCATTATTTTATTTCTAGTGTTACACTCTGAGCATTCATAATCTACTTCATGTATTAACGCCGGAATATTTTTAAAAAATTCTGATGCTTTGTTAATTACTTCAACTGGCAAATTGTCAATAAATTCTATCATTTCCTCTGATGTTTCATCTGCAGGGTTTATAACTTCTTCGCCTTGGTAGATATAAGAAATAGAATTTAGCAATATTTCTATATCATCTAATTCATTTTCTTTCATTTGAATTTCAGCAGAAGGATACTTCAGTACAATGCCCGTTGTCTCTGATAGTTCTATTTTTGTTTCGGTATTTTCTTGATCTCCTACTACCTCAAACTCAGATACGTCCATCTCATAATTTATTTGATTGTTGCAGTTTCCACAGCTCAATACAAAAGACTGTTCGTTGCCAATAGATTTTGTTCTTAATTGCAAGAAAGTCCATTGCAATTGATACATTGCTAATTTTCTTGCATCTATCTCGCCAAAAGAACAATTTTCTACTACTTGGCAACAGGCAGAATACATATCTTCCATGACTTCTGATGCTGCTGCCAGTGTCAAAATTTTATTTTCTTTCACTAAGAAAGGTCTAAATTTAATTTTATCTTTTATGCCTGGTATTACTAAATCAAATGTTGGCACATCAATTACGGGTAAAGCCATTATAATCTCCAATAATTTACATTAACTTGACTGTGAAATTCTTCTCACAAATTCTTCTAATACTGTTAATTCTGTTGTTTCGTCTGTCACTTCTTGTTCCCGAACAACAGTTGTTCCTACTTCATCGTAAACTCTTTCCCAATACTTAGCTGAAAAGGAAACAGACATACGTAAAAACCCAGAATTACTCCATGATACTGGTGTTATATTTATTAGCTTTGGTATAGCTTCGTATATTTTCCATTTAGCTATTACGTTGTCTCTGATATTTAGAGATCTTACTTCTAGATCTGCAACAGAGTTTTCATAGAACGCAATTTCTTTTGATCTAGGGTTTACACTTGCTTTTATCCAATTTTCAAAAAGTTCTCTGCCCTTCCAGTCCTCGTCAATCAAAAAAGTAAAAACAATATCAGTTGACAAGAACTCAAGATTTTGTGTTCTGTATTCTGTCCATGCACCTATTTTTATGGGCAAATTAGTTGCAGAAAATCCTGGTATCTGTGCTTCTTCGCAAAATAAAGATAGTCTTCTTATATCTCCGCCATCTGGTTTGTAATTTCGGGGAAAAGAAAAGGTTGCCTCAAATCTATCAGAACGAGGCGTATGTTGTTTTCTTATATCAGAGATAAAAGTTTTTAGATTTGATTGGGAATTAGCCATTGATTATGTCTCTACTGTCTCTGTATACTTTTTGTAGTGAAGCGCCTTCGAAGTTATGTGTCGGCAAAAATATTGCTGCTTTCCAATGTTCTGGATTAATTTTAAAAAATCTACTGTTCACTTGGCTATACAAATATTTTTTAACAGATGGCTGAACTTGAGGAAACTTGCCAAAGTTTTTCAGCAAGCTCCAACTCACTTCTATCTTACTTTTTTCTGATATATTTTTATCAGTGTAATTTAGAAGTTCGCCTAATAGTTTTGCTCGCTGTAGATAAGGTAAGTAATGCATGTTGATGCCCACAAACCCTCCTGATATATCATCGAAGGGCAAGCAAAGTGGAAATTGATCCCAATAAGGAAGAGTGTTTTTGTGTTTAGGATCATAGACATACATGTACATGTTGCCTGGTTCAAGCCTAGTTACAAATTCTCCCAAGTCTGTTTTAGACGCATCGCTGAATGAGTCTATGTTGCTCGCAACTTTACGAACATTATCTTGATACCACCTAAACGACCTGTCTTGATCGCCAGCGTTGGTTCTTATATTTTCAAAAGGATTAGCCATACTCTTATTTATAATCAGATTCCAAGTTCTTTCTCAGTAATAATCATAAATTCCCAGTTTCTATCAAGACAGAATTCTTTAGCTGCTTCCCACTTTGCTAGATTTACGCCCCACTGTTTGACTTCGTTGATGAATCTTTTTGTAGTTCTTTTAGGTTTTTTGGGTTCTTGTGTAAATCGTTTAGGCTTTACTTCAACTAAACAATATCTAACCTTGTCTTTGCTTCTGACTTTCACAAAGAAGTCAACGAAATATCTGTGTACTTTGTTGTCTAATGGTGAACGATAAGGAATCACAATTTCTTCTGATCCCCACTCTAAAACTGAGCCACTAATATCACACCAATTCATGAACTTGAGTTCGTAGCTAGAACGATAAATAATTTGTGTTACATTGCCTTTGTACTTTGCAGGATTTCTTGGCTGAAATCTGCCCGAATAAACTTCTTTTGAATATGTCATCTACTGAATCTTTTTCTGTTATAAATAAATAAAAATAATACACTATTTATCAAATAGGAAATTAAAAAATGGCCACTATAGTTACAAGAGCGAGTCTTCCAAGAGCCCTTACCACTGAGGAAATGGATGCTAACTTTACTAATTTGAATGATGAACTGGCAGCAGTCGATTCTGCTGGTAAACTTGATGCAGCAGACGGCACTGCAACAGGAACATTGACCGCAGAAGATATCGTTGCAGATAATGTGACTGCTGATCTTAAAGGCTACGGCGAAGCAATGCTGACTACTAGCTCCGCTTCAGGTGCAATCAGTCTAGATTTATCTGCTGCTAATATATTTAAACTAGAATTGGCCGGAGATGTCACTGTAACATTTACAAATCCTCCTGAAGCAGGTTCTACTTCTGTAGCAACAATTATCGCAATTCAAGATGGCTCTGGTGGACACTCAATTACATGGACAGATGGAATTTTTGCAGGCGGCGTTGCTCCTCCTGATTCTACAGGAGCAAACGAAGTCGATATATGGACTGCTTTCACATATGATCAAGGCACTTCATATGTGGTTTCTTTATCGATGAAGGATGTTAGCTAATGCCAATTGGTAAGTTTGGATTAGAAAAAACCTGGAGAGCTAGTGGTACTGGTACTACTACTGTTAATACTTCTGGTAATTTTGATGTGCCATTCGGAAAACATGATATCACAGTAGAGGGTAAAGGTGGCTCAGGTACTGCCGCTGTTCCCTCTAACGTTGCATCTTATAATGCCCCAACACCGGGCAACGTAGCGTCTTATAATGCCCCAACACCGGGCAACGTAGCGTCTTATAATGCAGAGTCTGGTGGTAACGTTGCTACTTACAATTCAGAAGTAGCCGGCAATCCTGCAACTTACAATCCTGAGTCAGGTGGAAATGCTGCAACTTACAATGCTGACACGCCTGGTAACCCAGCAACTTACAATCCTGAAACGCCTGGTAACCCAGCAACATACAATGCTATAACTTACAATGCACCGACTTTTGAGCCTGGAAATGAGTCTGGTGGCGGCAATGTAGCGTCATTTAATTTAGCATTCTTTAGTCCAGGAAATCCGACTTATAATTCAATAAGTTACAATGCACCGACTTTTGAACCTGGCAATGTGTCTGGTGGTGGTAATGTTTCTGGTGGTGGTGATGTTGCATTTAGTAATCCACCTACGTACAATGCTGTAACGTATAATGCACCATCGTTCGAACCTGGCAATGTGTCTGGTGGTGGTAATGTAGCGTCTTATAACTCTCCTACTAACACTCCGGGCAATGCGGCATCGTATAATGCACCATTGTTTGTTCCGGAGATTATATATGGCCCAGGATCTGGAATACCAAACGATCCATCAGTATATGAGCCTGGTAATCCGACAAGTTATAATCCACCAACATCAACACCTGGCAACCCAGCATCATACAATCCTATAACGTATAATGCACCATCGGTAACACCTGGTAACGTATCTGGTGGTGGTAATGTTGATTCGCCTGGGACAACAAACTACACTCCGACAACTTATAATCCAATAACATATAATGCACCTAGCGTAGTGCCTGGCAACCAAGTAGGCGGAAATTTTGCTGGAAACAATTCAGGAACCTTTTCCCCAAGCAATCCAGCAACGTACAATCCTATAACTTATAATGCACCATCGATAGAGCCTGGTAACGTATCTGGTGGTGGTAATGTTGCGTCAAATAATTCTCCTACTCCAGGTACTGTTGCAACTTATAACTCACCAATAGCTGGAAATGTGGCATCATATAACCCACCTACCGGAGGGAATGTAGCGACATATAATACAGGAGCGAGTAGTAATCCTGCGACATATAACCCAGAGATACCAGGAAATCCTGCTACATATAATGCAGAGGTAACAGGAAATCCTGCAACTTACAATGCGCCTGATGGTGGAAACATAGCGACATACAACGCTGCTCAGCCAGCTGTACCTGGAGAACCAGCAACTGCTATGGGAGTAACTTTACCTGGATCTAATGTCGGAGGAACAGATGCTCCGTTCACTCCTCCACAAAAAGTATCTTATTATGACTATCCAGATTCAGAAACATATCCAGTTACTGTGCCTGATGGAGGCAATGTAGTCATAAAAAGTAATTGACAATTAACTAAATATGTTATAGAATTGTATATTATTTAAAAGTGAAAAATTATGACTGCAATAAACAAGTATGTTGGTGAGTTACAGTGTTACGCTCACATGAATCGAGCTTTCACAGAAGAAGAAGTCGAAAAAATTCGAGAAATCGAAGAGCTTCAATCATTTCAAAAAGGCACAGTTGGTGGCAAACTAACTGGTGCTGCATTAAAAAAAGCCAGAGATTCTGACGTATTCTTTATGGACCATGACGATAATACGGATTGGTTATATCAAAGAATGTCTTATCTAATAGCACAAGCTAATAAAGACCACTTTTTATATAATGTAGATGATTTTGGTCCAATGCAGTATACTAAATATCAGATAGATGGTCATTATACATGGCACTGGGATGTTTTCTTTGGCTGGCAGAAAAACACAAGAAAAATATCAGTTGTAGTATTTCTCAACGAACCTGAAGATTATGAAGGCGGAGAATTTGAAATAGTCACTAATGGAAATCTAGATGAAATCAAACAGTTAAAGCCTTTGAAGGGCGATGTATTGTTTTTTGCATCTTGGATGCCACATCGAGTTTTGCCTGTAACTTCAGGCGAAAGAAATACACTTGTTACTTGGGTAACTGGTCCTAGAGAATCGTAATGTTTAATTTTTTGAAAAGAAAAGAAAAGCCAATAATTGAATTTTATTGTCATCCAAATGTTGAGGGTACTATTCCAACTCCTAGGCCAGCGAGCAAACATGTACCAGACTGGTTTAAAAGTATACCACCTACAATGCCTGGGCGTGATGCTAGAAATAGAAAAGGACTCACTGCAAAAAAATGTATGCCAATGCTGGATGCAATGACACTAGGTTATGTTATACCTCTGTGCGGCGATCTTGGACTGAAGTCTTCTGAAGACTGTAATACAATTGAAGTTTTTAATCCTGATGAGCTTAAATTGGCAGAGTTTCATGACCTCAATCAGTTGGGGCCAAAAGCTCCAGGAATGCCAGCACCACCTGTAAAATTTATTAATCATTGGGTGATAAAAACAGCACCAGGCTGGAGCACCCTAATAATACCTCTAGTCAATAATAGTCTTGCAAATCCTCACTTTACTTGTTTAGGAGGTCTAGTAGACACTGACACCTATCCAAAAGAAATCAACTTTCCTGCTGTCTGGCACACTCCTAATTTTGATGGTTTTCTACCTGCAGGCACTCCATTGGTTGTAGCTATACCTATAAAAAGATCTTCTGTTCCGAGAGAATGTGTGACTAGACCAATGACGGATAAAGAATTTAAAGACATTGATATCATACATCGAAAACAATGTAATAAATTGCATGTGTATACCGATGAATTGAGAGAGAAAAGAAAATAATGTTTTCAATATTTAAGAAAGAAAAAGATATCGAGTTTGTAGACGTAACTAGAAATGCGTATTTAGATTTTCCTGTTATGATGGCTAAAGATGTTCCTGTGCTAGGAAAAGACGAAAGAATAGAGAAGTTTGGAGTAAATAAATTTGTACATTGTCCTGGTATGGTAGATTATGCTAAACTAGGTTACGTAATACCTGCTTGGTGCGATATGCGAATTAAAGCAAATAAAGCAGGAGTAGTGGCTACTATTGGAGACAACAGAAGAGGCACAAGAGGATTTCATTTACCTAAAAAAATGGATCAAACTATTGTCGATGGAATAATAGAACCAGAAGACGGTGTTCCCTTGACAGTTCTTCATATAGGCGCCCCTTGGAATATTTTTGTAAATAAAAATATATCTGCATTACTGATGCCTGCAGTTTATCATTCGAAGGTTTTTGATGATTTACATGTCTGGCCAGGAGTAGTTGATTACAAAAATTTTACTACTGCTAATTTAATTTGTACTCCGAAGCGCAAGTGTGAATTTACAATTAAAGCAGGCGAGCCACTCATACATGTGATACCTTTTCTAAATACTCATTTAGAAGCTGGATATGGTCCAGGAACTGAACAACAGGTAGATAAGAGTAGAAATACTATACTAGGAGGAGACAGTCAATATTACAGAAAGTTTCTTTCTGTAAAAAAAATATTTAGACTGGAAAAAGAAGAATGAAAATATTTGTTAGCATAGTATCTTTTAGAGATCCCTTATTAAAATACACTGTTAAAAGCCTGTTAGAAGAACAGTCAGGCGACAATGAAATTATAATAGGCATATTCGAACAGACAAAATTAGAAGACAGTCTTGTTACTATCGATAAAGAGCTAACAGAGAAGCATAATATTAGATATAAGCGAATTGATCCTGAGTATGCAGCAGGAGTAGTTTGGGCCAGAAAAATAAATGCAACTCAAATTGAAGATGAAGACTTCTTCTATCAAGTAGATTCACACATTCTATACGATAGAAACTGGGACAGATACTTGTTGCAAGATTGGGAACTCGCTAGACAAAAAGCAGAAAGTAGTAGAGTAATTTTGACTGCGGCATGTTATATTTACACGCTCGATGAGGACGGCATTCCTAATAAAGTAACACATAAAGATAATCCATACACCACTTCTTCTAAGTATTTTACTTTCCAAAGACACAATAGATTACCTGCTGCTCATGGTGAATGGATACCTAAGACTGATGAGGTCATGCCAGCAATTCATATTTTTGCAGGCAATTTTTTTGCTCCTGTAAAGTGGGTTGATGATGTAGGGTATGACGCTAGAATATTCTTCGAAGGCGAAGAGCAATATATGGTATTAAAATCTTTCATACAAGGTTGGAATTTATATCATTCACGAGAAATGCATTGTTATCATTATGCAGAAGCGCACAATCACGTAACAAAGCACTGGATAGATCCTGTTTCAAACAATTACACTACCATGATGGCAAAGGGACTCTTGTATTGGAAGAAATTTTTAGAGAGCATATCCGAAGAAGACTTAAAAAAATATTATGAATATTCTGGTGTTGATTATATAAATGGTATAATTGAAGAAAGAGCATTCACCCGCCAAATCATAGATCCTAACGCAACTGGTACTCCAGACTCAGAAGACTAGTCTAACTTTATAATTCTGTTATAAATAAACAAGAAGTCATATTTAAAAACAGGAATTATAATGCCAGATTTTTTCACCAATCTAGTAGGTCAATTCGGAGATGCTCTTGAAAGTGGAGCTGAGGCTGTTTCGAATGCTGTTTCGGATATTGCGGATGAGGCATTCGACAAAGCTAGAGCATTAGGCAGTAAACTAGACGGAGAAAATGTCTGGGAAGACGATCAGCCTCTGACTGGTGACGAAAAAAATAGACTAGACAAGTATATTTTCTCATCTGCAACTTCGCTTGAATATCCTTTAAAAGTAGGCGAAGAAGATTCAAGAGCGCCAGAACAACTTCACAGCGTCCGTTTTAGTATTCTTGCAAGAGAAAATAGTAGAGTTGCTCAAGAAACTACCGGTCTTGGTCAAGATCTGGAACGAGAATGGGCAGGACCAGTTGCACCAAGTACGACTCTCGCAGAATCAGCACCTGTAGATGACACTGATCGAAACAGGCTATCAGCAGATCAAAGACGAGCAGTTGCCCTTCTGAGTTCTGGTGTAGCAGGCGCAGCTCTTGGACTTTCTGTCGTAGGATCAAAAGGAAATCTACCAGGAAAGGCTGTTTCTGGCTTACTAGGCGGCACATTGGCAGCTGGAGGCGGAGCTGCCGTGATAGAGAGTGTAAGAACTGTCAGAACCCTTGGTCAAATCAATCTTTTCATATCTCAGCCACCTATCTCTAAGTACAGCGCAAACTGGGAAAACAAAGAATTAGGAGCACTTGCAGGACTAAGTGACACTGAATTCAATATTTCTGATCTTTTGAAGGGCGCTGGAGGAGTTGGAGAATTAGGAATAAGAGGCGCAATTAAAGCAGCAGCTAACTTGCCTTCACAATTTGGTTTAACAGGAGAACTAGGAGCGGCTGTTGATTTAGCTTCTGCTAAGGTCGCTAACCCATACAAAGAACAACTATTTACTAGTATGGGATTTCGTCAATTCGCATTTAATTATAAATTTGCTCCCAAAAATTTACCAGAATATGAAAATGTAAAAAGGATTATTGATCTGTTTAAGTATCATATGCATCCTGAAAATGATCCTACCGGTCTATTCTTAGAATATCCTTCTGAATTTGAAATAGAATATTGCTATAAAGGAAACAGAAACAAACATCTAAATAAAATATCTGCGTGTGCTTTAACAGACATAAAAATAACATATGGCAATCAAGATGCTTTTACTACATTTATGGGAACAGATGGTGCACCAGTAGAAATTAATTTAGAGTTAGCATTTACCGAACTTGAAACCCTAACCAATAATAGAATAGCGGATGGATTCTAATGTTTTTTAAAGCAATGCCACGATTATCTTATAAAGCTGGCGATAAAACAATACTATCAAAAGATATATTCAGACGAGTTGGTCTGGATAGAAGAATAAATAGTAAATTAGCATTACAAGCATATTATGTAAAAGACGGCGAGACGCCTGAAATGTTGGCGAACAACTTTTACAGCACCTCTAAATATCATTGGATATTATTAACGGTCAATGATATTGTAAATGTAAACGAAGAGTGGCCTAAAAGCCAGGCGCTACTTTATGATTATGCCCAACTAAAATATGGAACAGAGAACATTCTCAATGATCACCATTATCGACTTACTGCTAACACTTCGATTACAGTAGATTATGATGCAACTGCAATTAATGACGGAACAATACAAGCAGTTTCAAATTTAGATTATGAGATAGATGAGAATGAAAAAAAGAGACAGATATATATTTTGAAGCCAGAATTTTTGGCACAGTTTGTTACTAATTATAAGAGTTTGATGGCACAATAAAATGGAAGAAGAAGTTCTCATACATGCGGGTGACTTTAAGTTAGAAAAGTTAATCATCTCAAGTCTTAGCACTGAAACATCTGCTGATATTACAGATTTTATGATGGAGATAAATCTCTATGAGGACTTATTTTCGCCCTGCATGACTGGCAACTTAATTATAGCAGACGCAGCTAATCTAATATCAAACCTTCCTATTTTAGGAAACGAATACATCACAATAAAACTTAGAACTCCTTCACTTGAAGATAGTCCAGAAAATGTGATAGAAAAAACTTTTCAGATATATGCTATCTATGATAGAATCTTGAATGATGATAGATCTCAATATTATAACATTTCATTCATGTCTATTGAAGGATATGAACAGCAAACAACTACGATAACAAAGTCTTACAGCGGTACAACTGATGCTGTCGCACAGAGCATATATGAAGAATACTTAGAACTCGACAGACCTTTGGTAATTCTTGATACTCCTCATACAAGAAAAGTTAAGTATGTTTCTAATCATTGGTCTCCTTTTAAAAATATGAATTTTATAGCAAAAAAAGCAAAAGGATCTTCGTTATTAGGATCTGATTATCTTTTCTTTGAATCAAATAAGGCATTTTATTTTACAAGCATAGAAAGTTTAATATATGCACAGAGAAATGAATCAGTCTTTGATGAATATGTTTTAGAAAGAGATGGTGCAAAGATGCCAAGAAGAATAAGTGATTTAGGTTTTGTTGGCAATAAAATGCCAGATGATATGACTCGGATTGAAAATCTAAAAATGCTTACCTCTGTTGATGTTATGGATGGAAACAACAAAGGAGCATTTTCTTCTAGTCTAGATGGTTATGATTTGTACACAAAAAAAATTGTGAGTAAAACATTTGACTTTACAAAAGACATGAACAAATTTTACAAGACTGGTCCTACAAACATAGTACCATCAAATATAAAAAGAAATCCATTAGCAAAAAAAGATTTTTACTCTTTAAACACTGGTCTATATAACGATTACGGACTAACAGACGAAGAAGATTTGCCTGATGGATCTACAGCAAACTATACAGTAGACAGAATTCTTTTTAGACAAAGCTATCTTAATTCGTTTGAAAACAATAAATTTTTAATGACGATTCCTGGTAGAACTGACATACAAGTAGGCAACTTAATAAGTCTATTGCATCCGTCTCCTGAGCCACCATCTGATGATTTGACTGCGGTTTTAGATCCTATGTTGTCTGGTCTTTATATTATTTCAGCTATTCGACACAAGATAACTTCTGATAGACATGTGATGGAAACAGAATTGATAAAGAATGGATTATCTTCTTCCCCTGAAAATGGTAATCTTGAAGGAGAAGAATAGATGTATCCTAATTTTAAATGGTGGATAGGTGTAGTAGAAGATAGAGCTGATCCCGCTCAGTTGGGTAGATGTAAAGTAAGAATCATAGGTTATCACACCAATAATACAACTGATTTACCAAAGAGCGAATTGCCCTGGGCAGTTCCTATGATGCCTATGACATCTGCCAGTATCTCTGGTGTAGGAGAAACTCCTTCTTATGTCGAAGGATCTACCGTAGTCGGTTTTTTTAGTGATGGAGATGACGAACAAGTTCCTATAATTTTTGGCACTCTTCCTGGAAAGCCAAGAAACAAAAGAGATCCATCAGAAGGATTTGCTGATCCTCATGGAGTATTTCCTAGAGAAGGCGAAAATGGTCTTAACGGTCTTCAAGAATCAGACATGTCAAGACTTGCTAGAAATGCAGTTGCAGAAGGTCATTTAACGCTAGTTAATAAAAGAGCAACTCGTCTAGGTGAAAAGAAACAACCAGACCCTGAAGCAAATGAAGTGCCAAGAGCAACTGCTCCTCGTGTAACGTCTATCAGTGAAGATATACCAGGGGCAGTTTATGATCGAGAGATGTGGGAAGAGCCTCATCCAAGATTTGGAGATACAGATACTGGTGATTATAATGCGCCGAATCAAGTACCAAATCTGAATGGCAAGACCTCGGCATATCCTTATAACAAAGTAACTGAAACTGAAACTGGCCATGTTTTTGAAGTAGATGACACACCCAACAATGGTAGAATACACGAATATCATAATGCAGGTACTTTTTATGAGATACAGGCAGATGGATCTAAAATTACAAAAGTTGTCGGTGATGAATACGAGATAACTCTGCTGGACAAAAAAGTTTATGTTAAGGGTACATGTGATGTTACTATTGGAGGCGATGCTAGACTTCTAGTGACCGGAGACATGTATCAAGAAATTGGCGGCAATTTATATACAACAGTAGGAAAAAACCGAGTTACTAAAATTGTAGGAAATGATTTGACAGAAGTTTTGTCAGGACAGAGCACCAACGTCACTCGGGATTCTTCTTTTAAAACTACTGGCAATCATACAGTAAATATATCAAAAGATTATACAGAAACAACTGTCGGTAATAAATTTTCTTTTGTGGCAGAAAGCAGCAGATCACATGTACTGAAAAGCACAAGTATTGTCTCGGGACTAGGAGTTAAAATTCTTAGTGCAACTGGCAATCTGAAACTACTAGCGCCGATTGGAACATTAAAGGCTATTAGTTTAAATATGTCACTTAAGGCTACTTTAAATCAATCTATCACCGGTTCTGTGCAGCTAGTAGAAGCAAAGTCGTTGCAGACTCTATCTTCATTAGGAGCACAAGTATTGACATCAACGGCACAGCAGACAGTAGCACCTGCTAGAAGTATTATAGGCAACACAACCCACACAGGAAACTATACTGTGATTGGTGTTGCTAGTGGCACTATAGTTAGACAAGGCGCAATTGTACTAGGAACACATAGACATCCAGCTAACATGACACCACCGGTACCGTAGGAATAATATATGAGTTTATGCGGCGCAACTGAAAAACTAGTAGAACTTACTGATAGTTTTTTGACACAAGACGAACTGATAGATAAAGTTATCGATGAGCTTCCTATCACTCCTGCACAAGGCCAGTCTATTCAAGATGCAATTGAAATCGCTCTTATTGCAACCGATGCAGCGGCTTTGCAGTCTTTAGTCACTGCAAAAATAAAAGAACATCTTCCAGAAATAGAAGTGCCAGAAGAAATAAAAGGACTTCAATCTGATATTCAGTCTTTTGCTTCTGACATTTTAGCAGCCAAACTGGCAGCGGAAGATATTGCAAACGAAGTCAATAATTTAAAAACAAAATACAGCGGATTAGATTTAGGAGATGTTGATATTCAAGATATTCCTAAACTCTTAAAACAAGGTGCTCTTGATCTGAATAATCTTTGTAAAAAGATACCTAACTTCGAAGAGGACGGTGCTGGATTTGTCTTGAAAGGTACTCCAATAACTACACCAAATTCTAGTCCTGTGTTCGATCTATTAGGAATAGAAATACCAGAAATACAAGATTTTGTTTATAGAATACAAGAAGTAAAACAAGCGAAAGAAGAATCTTTTATTGACGTAGAACTCCCAGAATCTATAGGACTATAACAAAAAGAGTTATAAATACTAAAATGGCAAACGACACTCTTAAAGTATCTAGACTATATAAAGATTTGGACTTAGCATTTAGTGCTAATCCACTGACCAGTGATGTCTCCAAAAAAATAGATGCAAATGCAGTAAAGCAAGCAATCAAAATATTAATGCTTACTAATTTCTATGAGCGCCCATTTGCTCCTCAAAAAGGAGCTAATTTAAGAGGGCTCTTGTTTGAGCCAATGAGTGCAAACTTTGCCAGCGTAATTGAAAGAACTATAACTGATTTAATTGGAAATTACGAACCAAGAGCTAGAATTCAGTCTTTAATAGTAACTCCCAATTTTGATACAAATGCGTATGAAGTAACTTTGACATTTTTTATTGTAGGTATAACCAGACCTCAAACACTTACGGCCAACTTAAAAAGATTAAGGTAGAACAATGGCACAACTCAATGTAACAGAATTAGATTTCGATCAAATAAAACAGTCTTTAAAAACTTTCATGCAAGCGCAAGATGAATTTAGAGATTACGATTTTGAGGGTTCTGCGCTGTCTGTTTTATTGGATACGTTAGCTTACAATACTCATTACAATGCTGTCCTTGCTCACATGATTGCAAACGAATCTTTTTTAGATTCCGCCATAAAAAGAAATTCAGTAGTCTCTATTGCAAAGTCTCTCGGGTATACTCCAAGGTCGAATAGAGCTGCTACAGCATATGTTGATTTTTCTGTAAAGCCTGCTTCATCTTATACTAATATTAACTTTACTCTTTCTAGAGATACTGTTTTTACTTCACGTAATGGCACTACTTCTTTTAATTTTTACCCAGAGTCAGATGTCACTGCCGTGCTAGAGACTGTTGATGGGGTAGATAAATTTGTCTTCAATAATCTTGCTTTAAAAGAAGGCACAAGAGTTACAAACAGATTCTTTATAGACTTAAATACTGTTTCGGGACCTCTTACTATACCAAATGAATCCATAGATACCAGTTCTTTGCGTGTTAGAGTTCAAACTTCTAATACAGATCTATCTATTCAAACATACACGTTGTCTACGGGCCTTCTAGATTTAAAAAGCGACACCCGAGCATATTTTGTAGAAGAGGGACACGATGGAAAATATATCATTAGATTTGGTGATGATGTATTTGGCAAAAAGCTAGAACCAGGAAATATTGTAATTGTAGATTATCTGGTCTCATCGGGCGAAGCTGCCAACGGAGCTAGATCTTTTAGTGTCGCAGGGACATTGACTGCTGATGATGGAGCCGAGCTAGACAAAGAATTGAAGTTTTTTGAAAACACAGTTAGAGCTGCAGGCGGATCTGCTAGAGAAAGTATCGATAGCATAAGAAAAACAGCTCCAATCTATAACCAGACAAAAGAAAGAGCGGTAGCAGCATCAGACTATAGAAGTCTTATCCTCGCAGAAAATCCTAGCGTTCAGTCGTGCTCTGTATGGGGAGGAGAAAATAATGATCCTCCTATTTATGGTAAAGTTTTTATTTCGTTGGATCCTGTTCAAGGCCAAATCATTACCGATGAGCTAAAAGACAACATTATAAACACTCTGATTTCTCCAAGAGCTCCCGTTGCTGTATTGCCAGAGTTTGTTGATCCTGAATATACCTATATAGGTTTAAGAGCTGGTATTGTTTACGATCCATCAAGAACATCTTTGACTTCTGGGCAAATATCTCAAGCAGCTAATACTGCAATTATAAACTATTTTAATACTGATTTGAATCAGTTGAATAAAAACTTTTACTACTCTGCTGTACATAATGTAGTTAAAGCTGTATCAGAATCTATTGTTTCTGTAAATATAACTCCAACTTTACAAAAAAGAATTACTGCAATACTTGGAGAGAAAAGTAATTACAATTTTACATTTAATAGCAGAATACAACCCAGAGAACTGCATAGTACATGGGCAAATATTAAAGTAACAGATACAATATATAAAGTTAAATTTCAAGATGTTCCAAATTCAGGTGTTGTACCTCCTGCTTACAATGGCACGGGAACGGTTTTCCTTGTAGATACAAGTGGAACTAGAATAGCAAATGTGGGTACAATAGACTACAGCACAGGAAAATTATCTTTAAATGGAGTCAATGTAACTTCATTGTATGGTAATGAGAGTGAGTTAAAATTTAGAACTAGACCGCATGATGATTCGAAAGATATTGTAACTAGTACATTAACACGCCAATCTGACGTATCAAACGAAGCAGTGGTTGCAAAGCCTTCAAAAAATACAATTCTTACTCTTGACAATAGTGTATTTGACAGCACTGTAGGATTAAGAAAAGGATTGGAAATAGTAGTAACGACTGAAACCGAAGGTTATTAATGGCACATCAAATACCAGAACATTTAAAATATGTATCTAGTATCACTATTGTAGATGGTGGTTCTAGTTACAGTAACAACAGCGATACTCCGCCAACCATAACAATTACTGGCGGAGGTGGTTCTGGTGCTACTGCTACGGCTTCGGTTTTTGATGGAGTAATAAACGCAGTAAATATAACAAACATAGGCACAGGTTATACAAGTATTCCTACTGTAACAGTAACGGATACAGAAGGAGGATCAGGATCTGGGGCTGTGCTTGAAGCTGTTCTTGCTTCTGCTATTGCAACACCAACAGAATATGAAGAGAAGAGCAGTGTTGGTGCAAAATATACTGTACCAGAATTTATCCGTGAAGAATATTCTAAATTTGTTTCGTTTATTGAAAAGTATTACGAGTATATGGATTCAGATGGCAATCCTGCAAATCTTCTTTTAAATAAAAAGTATTCAGATTTAGATGATATTAATGATGAAGAACTTAATCAAAGAGCACTTGAACTAGCTAAAGATTTTCCTCAGATACTACAAGCTGACAGAAAAAGTTTACTCAAGAATATAAAAAGTATATATGAATCTAAAGGTTCTGCTAGATCAATTAAAGCATATTTTAAACTTATATACAATGAAGAAATCGAAGTTATTTATCCCAGTAAAAATATACTACGTGCTTCAGATGGTATATGGCTGCAAGATTCATATGTTTTTGCTTCTACGGGTTATAACAATTTTGAAGTTCAAAATTTAAATGGAACAATTGCTGATTTAAAATATCATGAAACGGTGGGCTCGTTAGATTTAATCAGAACAATTCCCATAACTATTCCTCAAGTTTCTAAAATATCATACACTTCTCCGCAAGTTTATTCTCTTCAAATAAAATTGCCAGAAGGAATAACTTCTATTCCCGGTCCAGGAGTAGGAGCAGAAGCAACAGCAACAGTATCCGGTGGTAAAGTCACAAATATAGAAGTGACGAATGGTGGCTTACAGTATTCAGCAGCTCCTGCTGTAGTGTTGTCTGGTGCTGGCAGCGGCGAAGATTTCTCAGCAAGAGCAGTTTTGACTGATGGAGTTATAACCTCAGTTGTTATACTCGATGCTGGTTCGGGTTATACAGATGGAACTTATTCTCTTACATTCGATACTTCTAATCTTCGTACAGTTATTGTTGACAGAGGAGCAAGCACTGATCTAGAAAATATTAAAGCCTATGTAGATCGTTGCTTGACGTCCGTATCTGCTGCTCCGTATACGGGCATAATAATAGCTACTAGAATTGTTGTTGGTAGAGAATATAGAATTGTTACTTCAGGATCAAGCGACTTTACTTTGATCGGCGCTGAAGACAATGACATAGGAACAGTTTTTACAGCAACAGCATCAGGTAGCGGCTCGGGTACAGTTATTCGTACTGGAACTCTAGATGCAGGATTTTCTATAGGACAAATCTATAGAATCAACGAAATAGATGGCAACAACAATGCTATAATTCGAATTCAATCTATTGATAATAGAAATGCTCCCACTGCATTTTCAATTATAAATCCTGGAAGACAATTTACCGAAGCAGAATTTAACGTAGGAATAGGCTCTAATTTACGAGAATCTGTTATTCTAACATTAAACACTGGATATCTGTATGCAGAAGAAGGTAAGTTTAAAGACGATAGAGGCAAACTTTCAGACGCCAACCGTATACAAGACAATTTTAGATATCAAAGTTATTCTTATATAATTAAGTCCACCCTGCCTGAAAGCACTTGGAAAAAAAGATTTAAAGACATAATGCATCCTGCTGGCATGGAAGTGTTTGGTGATCTAATTATCAAACATAATGTTGGTTTTGGTCAATTCTTTACAATAGAAGCTGAAGGATTACATTTACACGAGTTTAAGACTGAAGACATCGTTACTTCACCAGATGTCGTAACAATTGTTGTTCAATGGGTAAGAGCATTCCCAAATCTTGATGATAACGGATTTGATCCAGTAGATCCAGACAGCGAAACAGTATATACAACAGATGCAGAATCATTCAATTTTGGTAAAAACCCTGTAGACATAGCTACTACGAGTGATGATTACGCAGACGATTTATATGTAGAATCAGACTATTTACCTTTTGCATATCATGGTCCAGGTGTATTCAAACTGATCAATAAAGTGTTGACATCACAGGCAGAAGCGTCAGAGTTGTTGAGTATAGCAATGGATTATTCTAGGTCATTTGCAGATACTTTTACTGCGACCGAATCTTTTTCTGCGCTAGTTGAAAAGCCTTTCACTGAGGTTGTAAATATATCTGAAGTATTTGATTATTCATATTTATTACAAAGATTCTTCTCAGACACGGTAGGAACGTCTGACGAGTATGACAACTCTCTATATGTTGAGCTAGGGTATTTACCAGATTTATACCATGGTCCAGGTGTGTTTAAACACGTGGATAAAGTCTTTTCTAATAATCTTACAGCAGGTTCAACATCTGTTATAAATACAACTAAGCTATTTACAGAAACAAAAACAATTAGTGAAGAAGTAGTCAAAACAATTTCTTTACCAAATTCAGAAGATATTACTGCATCAGATTCTGGTGTAGCAACCATACAAGACTATGCGCCAACATACTTTGCTGAAGATTATGTTGGAGCAAGTTACTCTTTTTAAACAACGGAGAAACAAAATGATCACAAATGAAAAAACTAAGGCCACTGGAATGGTTAACATTGTTGTGTCTGACAGCAATGGTAAAGTAAAGCAAGAAGTTACTGTTCCAAATCTAGTAGTTACTACTGGACTGAATTTTATTGCATCGAGAATGGAAGGCACTGATGCTGACATTATGTCTCACATGGCAGTAGGCACAGACGATACTGCTGCTGCTGTTTCTGATACAGCTCTCTTAAACGAAGAAGCACGAGTTTCATTAGATAGTGGAGAGGCTACTGGCAATGATATGGTATATACAGCTACTTATCCTGCCGGAACAGGAACCGCTTCATTGACTGAAGCAGGTATCTTCAATGATGCTACAGCTGGCACTATGCTTTGCCGTACCGTATTTGCAGTAATCAACAAAGGTGCAGCAGATTCAATGACCGTCACCTGGACCATTACAATCTCTTAATAGGTAAACATAGTGGCTATTTTATTAACTAGACTGGCTAGAGTTGAACTAGCGAGATCATTTGTTCGAGAAGTTAAAAATGTAATAGACTCGGAGACTAATAAGCTCTATGACTATTATAATTTTGCACTTGCCAGAACTACTGCCTGGACAGATGAAGACGCTCCAGAGACGGCATATGATTCTCAGAAGTATATTAATCAGTTTAGAAATAATATTTTGTTTACACAAAAAGTTAATCCTTCAGATGTATGTAACTTAATTGAAAAAAAAGAATGGGATACGTCAGGTACCACAGTATACGATCCGTATGATGATGACTATTCTATTGCTAATCCAGCTCCTTCTGGAGCAACTACTTTAGCAGATGCTGACTTTTATGTTTACAACGAAGCAAACTTTAGCGTGTATAAATGCATAGACAATAATGGCGGGGCTTTTAGTACAGATGCCCCTGTCCTTACTACAGATGTTATTTTTTCTACCGACGATGGTTATAAATGGAAATTTATGTATCAAGTATCGGAAGCAGATCGAAATAAGTTTGTAGATTCTAGATATATTCCCGTCAGAAAACTTACCACAGATAGTCCATCATACGGAACTCTTGTGGGTGAAGTAAAGTCTATTACAGTCACAGATGGTGGGGCAGGTTACACGGCAGCTCCTAATGTTTACATACAGGGTGACGGCACAGGTGCCGCCGCTACTGCAACGATCAATGAAAGCGGCGAGGTTGTCTCTATAGATATTGATGTCACTGACGGAGAAACCTTTGAAGGACTAGGTTATACTTTCGCATTTATTCAATTCGACAACGGAGACGATGCGGAAAACGAAGGCTTTCGAAGTGCTGAAGCAATTGTTAATTTAGGAGATGCTGATCCAGAGAATACTGTTTTACAAAAAGCGGTAGAAGATGCAGCTATTGAAGGAACAATAGATAGAATAATCATTCCACCTGGCGGCGGAGGTAACGACTATGTTATTGGAGACACTTTTGTTAAAATAACAGGTGACAGTGTTCTAGAAGAAGATCAAGCAGCAGCTACAGTTAATATAGCAGAAAATTCTGGTTCTATAACGTCAATTGATGTTGCTGATGTAGGCGCAAACTACACATATGCAGACATAACTTTTGTTGACTCAAACGGCGATGAAATTCATACTGCTGAAGATGATCTTAGCAAAAAAGCGACAGCCAGGGCAATCATTTCTCCTATACACGGTCACGGAAGTAATCCTGTAAAAGAACTTTTTAGTACAACAGTAGCAATAGTATCTTCTCTATCTGACAATACCAATAGAGATTTGATGGTAGATAATGATTTTAGACAAGTGGGACTGATTAAAAATATTTATGACTATGATGAGCAAAATATATGGAGAGAAGCGACAGCTACATCTTGTTTCATAGTAAACATAAATAGTGCTGACTCAAATAAATATGATATTGATGACATAATAGTTACAGATTTAGGCGATTCTGATGAAGGTAGATTTAGAGTAATACAAGTTGTCGAATCAAATCGTTCAGATATTGTTGACGAAGGAACTTTTGATGTATACTTACAGTCAATAGTACCAAATATAAAAAATGCAAGCGTATTGACTAACATCACACAAGACATATCGTCACTCGGTATAAATAGATATGATCAACCAGAGATAAGCACTTCATATGGCGAAGTTGTTTACATTGAAAATAGAACGTCTATAACTAGAACGGCAGATCAAGTAGAAACAATTAAAGCAATAGTACAATTTTAGGAAAAAATAATGGCCCTCAATTTAAGTTCTTCACCTTATTATGACGATTTTGATCCACAAAAGAACTATCATCGTGTTCTTTTTAAGCCTGGCGTTGCGGTTCAAGCTAGAGAGCTTACTCAACTTCAAACAGTGCTTTCTGATCAATTATCTCAGCTGGGTAGCTTTAGCCTTAAAGAAGGCGCAGTCATCAGTGGCTGTGAGCAAAAAATTGAAAACTTTAAATTTATCAAAATTCTTGATGAAGATGCCAATGAAGATCCTGTAGCTAATGCAGATCTAGCTTCGTATGAGGGTGCGATTCTAGTTGGACAAACAACTGGACTACGAGCAAAGATTCTTACACACAAAACTGGTCAAATAACAGTAAGCGATACTATCAACGCAAAAGCCTTATATATTGTGTATGTAGATGAAAATGCACAAGCAGCAGACTTGACTGTAAATCAATACAAAAGATTTTCTCAGGGGGAAACACTTACTGTAGAATCTGTGAACCCTAATTTAAATGGTAAGACATTCGTAACTCAAACTACACCTAGCGGATCATATGGAAAAAGAAATTTCTATGCGGGCGTAGCTCCTCACTTAACCATGACACCTGGTATAATATATGCACTAGGTAACTTTATCAGAACTAAAAACTTGTCAGTATTCATTGATAAGTTTAGTCCATCAACTGATAAAAAAATAGGCTTTATAGTAAATGAAGCTATAAAACAAGCATCAGTAGATGGTACGTTGTACGATAATGCCAGAGGCACATTCAATCAAGGAGCTCCGGGCGCAGATAGACTGGAGCATACTGTATCGCTCATTTCTTATAATAAAGATACACAGGTAGCGGATAACTATTTTCAGATTGCAACCTATTCTAATGGTAGAATTATAAGGTCTGATATTAAAAATGATCCTCTAGGAAATCTTAGAGATATATTAGCACGAGAAACATATGATCGTCATGGTAATTATGTTTCAAAAGGTATGCAAGTATATTTCAAAGAGCATCTCCGTTCTGCTAAAGGCAAAAATGGTGGAATATTGCCTCCTGCTGCGGGTGGTGATGCAAGTAAACTTGTTCTAGGAGTCAAGGCTGGTGTAGGAAGCGTTTCTGGTTATCCTATAGAATTGTTACAAGATATTGAAACTTCTTTTGACAAACCAAGCGCAACACAGACAGAAGAAACTGTATCACAATCTACTACGTTTGGTAATTATGTAATTGTCGATGACGTTTGTGGTGCATGGGACACAGATGGAGCTGACGAAAACGCTAATGGCATAGTAAATTTACATAGCGTTGAATCTAATGGAGTTTCAGGTGCTGCATATTCTAATACTTCTGTGCCTAGCGGTATCATAGGAACTGCAAAAGTCAGACACATCTCTTTGCAATCAGGCACTCCTGGCTCTGCATCTGCTCAATATAGGCTTTATCTTTTTGACATTAAAATGTTTGATGGCGACTTCAGTACAGTCAAATCTATTTCATATGAAAATTCTAAAGCAAATGCGTTTGCAGATATTGTTTTAAATGATGCTGGTGTCGCTCAAGTTTATGAAAAAAATTCAAACAAATTACTCTGGAATCTTCCTTATCGTTTCTTAAAAACTTTAAAAGCAAATGAAGGTGCATATAGATATAATTTTAAATTCATAAAAGAATTTGATGTATCTTCTGCTGCTGCTGAGACTGGAGAAATTAATCTTAATTCTACTTCATCAGATCAAACTTTCTTTTTTAGCACTGAAACAATTGGTGGTGTTGAAGACAGCGTTTCTGAATCTGATGTAAGAAATCACATAAAACTAGTAGCAACTGAAACTTTTGATATAGATGGCACTACAGTAGAAAAAGGAGAGTTTATTGATGTTGTCGGCAAGGTAAGAAAAACCAGTGAAGATCGTTTAACTATAACTCTAGGAGCTTTAACAGGCGCCGGTCCTTATAGTGTTAGAGCATATATAAATATGCAAGTAGAAAATACTGCTCCTTTTTCCAAGTCTTTCGTAAAAAGTAAATATGTCAAAATAAAGGCAGACGAGAATGAGAATTTTGGCTCTAATAAGTTTTGTCTAGGTGTACCTGATGTATTTAGAGTAACAAGTATAACAGCGACATCGAATTCTGATTATACAACAAATGCAAGAAACGTCTCTGAATCATTCAAACTTGACAATGGTCAACGAGATAATTTCTATGGGTTATCATATATTGTAAAAAATTCTAGCAGCACAATAGACCTTACAGTAGAAAAATATATTACTGTGAAGTTTGATTACTTTGACAACGAAACTATCACAGGACCATCTTTTGCTTGTTTAGATTCTTATCCTGTTGATGACACCGGAGACGAGGGAATCAGAACAGAAGAGATTCCTCTTTACGTGTCTGCTTCATCTGGACAAGTTTTTGATTTAAGAAATGCTATTGACTTTAGACCTTTTATGAGATCTACAGTCACTCCTTCTTCTACGGTTGCAGGTGCACCTGAGAACCCAAGTGCATTTGAAGAAGTTAATAGACCAGAAGTAGGTTTGACTAATCCTATTCCTACAGCGACATTTACAACTGATTTAGAGTTTTACTTAGCTGAAGCATATAGAGTAGTTGTTACTCCGTCTAGAGCAGTAAAAATTATTAAAGGTCTTCCTTCTGTATCTCCTAAAACACCTTCTTCTCCTGAGGGTGCTATGACGTTGGCTACTGGCGTATTGCCTCCATATCCTTCTCTTTCAAAAACAGCTGGAAGAAATTTTGGACGTGAAGATTTATCAATGTCAATTGTGCCTGTCAAAAATAAAAAATACACGATGAAGGATATTGGAGCACTAGAACAAAGAATATCAAATCTAGAGTACTATACTACTCTTACTCTTTTAGAGAAAGAGGCAGGAAAAGTAGTTATTGCAGACTCAGATGGTATTGATAGATTCAAAAATGGTTTTCTTGTTGACTCTTTCTCTAACTTTAGTGTCAATCATGTCAATAATCCTGACAATAAGTGCTCTATTGATACCAGAAAACGAGAATTGAGAGCTGCCTTTAGAACTTCACAGATAGGCTTTAAACCTATAGCTACAGGATCTACTGCTGGACAGTCTGGTTATTTCTGGCATGTTCCTTATAATGAAACAATATACACACAACAAACTCAAGCAAGTTCATATAGAAATGTCGTGGGTGAATTGTTCATAACTCCTCCTCCTGCTACAGAACAAGAAGCAGAAGAAGTTGCTACTGAAAATGGTGGGACTGGCGAAGACGTAACAGAAACAGAGCCATCTACGAATGACACAGAATCAACTCAGCAAGGAACTACTCCAACTGCTCCTAGCTATTATCTCATTAGATCAAAAACAACTGCAAATGAAGGCGATACATTTACTATAACTTTAGAAACTACCAATGTACCGGAAGGCACAGAATTAGGATATACTGTATTTGGTACTGGTATCACAAACGCAGACTACACTACAGTTCCTACTACAGCCAGTGACGGTACAGGAACACTTACAGTAGACGCAACCGGTTCTGCTTTTTTGACAGTTACTTTATCAAGTGATTTGAGCACTGAAGGACAAGAAACCTGGGGTATTACACTTTCTGACATAGGAATATCTGCAAGCACTTCTGTAGTGATTAATGATACTTCTATCACTCCAGGAGAAGAAGAAGAAGTTGAAGACACTACTCCTGTTGTTCCTGTCGCAACAGGACCGTGGACGGGAAGTTTGAATATAGATCCTCCTGTTTCTAATTTCATAGATACCAATTATAATGGCGAGCCACTTCAAAACGTAAACGGTGAATATGATCATCTGGTTCAGGGTGATGTTTTTGATGACGATGGAATTCGTTCTGGGTGGGAATTGGAATGGTCTAACTGGGAATATGCAACTAGTACTATAGGCGGACAAGATCCTGGTGAAAACTTTGGAGATTCCGCAGATATAAACAATGCAGTAGAAACTCCCGACGGGCTCTACATTCCAGAATATGGTGGCACTTGGGTTAATCCAGGCACTTTGCCTCCTAGCTCTTCTACCGTGTGGGAAACAAGAGAGCTTGATTATGTATGGAAAGGAAGCGAAACAGTAGAAGATCTCGTAACTATTCCAGTCGATACATTAGCAAGGGAAGAAAATCTTGTTCTACAAGTATGGGGTCTTAAGCCCAACACTCTTCATACTATTCTAGTTGATGGTAGACCATTTAAAACCAGCACTAGCTTTCCTAACGGAAGATTTTCTACGGGATTGATATTACCTGCAGGACAATTTAATACCGGCGCCATAAAAATTGAGATTACAAATCACAATGATGTATCTCAAGCAGATTCATATGCGGTTAATTATTTTTTATCCGCTCATTCGGTACAAAAAACTGTTGTAACAAATTTAACTACTAGAGCACCAAAACCCTCTTATTCAGTAGAAACTCAAATTAAAAGCAACACATATTATACGAATAGCAATAGAGAAGAACAACAGCGTCAAGAAGAGGCTGCTAACCGAGCAAAATTAGCCAGTGGCAACAAAGATCCCTGGGTTCAAGTTCATACTCTAGATAATCAATCTCTAGTCCGGGCAGATAGAGTTCCTATTGAGCAGCTGGACATTAGTGATGAAGTTCTTGGTGTAGAATGTGGTATACCAGCCGGCTTAGATGGATTAACTACTGGTATTTCTAGGGCTGTGCTACAGAGACCAGACGGTAGTAGATACAGTGTGGAAACAGACGATCCTGGCTGCGCTACTTATAACGATTACTTGCAGAATCAAGCTCCTGCCTCTGTAAAAGATCAGCGTGAAGTGTATACTGAAATAGATACTACAGTTACAGGCACCGTTCAGGCTGCTACTACAAATGTAATTCTTGTAGACGATAGCGGAACTATTGATACAGATACTGGTTCAGTTCAGGTTATTGATGCTACGTTATACACACATGAAGATGCAGATGAAGATGCTCCTGTAATCAACACAAGTACAGAGACAAATAGCATAGGCGAAACTAATATAAGATTAGATTCTTCTACCACTAATAGCGATTTAGAAACTACAGAAGTTATTAACATTCCTAATGCTGTTACTGTAACTGGAATAAACGATCTAGGAATAGATTTGGCAGCGATTGCAGCTCTTGATTTTAATATTTCAGAAATAGATTTATTCTGTGGTAGTCCTGGTCAAGATCCATTAGCACAATCTTTCTTGGTAGAGGGTTTACCTGGTGGTATGTTTACAACCTCTGTCGATGTCTTCTTTAGAAATAAGTCTTCAGAAGAAAATAACAGCGGCATCACTCTACAGCTTAGAGAGATGATAAATGGAATACCAGGAACAGACATTATAGCAGAAAGTCACAAGTCTCGTTCTGAATGCCTTGTCAGTACTGAAGATGAAAACGGCAATATAACGTTTAACTCTACTAACTTTAAATTTAGTGGCCCCGTTCACCTACAAAATAATACTGAGTACTGTATAGTGCTCAAGCCAGACGGAAATGATCGTGGTTATGAAGTTTGGATAGGTAAATTAGGAGAAACTAGAAAAGGTTCTTCTGAGATTATAACAGAACAAACACATTCGGGAGTTCTGTTCACATCTGCAAACAATAGAACCTGGTCTCCGCATCAATCTGAAGACTTAATGTTTACTGTACGCAGAGCCAGCTTCGCAGTGGATCAAGATTACATTGTAAATACTGTGAACAAAAATATTGACTGGATTAAGTTTGATGCAGACGAGTGGGATCGTACTCCGAATTCAGCTCTAGGTACAGATGGTGATGGTAATCCATTGACACCAGCAAGTTATTTTTCTACAGGCGATTTTGTACATGGTTTCAAACCAACCATAACCAATACAGGAACGCTTTATTCTGATGGTACATATAATTTATCATTTGATAATACTGGAACAGGCGGCAGCAATGCAGCTGGAACTTATGAAGTGTCAGGCAATGAAGTTACTTCAGTGACAATTACGAATCCTGGTACTGGATATACATCTGCTCCTACTGTTTCTCTTGCAGCAGGAGCATCAGAAACTAGTGAAACAGCTAGAGTAACGCTCGCTTTAAATCGTGCTAAAGTTTCAAGATTTGATAGGCGTCTATCTACTTACGAACTAGAAGTTACTAACGGAAGTTTCGTAACAGGAAACTTAGTTGGTAATGGAAAAACATTTACCAAGATTTCTGCGATCGAAAACAGAGATTTGACTGCTCATGTTATTCAATATCATTCTATCAATCCAGATGAAATTGGTACAATTACTCCTAAAATTGCTTTGACTAAAAAAGATGCTTCTACTGCAAACACTACACTAACTAATGCTGTTTTGCAATCAACAATAGAGCTTCCTGAAGTTAAAACTGTATACAGTTATTCGAATGAAATTGCAAGAGATGGAGAAAAGACTGCTAGGCTGCAATTTACTCTGAGAACAACTTCTAATAATGTCAGTCCTATTCTAGATTTAGCGGCACTTGATATGTTAGCCGTTGCTAATAAGATAAACAATACTTCAGCAGAAGAAGAAACACGCTCAGGCGGTGATGCTCAAAGTAAATACATAACAAAAAAGGTTATCTTAGCTGAAGGTCAAGATGCAGAAGACTTGAAGGTCTTCTTAGAAAATGCAATTCCTTCAATATCAGATGTTGAAGTATACGCTAAACTACAGAATGCAGAAGATGACGGAGATTTTTCTAACGATATATATTGGAGAAAATTGGAAGTAGAATCTTCACCATTTATTGCAACAACAGGTCTAGCAGAATACACATATAAAATTCCAGAAAAATCTTCTGGAACGTGGGGCGTTGATGGCGACACAGGAATATTTGAATATGATTTAACACGAGTTGATTCTATACCAGTGTCGTCAGGTGGAACATATGTTTCAGCGCCTATTGTTAAGATCACTGACGATCTTGGTGTTGGTTACGGAGCATCCGCAGAAGCAGTGATGACCGGTACTACAATCTCTAAGATTAGAATTACTAATCCAGGCAGAGATTATACCGCAGGTAATATTTCAGTAGAACTTATAGGAGGCAGTCCCTCAGTAGACGCTGTATTAGGAACTCCTACAGTATCGACTGTTACCTACAAATCCTTCAAACACTTTGCTATAAAGATAGTACACTTGAGTGAAAACAGAGCTATATTGCCTAAGACAAAATCGCTTAGAGCGTATGCACTACAGGTATAATTATGAGTATAAATAAGTTTGTAAGAGTAAAGGACGATATTACGATTGCTAGAGATGTTGAATCAAAGGCAATCGTGAACATAGACAATTCTTCTCTGGCTGAATATAAAAAGATAAAAGAAAAAAGACTTGCAAAAAGTAGAAAAATTCTTGAATGTGAAAATGATATAAATACATTAAAAGATGAAGTCACCGATATTAAAGACTCGTTGAGATTAATACTAGAAAAGTTGAATTCTCGGGAATAACTAAATGGCAACAATTACATTAAGAACTGTTAAAGGTGTTCCTTTATCTAATACCGAGGTTGACGACAACTTTACTAATTTAAATGACGAAAAATATGAGTCTGGCGATGATGTTAGTTTTGGTAATATGTCTGTTTCCGGAGAAAGTACCTTTAGTACAGCAGCGGCGGTGAGTGCTGCAGGGAATAATCAGGGAACCGCTACTTCTTTATCTGAAAGTTATAATATTGTAACTACTGCCACAACAGATCAAGGAGTTATTTTACCAAGCGCATCAACAGGAAAAACTGTTAAGGTCATAAACGCAACATCAGAAAATATTAAAATATATCCAGCATCATCAGAAGCAATAGATTCCTTAGGAAGTAATGTCGCTAAAAACTTGGCACCTGGTGCTAGTTTAGATTTAGTATGTGCGTCAGGATCTCTTTGGAAATCTTTATTGCCTGTTGTTGTATTTGACTCTTCTGGAACTCAATTAAATTAGGAATAAAAAATGCAACCTATACGTATTAAAGCCTCATCCAGTCCTATCAGTTCAGGGAACTTTGAAGGACTTCAGGAAATGTCAGATGCTCAGATCAATCAGTATCTTTCATATGTAATAACAAACAAATTTGCAAGTGATACAGACGGTACTGGCACAGCAGAGCTTAATGTTGACACATCAAATGCGTTGACTGGTACTAGTATTGGTACTTGGACAAACCAAATCAGAGATGACGCAATCGGAACTCATCCTACTGATGGCGCAACTACAGATACTACTTACTACTTTAAGCAAGTAACCGCAGCGGCTTCTGAAAGCATTACTAATCGTCCAGTAGGTTACGATTCAGGTATTAAAGAATTCTCTGATGCTGCACTAGACACTGACGTTTTGGATAAAGTAATTGAAGACATGGTGACAGGCACAGGTTACACTGTAGGTCAATACAGTCTAGCGGCATCTGCTCCTGCTGGTGGTACTTGGACGTCAAGATACACAATCACAGACAGCAATCAAGGTGGCAGTACTAATCTTTACTTGTGGCAAAAAACTACTCCTACTACTTCTGCAAATGAAGACTTAGCATCTCTCAAACTTGACGGCACAAACGTTAAGATGATGTCTGCTGCTGAAATTGAGCAGATGGTTCCTAACTTCAGAAATAGAATTATTGATAGCGAGATAGGCACATACAAGTTGCAATCAACAGCTCCTGGTACAGGTACTTGGACTCAGATGGGCGATTCACTTGTTGATACTAGACAAGAAGTTGCATCAGAAAATTATGCAGGTACATACACTGGCTCGTTCTCTGGCGGATATGTAGGAAACTATGTAGGCAATTTCAGTGGCAACTATGTAGGCGACTATGTAGGCAGTTATGTTGGTGCAAAAACTTACACGGGTTCTTATACTGGATCATTCTCTGGAAGTTATGCAGGTAACTATGTAGGCACATCTGCATATGCAGGAACTTATGCAGGAACTTATGCAAGAACTGAAGGATACACTCTATTCTACTCTGGATTTGCTGGCGGTACTAATTTCTACACTGGATTCTATACTGGTTATTATACTGGATTCTATACGGGTGCAAAGTCATACACTGGTTTCTACACCGGCGCTTATAATAGAAACTTTTCAGGTAACTATGTAGGAACTTCTGCTTTCTCTGGCACATATTCGGGAACTTATACTGGATACTATTCAAACACGTTCTCTGGCACTTATATTGGAAGCTATAGCAACGACTTTACAGGCAATTATGCAGGTGATACTATCCAAGCTACTACTGAGAATGTATCTACTGTTAAACTCTGGCTGAGAACAGCTTAAAAAATTGACTATATAGTATTGAAGATTTATTATTTGGAGTTACATTATGACAGATTTAAACGTTTCTTCGGACACCTCTGTAAAACAAGTGTCCGAAGAGATTACCCCTAAAAAGAAATATCTTAATCCTTATTGGTCTAATAAGGAAAATAGACACCTCATCGTTACTATTGAGCAACCTGATGGCAATCATAACATTGCTTCTGTAATGGATCCTGACGGCACTAATCGTGACATGAAGGCAATCTTAGAACAATACACAGAAGAAGAAATTGATAAAAATACTCAAGACGGATTAGATCGCCGTAATGAAAATATCAAACAACAAATGGAAAGGCGTGAGTCTCAGCAAGTTAGAGCTAAACAAGAAGCATTGTTTAATTGTAAACTTGAAGCGTTTGAAGTAGAAGGGATTAAAAATTCTAAAAACGCAGAACTAAAAAGAAAGATTCGTAAGTCTAAATCTATCATGGAAGTTCAAGCATACGCTACTATTTTGTTGATGAAGGAAATTGAGAATGGCGAAGAAACAAACTAAAGGGTTTGTCATTGTTGCTTCTGTCAGGAAAGGTTTTTATCGTTATGCAAAAGTTCTTGCTGAATCTGTAAGAGATTTCTATCCAGAAGCTAATATCACTTTCTTCACACACGAAGAGTGGGTAGAGCCTGAAGACTACACTCTGTTCGATAACATCGTGACTGAAGGTATACCACGGCACATTCGTGCTAAGTTGTGGGCGCTCAACAAAACTCCATACGACATTACTTGCTATCTAGACGCTGACATGATGTGTGAGCACGAAGATATTGTAAATGTATGGGACGAGTTACCTGATGATCTAGATATTGTATTTACTAAGAATCGTCCCTACAATGCTAAACTGACTAAGTTAGCAGAAGGCGAAGAGATGACTTGTCACTGTGGATTTTTTATCTACAGAAAGAATGAAGCGACAATGGATCTCATGGGTGCATGGTACACTGAGTATCTAGCACAGTGGGAACCAGACTATGACATGCAACATTATCCAGAAGATGCTCGTAAGTGGGACACATTCACTATGTGGCGTCTACTGACTTACGGCGAAAAAGGTGTGAAGTGGGGATATATCAAAGAGCCTGATGCTCGTTGGAACTTTGTCAATGGATACCACTTTGAAGAACTACAAGGAACCGATGTCGTTCTTTATCATCACACAATTCCTAAAGACAAGTTAGACTAGGAGTTTATATTATGAAATGGATTAGTATTAATAGTACTGAAATCTCAGAAATTTTAAACTCTTACAGCGATTGGTTCTTTGGGCAAGACTTATCTGATCTAGATAAAATTTCACATCACGAAGGAAGGCATCAAGGATTTACTCTGCCTAAAGGATGTAGTCTAGAACATTTGCAGGAAATTATAGAGAAAGATGCTGAACACATCGGCTATCCTGAGAAGACTATTTCAGTAGACATTGCTTCAGAAGAAAGAGTTTCGTCTGAACACAAAAGCAAAGTACGAGAACTATCTACTAACCTTTGCTCACTTCTCGGTGCTAGAAATCAAGCAGTCAATGTGTACTATCCAGAAGGCGGATTCATGGGATGGCATAATAACTGGAATGCATCTGGTTATAATATTCTGTTTAGTTACTCTGAGAAGGGCAATGGCTTCTTTAGATACTTAGATCCTGTGACTAAAAAAGTAGTCAACATGCAAGACAAGCCAGGTTGGACATGTAAGGTAGGTTACTTCGGAAGAGGAAGAGAGCCAGACAAAGTGTTTTATCACTGTGCAGGCTCTCATGAAAAAAGAATCTCTTTAGGCTTTGTCATACCTCACTTAGAAATGTGGCAAGATATGATTGAAGATATATCAGGCGAAGACGCTACTTCTTATCAGTAAGCCTGCTTTTTAATTCTTTAATCAGCGATTCTTTAGATTCTATATTGTAATGCTTAATAAGTTTAAGAAACTTTGCTTCATCATTTGATTCTAAGTCTCTTATATGCTTTTTTACTAACTTTTGATTATATTTTTTTCTAGGAGCATTTAAAAACGAATCAGCTATTTCATGCTCTTTTGACACATTGAAATCAATACCATCTAAAGAACGATCTTTTGGCATTTTTCCTTTTATAAATTTTTGTTTGCCTGTATGAAAGTCTGCTATCTTTGTCATTACTTCTTTCCAATAGCCATAAATCTGTCAAAGAAAACTTTACCTTCCCAGTTATAATAAAACTGCTCTACTTTTCCTTCGTAGAGTGGTTTTGTTATACCAGTATTCTCTAAGTGTTCTTCGTTGTTAGACACACAGTTGATACCGTACATTTCTTGAATCACATTACTAGACTGTAAAGCAAACAGACAGTCTGGATTTGCAGTTGTAAGTTCCTTGAGAGGATACATTTGCTCACACCCCAATGAAATAACAATGTCAGTATCAAGTGCATTGATATCATGAAACGCAAAAGGTATATCTAGATTCAAGTGATTGATATCCATGCCTTGATCTGTGTAGTGCTTGTTGAATACTTTAGACAGTTCTAATGCTTCTTTGTCAATATCAATCAAGTCCATATGTTTAACTTTGATGTTCTCACAAATCAATGGCACAAGAGGAAAGCCTAGCCAAGAATTTAGAACAATAATATTGTATTCTTTGTCTGGGTCTAGTTGTTTTACTAACTCTTCCATCAACCAGACAGCAGCATCCATTGTATTTGGATTCATTGACTTTCTAAAATCATCGTGTTTGTGGGGCATCTCATGCTCTATCTTATCTAGAGCTAAACCCCAGTATCTAAAGCTAGTCAGAAAATTCAAGTTTAACATCTTCAGGTCTCTCCATTGAATCAAATAAACACACAAAGGGTGTTTTACGAATTAAGTTTTCTTCTGTGTCGCTAGGATACATGTAGCCATAATTATAACTGTACACCCATCCTTGCGGAAAATATTTTATATGATCGTGATTGAATCTGTTGTAAAATAAATTGTCTAGTCCTCTATAATAAAAAAATATTTGACTAGGATAATCTCTTAACAGTTTCCAAAAACTTTTCATCTCTTCTGTATTGAGTACTTCATCGTTCCATCTCAATATGCTTGAATTTAAATCAGTATATTTGTTTGGAATATGTCTTGTATCTTTGTACATTTTTTCTAAATTATGCCAATGAGTGTGTACAAAAACAATTTTATCTTGACACGAATATTGTATAAATGCATCTAAGTTAGATTGTACGATGACATCTAAATCTAGAAATATTTTTTCACCTTTTTGTGTTACAACATTTTCGTCAAACAAGTAAAGTTTGTTCCACCACTTCTCATAGTAGTTATCTTCAGGGAATGCTATTGCTTCTATGTCTTTGTGTAAACCCTTAGGGTCTTCAGTCAAGCAATAGAATTTAAAATAACTAGTAGAATGTTTTTTACACTGTTGATAAATTTTATTGACATGCTTACTAGAATATTTTGTTCCCCATTTAACAGTATAGATATGTATCATTGCCAGTGTGCCAATAGATCAGGATCTGCTAGATCATCTTGTTTTGTGCTGCCTCTGCTCTTGTCTTCGAAAGGCAACAAGTCAATATTGAATACACAGAGAATAGCACCTGGGCGATAAGTATCTACCCGCAAATCATCTTCGTCCCAAGATCGTCCTCTATTGTATGAGTAAGCCATCCAACTAGGAAAGTGTCCCCATAGAGGCGTGTTGCTAAACTCGCCCCATCTCCAACTGTGATAGTTGTCTGTACCGTCAGTGAATGTGAACCAAATTTGTTCTTGATGCTTGAGAACATCTTTCCAAATTACTTCACACTGATCATCACTCCACACTTGACAGCTACCATTCGTATAAGCACCGTGCGCTAGTTTGAACTGTCGAGTTTTCATTGGGCGAGGATCTTGCCAGTGACTACGAAGTTTAGTAGGACGGTCTAGATCATATGTAATGATAGGACCCATATCGTTTTGAATGATAACATCTAAATCTAGAAAGACAAAGCGACCAGTAGGCTTATCTTCAGCAAAGTTATGAGTGTTGAAGACAAAAGTCTTAGGACGGTCCCAACAACGAGCCATACCATATTTAAAATTATCACCGCCAAACCAATACTTAGGATGAATGCTATCAATGTCAGGAAAGTCAATCACTTTGATATCGTCATCTAAACCTTCAGGGTGCTCAGTATAACAATAAAAGTGAAAGTCAAACTTATCAGGATCAGTATGACGCTTCGCCATGTTCTTGAGTTTGTTTACAAAGTGAGGGCCGTACTTAGTTCCCCACTTACAACACACGTAATTTACTCGCATTTCCATAACCTCAATAAATCTTCATCTTCAAGTTGCTCTAGCTTTATTTGACTTTTTGCTCTTGGGTCAGGCGTCAAATCAGTATTAAACACACAGAGTTTAGCGTCAGGACGATACGTTTTAGTTTCAATGTCATCTGGAAAACTCATTCCTCTGTTGTAAGAATACACCCAATCGAAAGGAATATTTTTCCAGAAGTTTCTCTGTCGCCAATAATGATAGTTGTCAGAGCCTTTGTAGAAAGTTTTGAAGACTATCTCGTCTTCAAACAATACTTCATGATATATTTTTTCACACTGTTTTTCATTCCAACACATCATACTAGAGTTAAAAAATGTGCCTCTAATATCAATAAACAACCTTTCGTGTATCTGTTTAGGATCTTGCCACTTAGAATGTACTATTCGTGGTCTTTCTGCCAGCTCATCAATGGCATCTATATTGTTTTGAATGATAACATCTAGATCAAAGTAGCACCACTTGCCTTCGTATCCTAGCCATTGGTGTGAATTGAACACAAGAAACTTAGCACGATCCCAGCAATAGTTTTCTTTGCCAAACCAATGATCTGGGTGAAGAACGCCGTCATCTGGAATAGGATGTGTATCACACTCTAGTCCTTCAGCGTCATCTGTGTAGCATGTGAATGTAAAAGGCTTCGTATAGTTCTTTTCAACCATACGATAGAGATTGTTCACATAGTCTGGAGTGTATTTGTCACCCCACTTGATGCATACAAAATTCATCATATTCTTTCTCAATGTCGGGAAAGTCAGCTTGCCCGTTTAATAATGCTATTGTTTTATCTGGCTGATATTTACCACCAGAAAATTTAAATGAGTATATCTCATCTTCTGGAAAGTGTTCGAAAGTAAAGTTCTCATGGTACAGAAATCTATCATCACCTGCGTATTTAACCATGTAGTAATCTTCGTTTTCTTTCCAGTAATTATATATATGTCTTGCATCTTCCCACAGCATCACACTAGAATTAAAGTTACTGAGATAGTTAAACGACCATCTAGCGTCTTTGTGATAAGGAAAGTTTTTATCTTTCCAATAAGTATAGCAAATGACTGGTGTGTTGTCAAGATAATCCCACAAATGATCTATATCTTTTTGTATGCGAACATCTAGGTCTAGATACAGAATCTTGCCGTAAGTATGAAGTTTAAATAGTTTTATCTTTTCCCAGTGACCTTCTATCTCGTTGTCTAACGGCAATGTATAAATATCTGGGTGAAGACCAGAAGCATCGTCTGTCACGCAAACATAGTTGTATCTACCTTGAGTAGTATGATAGATACGATTCACATCTTCTGCTGAGTACTTATCGCCGTATTTTAATAATAAAATTGTTTTCATAAAGATATTTATTCTTATAAATAAAAGAGTAAATTAAGGATACATATATGGCTGGCATACAAAATTTAGTTATAGATCAAGGCACGAGTTTTGAGATAACTATTAACGTGACTTTGGATGATGGATCAGAGAAAGATCTAACTGATTATACAGTCTCATCACAGATTCGTAAAAGTTATTATACTAATACTTATACTGAATTTACAACTTCAAAAGTAGATCTGTTTGGTGAAATTACATTATCTTTGAATCCAACTCAAACCTCAGCACTCAAAGCTGGTCGATATGTTTACGATGTTGAAATAGCGTCTGATGAAGAAACTGTTAGAATCATAGAAGGGATTGTAACAGTAACTCCGGAGGTAACTAGGTAATGGCAATTAAAGTTTCGGTTCCATCTAGCAATCCAAGATTAGTTTCTACAGTTGCTACTGGATCTAAAAGAGTAACCAGCGCTAAAGTAGAGCAGTTGGCAAATGTTGACTCAACTACTTTGGAAGATGGTTATACACTAGTGTATGATGAAACGACAGGAAAGTGGGTAGCGCAAGCGCAAGAAACAATAGTTGATATTGATTCTTTGGACGGTGGTACTTACTAAAAAAATTATATTATAACAAAAAAAACTATAGTTTGTAAAGGAGAAAAGCCAATATGGCAACTGTAATTCAGATTAAACGCTCGGCACTAGCAACGGCACCTACGACATCACAACTTGAACAGTCGGAAATGGCGTATGCACAAGACAAAGCTAATGACGGCGACAGTGCGATTCTATATATCGAATCCGTCAATAACGACAACTCAGCAGCTATTCACAAAGTTGGTGGTAAGTACTACACTGACCTCGTAGACGCTGCAACTTCATCTAAAACTAACAACGCTATTGTTAAGCGTGATGGTTCTGGTGCAATCTCTGCTGACGTAACGGGTGACCTCACTGGTAATGTTACAGGCGATGTGACTGGTGACCTCACTGGTAACGCTGACACAGCAAGCGCATGGGCAACTGCTCGTACTATTACACTCGCTGGTGATCTTTCTGGTTCCGTAGAAATCGACGGTTCTGGCGATGTTACTCTTACTGGTAGTGTATCAGGCGCAGAAGCAACTTCACTAACTGGTGATGTGTTTGCAAACGACGGTACTTCTAAAATACTAGAAAATGGTACTGACGGATCAGACGCTACTTTCACTGGTGCCGTAACTGGTGACGTAACTGGTAACGTAACAGGTGATGTGACTGGCGATCTTACTGGTAATGTTACTGGTGACGTAACTGGTGATGTGACTGGCAACGTAACAGGTGACGTAACTGGTAACGCTGACACTGCAACTGCTCTTGAAACTGCACGTACTATCGGTGGTGTTTCATTCGACGGTTCTGCAAACATCGATCTTCCTGGTGTAAACACTGCGGGTAACCAAGACACTTCAGGCAACGCTGCTACTGCATCTGCTCTTGAAACTGCTCGTGCAATCAGCACTTCAGGTGACGCAACTGGTACTGTAAACTTTGACGGTTCTGCTGATGCAGACATCGCTCTTACACTTGCAAACTCAGGCGTTTCTGCTGGTGACTACGGTTCAACTACTGCTGTTCCTGTAATCACTGTTGACGCAAAAGGTCGTGTTACTTCTGCAACAACTGCTGCAATCGCAACTTCATTTGACATCTCTGACGGTTCAAACAGCGACACTGTTGCTGGTGGCGAAACTCTTACTTTCTCTGGTACTACTAACGAGACTAATGTAACTGTTTCAGACAACGAAGTAACTGTAGGTCTCGTAGACAACCCAACTATTGGTGGTAACCTAACTGTATCTGGTAACTTGACTGTTTCTGGTACTACTACTCAGGTTAATACTACTAACATGGCTGTTGAAGATTCACTCGTAGCTTACGCTACTGGCAACTCTTCAGACGCAGTTGACATCGGTTTCTTCGGTAAGTTCAACGACGGCGCTGCTAAGACTACTGGTCTATTCCGTGATGCAAACGATGGCAAGTTCCATATGTTTGAATCAGAAGAAGACATTACTGGCAACACTATCGATAAGTCTGCAACTGGCTACACTGTTGCTACTTTGGTTGCTAACCTCGAAGGTAACGTAACTGGCGATCTTACTGGTGACGTAACTGGTGATGTCACTGGTAATGTTACAGGTAACCTAACTGGCGATGTGACTGGTTCACTCTCAGGCGGTACTGTTTCAGGTCTATCTGCTGCAATCGCAGTCGCAGACGGTGGTACTGGCGCAGGCACATTCACTAGCAACGGTATCATCTTTGGTAACGGCACTGGTGCAATGCAAGTAACTGCTGCTGGTACAGAAGGTAAAGTACTGATTGCTGGTTCAGGTGGTACACCTGAGTTCGCTGACCTCGATGGCGGTACATACTAAATAGTAGAAAGAGAGAGGGGAGTTCGCTCCCCTCTTTTACTTAACATATAACAGGTGATATTATAATGGAAAACGAAAACTTAGTTAATGCATACATTGCAAACCTTGCGAAGAGCGTAAATGATTTAACGCTTGAAAATCTTCTTTTAAAATCAAAGCAGCAAAATGCTGCTACAGAAACAAATGAGATTAGAGAACAAGTAAACAATCAAGCTCAAGATATTCAAGAGCTAAAGGACACTGAAGAAAAACTGAGAAATGAAATTTTTGATTTGCAAAGAAAATCAAAAGATGACGCTGAATTCATTGAAAGATTAGAAGGCGGCATCGAACAAGCTAACCAAATTATAGCTCAGTTTGAAGAAGAGAAAGATGGAGCACTAGCTAAAGTAGCGAGACTCGAAAAAGAAGCTAAACAAGCAGTAGTTTCTGCACCATCTACAAGTAAATTAAAAGAAGAAAAAGATACATTATTTAAACAAAATGTTAAGTTGCTAAAAGATTTAGATTATGCCGAGAACAAAATTAAAGAGCTTAAAACTAAGCTCAGAGAAAAATCAAAAGAGGAATCGGTAAATGGCGACAATAATCAAACCGAAACGGTCGGAAGTAGCGGACTCGATACCGAGTTCAGGTGATCTGGCAGTCGGAGAAATTGCACTAAACCCTACTGACAAAAAGATTTACACGAAGAAAGCAGATGGTACTGTTGTAGATATGAATCCTGGAGTAACTGCTTCAGACACAGATTCTACCCAAGCAGTTGAAAAGTTTACGTTTGCAGATACTAGTACTGGCAACATGTTTGTAGATTTTGATTCAGAGTCTGGAACAGCTATTGTTAAAGTATCTATTAATGCAGACCAAGACTACGGCTCTATCACTCAGGAAGTCGGCGACTTCAATGCAATCGATTACGGGAGTCTCTAACAATGGCGAGTAGAATTAAGTTTAGAAGAGGCACTACCACCGAACATGCAACTTTTACAGGTGCTGAAGGTGAGATTACTGTAAACACAACTAAAGATACTCTTGTGGTACATGACGGAGCTACTGCTGGTGGTTTTGAAATGATGAGAGCAGATTTAAACAACTTGGATAGTGGAACAGCTATTCCTGCGGCAAACATAACCGACATTGACTGCGGCACTTATAGCTAGGAGATTAAAAAATGCCAACAATATTACAACTAAGAAGAGGTACTACTACCGAGCACAACAGTTTTACTGGTGCAGTAGGTGAAGTTACCGTAGATACAACTAAAGATACTCTCGTAGTCCATGATGGATCTACACAAGGTGGCTTTGAACTTGCACTAGCAGACGGCTCAAACGTGTCAGTATCAACTGAACAAGTGCAAGACGCTGCTGCAAGTATGTTTACTTCAGCTACTCACACTAATATCACTGCAACGTATGATGATGGGGCTGGCACTCTTTCTCTTGCAGCAGCAGAGGGCTACGGCGACTCTGATGCTAGAGATGCAGTAAGTGCGAGTGGAGATCTTTCATACAACAGCTCTACTGGTGTGTTCTCATTCACTGAAAGAACTGATGCAGAAGTACGTGGATTAGTAAGTGCTTCAGGCGACTTAGCATACAACAGTACTACAGGTGTTATTAGTTATACTGAACCTACTATGTACGCTGACTCTGATGCTAGAGCAGCAATTAGTGCTTCAGGCGACTTAGCATACAACAGTACTACAGGTGTTGTTAGTTTTACTGAAAGAACTGATGCAGAAGTACAAGGACTTATCACTGGCGGTACTGGTATAGATGTTAGTTCAGGAGAAGTTTCTATTGATTCTACTGTTGCTACTAAGACCTATGCAGATAGTGCTGCGACAACTGCTGTAGCTGCTGTAATTGATTCTTCACCAGATGCTTTGAACACTCTAAATGAGTTGGCTGCTGCATTAGGTGATGATGCTAATTTCTCTACTACAGTAACTAATAGTATTGCAACAAAGCTGAATTCATCTGCTGTAAGTGCATTTGGTCTTACGCTTGTAGATGATGCTGATGCCGCTGCTGCAAGGACTACATTGGGTTTAGGTACTGCTGCGACAACTGCTGCAAGTGCTTATGCTACTGCTTCACAAGGCTCTAAAGCAGACTCCGCTGTTCAAGACTTAGGCGATCTTAGTATTACTGCAACAGCAGCAGAGATCAATAAGCTAGATGGTGTTACTGCTACTACCGCTGAGTTGAATTATGTTGATGGTGTTACTAGCAACATTCAAACTCAGTTAAATGCTAAGTTGGCTTCAAGCTCTTACACTGCCGCAGATGTTTTAAGCAAAATCAAAACAGTTGACGGTTCTGGTTCAGGACTAGATGCTGATTTGCTTGATGGTCAGTCAAGTGCTTACTATGCAACTGCTGCAACTGTGACAGCAAATAGAATTGATATCTATAATGCTGCTGGCACTCTGCTAAACTAAGGTAGTATCTTATGGCTATAGTAATAAAACCTAAAAGAAGTGAAGTGACCGGTGCGCCTACCTCGGAAGATTTAGAGGTAGGCGAAATCGCTATGAACTTAGATGACAAATCATTGTATTCAAAGAAGTCAGACGGAAGTATTGTCGAAATTGCAAATTTTTCTGTGGGTGATCCATCAGTTCAGTTTCCTTCAGGAGATTTAGGAACTTTGTCTGGAGCTTCTACAGATGCATTTGGACAATCTTTGACTCGTGAATACGATTCTTTAGATACTCCTAATGGAGTACTTACTACAGAAGATTTAGGAACACTGGCGTAATGGCATTATCAACAAGACAGGAACTAATAGACTATTGTTTGCGTAGGCTAGGCTTTCCTGTAATTGAAATTAATGTCGATGAAGATCAAGTCAACGACAGAATAGATGATGCAATTCAAAGATGGCAAGAGTATCACTTTGATGGAACTGAACGCACATATGTTCAGCACAGAATAACTGGATCTACTCTTAATTTAACTACATCGGTTGGCGATACGTTTACAAACAACGATAGAGTTACTGGTTCAACCTCTGGCGCAAGTGCATTAGTTAAAGGAGGAGATGGCTCCACTCTTACTATTGAAGATACAGCAGGAGAGTTTCAAGCAGGAGAGAGCATAACAGGATCTCTGTCTGGTTCTACTGCAATACTTGATACGACTCCTTATGTTGCAGGTGATATGGATAACAAATATATTCCTATCAGCAACGGCATTACAGGTATTGTCAGACTGTTTAACTTCGGCGGCGCTGCAACTGCAAACACACGAGACGGCAACCTATTTGATCTACAGTATCAATTCAGACAGAATGATCTGTACAATCTGATGGGCGCTGATATGATTTACTATTCAATGGTACAATCACATCTACAAACACTTGAAGAACTTCTCATAAGTGACAGACAGATTAGATGGAACAGAAAAACAGATAGACTCTACATTGACACTGACTGGGACAAGACATTCAACCCAGGCGACTATGTAGTAGCAGAAGCGTATGCTATATTAGATCCAGCAGAATACTCAGAAGTTTATGATGACATGTGGTTGAAGAAATATGCTACCGCTCTTATCAAAAGACAGTGGGGCGAAAACATGAAGAAGTTTGGCGGTATTCAAATGCCTGGTGGCGTTACACTAAACGGCGACAAAATATTTGAAGAAGCTATTACAGAAATCAATGCTATAGAAGACGAGATGCAGTCTCGCTACGAACTACCACCTTCGTTCTATGTAGGATAGTCTTATGCCTACTAACTTTTATTTTCAAAGTGGACTGACAAGCGGAACTACTAATGAGCAGCGTCTTGTAGAAGACCTTGTCATTGAGAGCTTGAAGATTTACGGCCACGATATTTACTATCTTCCTCGAACCCGGGTAAATACAGACGATATCTTTGATGAAGATACTTTGTCTCAGTTTACTCAAGCATATCCTCTTGAAATGTATTTTGAGAATGTAGATGGATTCGAAGGTCAAGGAGATCTGTTTACCAAGTTTGGCATTGAGATAAGAGACCAAGCAACATTTGTTCTAGCAAAAAGAAGATGGGAAGACTTGGTTCTGACATCAGGCGGCGTATTTCCTTTAGAAGCAAGACCGTCTGAAGGAGACTTATTATTCTTTCCTCTGACTGGTTCGATGTTTGAAATAAAACTAGTAGACTTTCAGAATCCTTTCTATCAATTAAGTAAAATAAATATATTTAAGATGCAATGTGAATTGTTTGAATATTCTTCAGAAGTTATTCAGACTGGTATTTCTATTATTGATAACATTTATGCTGAACAAAACATCGACATGTTCTTGTATCAATTCTTATTAGAAGACGACACATTATTACTCCAAGAAGATGGCACTTCTATTATATTAGAAGACTATGCTCTTACCAAGGCTAATGCAAATACTGATAATACTAACTTCATTACGGAAAATGAAGCATCTGATATTTTAGATTTCTCTGAAGTTAATCCATTCGGGGAGATTGGCTAATGTTTAAAGATACACAGTTCTATCATGAGCACATCAGAAAGGCTATTGTAGCCTTTGGTATGATTTTTAATAATATTAGAATTGAAAGACAAACTTCTGAGGGAGAGACTGCTCAAGTTATGCGAGTTCCTCTTGCTTACTCTACAAAACAGAAGTTCTTGTCTCGTATTGCATTGATCCCTGATGCAGAATCTCGTGGTGAAGTAGCTATAGTTCTGCCTCGTATGGGCTTTGAGATACAACAACTGACTTATGATCCTACACGTAAAGTTTCTCCTATACAAAGAAATAAAGCAGTAGGAGAAGGCGATAACACAAACACAGTAAGAACATCATACGTGGCTACTCCATACAATATGTCACTTGCGTTGTATGTGTTTGCAAAAAATCAAGAAGATGGTCTAAGAATCGTAGAGCAAATATTACCATTCTTTAATCCAGATTTCAATATCACGGTAAATGAGTTGCCTGTTCTTGGAATTAAGCGTGATATTAAAATCACAATGGATAGCATAGATTATGATGATAATTACGAAGGCGATTTAGCAGATAGACAGAGTATTATTTGGACTTTTAATTTTACAATGAGACTTAACTTTTATGGTCCAGTAGAAAATACTGGAGTAATTAAGGAGTCAATTGCCAAATTATATGAGAATGATGATTTGTTAGATGTTAGAGTAAAAAGTACATCGACAATAGGAAATAATGGTGTTGTAGATAAATCTCTGACACCTGCAGATGAATATGAATATATAACTAGTATACTTGAGAGTTTTGGTGACCCAATTGAATAATCCATTTGACAGTTTAGACGAAACATTTGACACAAAAGATAAGACAAAAGCTCTTGAGTCTAATCTAAAGAAGACAAGAGAAGAGAATAACTTGCCTGCTCCTCCTGCTGATGCAGCAAAGGACCTTGAAACTGATTTTCAGGAAGCAAGAGATATTCTGAGAAGGACTGCTGACTACAGTGAAGAAGCTATCAAAGGCATGCTACACATCGCAAAGAACAGCGATCAGCCTAGAGCGTATGAAGTCGCAGGTCAGCTAATCAAAGCGTTACAAGACAATGCAAACGCTATGATGGAAGTACAAGAGAAAGCAAAGAAAGTGAAAGGCGAAGAGATTAAAGCAAGCAATGCTGCCGTGACAAATAATAATTTGTTTGTCGGTAGCACAAAAGATTTATTGAGAGCTTTAAAAGACGAGCAAGTAATAGAACATGAGTGAAGAAACTTCTTATCATGGCAATCCTAATCTAAAATCTATTGGTCACAAGCACGACTTCACTCAAGAACAAATTAAAGAGTATTTAAAGTGTCAAGATGATCCAATTTATTTTATTGAGAATTATTGCCACATTGTAACTCTGGACAACGGTCTTCAGTTGTTCAAGCTCTACGACTGTCAAAAGACAAAAGTAGATATCATTATGAATAATCGTAAGGTTATTCTTATGGAAGGCAGACAGCAGGGTAAGACTGTAACTGCTGCTGCATGTATTCTACACTATACTATTTTCAACGCTGACAAAACTGTAGCTATCATGGCAAACAAAACTGCCTCTGCTAGAGAAGTGTTGTTGCGTTATCAGACCATGTATGAGAACTTGCCGATATGGATGCAGCAAGGCGTAAAGACATGGAACAAAGGTGATGTTGATTTAGAAAACAACTGTCGTGTATTCACAGCAGCGACAACAACATCAGGTATTCGTGGTAAGTCTGTAAACTGGTTGTACATTGACGAAGCGGCAATTATTCCAAACAATGTAGCAGACGAGTTTTTTGCATCAGTATATCCTACAATTTCTGCTGGTGAAACTACAAAGATTCTACTGACATCTACGCCTTTGGGATACAATCATTTCTGGAAGTTTTGGAACGAGGCAGAAAAGAATGCGAATGGATTTGTAAATCACTTCATTCACTATACAGAGATACCTGGAAGAGACGAGAAGTGGGCAGAAGAACAACTTAAACTACTAGGCGAACTCAAGTTCACGCAGGAAGTTCTATGTGAGTTCTTGGGTTCATCAAACACACTCATCAATGCGAGAACGATTGGAGCATTGAGTTCAGTAGATCCTCTGTATGACAATCACGAAGGTACTGGTATTGACATATACGAAGACCCGAAAGAGAATCATTTTTATTGTATTACAGTAGACACTGCCAGAGGAATAGGCGGTGACTACTCAGCATTTGTTGTTGTTGATATTACTGACATGCCATATAAAGTGGTAGCAAAATACAGAAACAACAAAATAGCTCCGATGTTATATCCTAACGTCATAGCAAAGGTAGGACAAGATTATAATAACGCATTTGTCTTGATTGAAAACAACGACATAGGCGGGCAAGTAGTAGAGATATTACACGAAGAAATAGAATACGACAATATCTTTAGTACGGTGACAGAAAAATCTAGACAGTATGTATCTCCAGGCTTTGGTAAATCTACAAGACTCGGTGTCAATACATCTAAACAAGTAAAGAGACAAGGTTGTTTTAACTTCAAGTCTCTTATGGAAGAAAAAAAATTATTAGTATTTGACGCTGACATCATCAGTGAAATCTCTACATTTGTTGAGAAAGGCAATACTTATCAAGCAGACGAAGGCTACAATGACGACTGTGTGATGTGTATGGTCTTGTTCGGTTGGCTATCTACTATGCCGTTCTTCAAAGAATTAGTAGATGTGAACACACGAGAAGGTCTTTATAATCAACAGATGGAAAGTATTACTCAAAATCTCACGCCTTTTGTAATGAGAAAGAGTAATGAAGAACCTCAGGCATGGGTTGCAGGGGGAGATTATTGGTTGATGGATGATGAGTACAGTAAACGACTCAAAGACAGCGGGTTCAAATATTAAAAAGTTATAAATAATCAGACGAAATAACAATAAAATGTTGTCTGTTTTTTAACGAGGAGAATAAATATGGCTTTTCAGCTATCACCTGGAGTCCAGGTAACAGAGAGAGACCTCACTTCAGTAGTTCCTGCAGTCGGATCATCTATTGGTGGCACTGCAGGAATATTTAAATGGGGGCCAGCTAATGAAGTTGTTACTATTAGTTCTGAAAACGAATTAGCTCGCCGATTTGGCGAACCATCTAAAACTGGCACTGACTATAGAACATGGTTAGCTGCTGCTTCATTTCTAGCATATACTAGCACTCTTAAAGTAGTACGAGCAATTCATGCAGATTCCTTGAATGCAACAGTAGGTGTAGCTGGCGCTTCTGCGACAGGTAAACTCATTGCAAATGAAGTTGATTATGATCAGAATCATTCTAGTGGTAATACCGATGACTCTGACGGTATGTTTGCTGCCAAATGGCCAGGTGATATTGGTGATTCATTAAAAATTTCATTTGCTGACGCTTCTGATTTTGCTGCTAATGATGCATCAGGAACAATCACTGCTGCTGTTGACAGTACTACAGTAACTGGTGTTGACACAGCATTTGACGATGAGCTTTTAGTAGGAGATACTATTCAAAATGCTGACGGTGACACGATTGGTACTATTTCAGCAATCGCTTCAGCCACTTCTCTTACTCTTGCTGCTAATGCAGCAGTGGCAGTTGCAGGAGCAGCATTCAAAAGAGGCCCATGGCAATACGCATCACAGTTTGACTATGCACCTTCTGAGACCACATATGCAGCAACAGCCGGTGCTTCAAGTGATGAGATGCATATCATTGTAATCGATGAAGACGGCTTGTTTAGCGGATCACCAGGAACTATTTTAGAAAAATTTGCTGGTGTTTCTAAAGCATCTGATGCAAAAGATTCGGTTGGTCGTTCAAACTATTACAAGAATGTATTGAATCAAAGATCACAATACGTTTGGTGGACACATCATCCAGATGCAGACAATAACTGGGGTAGTGTAGCAAATGGCGTAACTTTTGATAGTAACCATGTTCCAGCAGAATCTATGGCTTCTTTTGATGCTGGTCAAGACGGAGCATCTGATTCAGAAGATCCGACCGTAGCAGACGGAGATAAAACAACTGCGTTTGACTTGTTTGCTAACGATGAACTTGTAGATGTTAATCTTATTTTTGTTGCTGATGCATCTATTTTTGTTGCTGACTATGTTATTGATAATATCGCAGAAGTTCGCAAAGATTGTATGGTATTTATTTCACCACAAGCAGCTTCGGTTGTAGACAATGTAGGTGCAGAAGCTACTTCTATTGTAGCAGAAGTCGCACAATATACTAGAAGTTCTTATGCAGTATTTGATTCTGGTTACAAGTACATGTACAACAGATACACTGACCAATTTGTTTTTGTTCCTTGTAATGGAGACACTGCAGGTGTTTGTGCTAATACTGATACTGTTGCTGATCCTTGGTTCTCTCCTGCTGGATTGAATAGAGGCGCAATCAAAAATGCTGTAAGGCTTGCATACTCTCCTGTCAAAGCTGATAGAGACTCTCTATATAAAGCAGGAGTTAATCCTGTTGTTGGCTTCCCTGGATCAGGTATTGTTTTGTTTGGTGATAAAACAATGCTCGAAAAGCCAAGCGCATTTGACAGAATTAATGTTCGCAGACTGTTTATTGTTCTTGAAAAGGCAATTGCAACTGCTGCTAAGTTCCAGCTCTTTGAGTTTAACGATGCCTTTACACGAGCACAGTTTAAAAATCTAGTTGAGCCTTTCCTGCGTGATGTACAAGGTCGCAGAGGCATCTATGATTTCCGTGTTGTGTGTGACGGTACAAACAATACAGCGCAAGTTGTAGACTCGAATCAGTTTGTAGCTGATATCTTTATACAGCCAGCGAAGTCAATCAACTTTATCCAACTAAACTTCATTGCTACTCGAACTGGTATTGCGTTTGAAGAAGTTGGTGCCTAGGGTTATAAATAAAAGTAAACAGGAGAATTAAATGAACATTACAGAGTTTAAAGCTCGCCTAGGTGCCGGAGGAGCAAGACCTAATCAGTTTAGAGTCTTGCTAGGCTTTCCAAGCTATGTCACCGGCGTAGATACTTCAAATAGTATTTTGGTGACAGGAGCTGCTGTTCCTGCTTCTACTGTCAACCCAGCGATCCTTCAGTACAGAGGTCGTGAAGTTAAATTGGCAGGTGAGCGTATTTTTGATCCATGGACAATTACTATTGTGAACGACAGTCAGCAATCACTTCGACGGCCATTTGAAGACTGGATGGAAGGATTGAATGCTACTGCTGAGAACACAGGCGTTTTAACACCTGCTGATTATCAAGCAGACATTACTGTCCAACACCTAGACAGAAACGATGACGTTTTGCGTGGTGGTACTTATGTGCTACGTAACGCATTCCCAATTCAGATGTCTGAAATTGCATTACAGTATGCACAGAATGACGTTATTGAAGAATTTACAGTGACATTCCAGTATCAGAACTACGACAACTTCTAGTCGTAGAATATGAAGAAGGACTTAATATAGAATGAATATTTTTGGGTTTAACATCACTCGGGAGCAGCCGCCTAAGACTGAAAAGTCTTTCGTGGCTCCTTCTGATGAAGGTGGTGTAGAGAGTATACGGGCAGGTGGGTATTACGGTACCTACCTTGACCTCGAAGGCGTTGCTAATAACGAAGCCGAACTAATCAAACGATATAGAGATATCTCTTTGATGGCTGATGTTGACACGGCAATACAAGACATTATTGATGATGCAATTGCAAATCTTGACAATGAAGATCCAGTTACGCTGGACACTGACAAGTTAAAAGTTTCTAATGCGGTAAAGAAACAAATTCAGGATGAGTTTGAGAACATAGTAGAGTTACTAGATTTTAAAAACAGATCCGCAGACTATTTCAGACGATGGTATGTTGACGGTCGTCTATACTTCCATAAAGTGATTGACACAGAAAATCCTAGAAAAGGTATTCGTGACATTCGCTATATTGATCCTCGTAAAATTACAAAGATCAAGCAAATACATAAAGAGAAAAACGATCAAGGCGTACAGTTTGTTAAGAAAGTCGAAGAGTTTTATATCTTCAACGAGAAAGGACTTTCTTCTAAGCCTAGTCAATACAAAGCACCTGAGAACGACTCGGCGCTAAAGATTACGAAAGATGCTATTACTTATTGTCCATCTGGTCTAGTCGATCAAGATAAAAATATACCTCTTTCATATTTGCATAAAGCCATTCGCCCTGCGAATCAACTTAGAATGATGGAGAATGCCGTAGTCATCTATAGGATTACGAGAGCTCCTGAACGAAGAATATTTTATGTTGATGTTGGTAACCTACCTACCAATAAAGCAGAACAATACTTGAAAGACATCATGGACAGATATCGCAATAAACTAGTATACGATGCTGGTAGCGGCGAGATTCGTGATGATAAAAAGTTTATGTCAATGCTAGAAGACTTCTGGTTGCCACGTAGAGAAGGTAGTAGCGGTACAAGTATCGATACTCTGCCTGCAGGCCAGAACTTAGGACAGATTGAAGACGTAGAGTATTTCCAAAAGAAACTCTATCAGGCTTTGAACGTTCCTGTTTCTAGACTAGAGCAACAAGCAGGACTTAACTTCGGTCGTTCTGCTGAGATCAACAGAGACGAATTGAAATTTACAAAGTTTGTTTCTAGATTGCGTAAAAAGTTTGGAGTGATGTTTGATGATCTACTGAAGACGCAGCTCATTCTAAAGAACATTATCACAGAAGAAGATTGGACAGATATTAAAGATGATTTGATGTACAAGTTTGCACAAGATGCATACTACACCGAGTCAAAGAATCAGGAAATATTAAGAAGTCGAGTCGAAGTTTTGAATGGTATGGCAAGCTATATTGGAACTCTTTTCAGTAAGTCGTATGTTCAACGAGAAGTGTTAATGCTTACAGACGAAGAGATAGAACAAATTGAAACTGACTTGAGACTTGAGCAACCATTTGTTACTCAAGATCAACAACATCAAATGAATATGGCTCAACAGGAACAAGAAGAATCTCCGGTTGAGCCTACAGGAGAAGAATAATGGATCAACAAGCAGCTATTAGAGATATGATGGACAGCATTGCACAAGGCAAGGCTTCCGAGGTACAAGATAAATTCAATACACTTATGTTTGACAGAGCTAGTGATGCCGTCAACGACTACAAGCAAGAGCTTGCCAAGAGTGTGTTTAGTAATCCAGACTTACAAGCAATGGGTCTAGCAGATGGCGAAGAGCATATCACAGAATTTGATCCTGCCGCTGAACCCGAAACAATTGGAGACGAAGATGAAAACGTTTAAAGAATTTAGAAATCTCAAAGAAGCTGCTAAGTGCAGCAAGTGTGGTTGCGATCCAATGAACCCTAAAGAAGGTTGCGATTGTTCACACAAAGAAATGAAAGAAGAGCCTATGGACGGTGTAGCTGCTGGCTCACTTGAAGGCGACAAGCACATGTGTGCAACTAAAATCTTTAAAGAAGGTCTAGGCGAAGGCACTCCTGTTCACGGTGAGCATGCTATCCCTGACGAAGCAGGCAACATTTCTTGGTACAAAGTTATGTTTGAACATGGCATCGAGACTGTAGACGTTGAAGAAGAAGGCGTTGAGATTCTTATGTCAGAAGCTCATATGAACCATAAAAAAAAAGTAAAGGAAAATGTTGAGCTAGACGAAGTTTCAAATAAACTGGCAAAAAGCTATTACAATAAAGCTGCTAAAGATATTGGCCGTCAAGCAGGCAACGCACAAGCATCAAGACATTTTGCGGCTGACTCAAAGCGTAAAGCTGGTAGCAGTTATCAATCGTCTTCACTGGGTGTTAGAAAAACCACAGATGACGATAAAAAGCAACACAGTGACTCAGCAGACAGTGCAACGGCTAGTGCTAAGAATGCCGAGCGAAAGATTAAAAACCGTGCAACAGGTATGTCTAGGGCTGCTGATAGAATGAAAGAAGAAGTCGAAGAGATTGAAGAAGTCTCTAAGAAGACTTTAGGTTCTTACATTAAAAAAGCAACTGCTAGTTACGGTACAAGAGAAAGAATCGGAAAGGATTTTGAAAGAGATTCTGAAACTGGTTCTGCAAAGTCAAGAAACTCAGCGGGCAGGCTAGCAAGAGAGTATAGAGCAGGCGCACAAAAAAGAAAAGTTGGTATTGAAAAAGCTACAGATAGACTAGTAAACAAAAAGAAAGACGACTAATTGGAGATAAGAGATGGCGGCGGTAACTACAGTTCTTAAACTTACACAAGTACAGGGTGTTGTAAAAGTACATGGCGAGAATAGCGACTCTGCCACTATTGCTTTGGCAACTACTTTAAAGAAGACAACCGAGACTCAATCTTCACCAGTAGCAAATATTAGAAGAATTTATTGGTCAACTGACAAAAATGCGGACATTACTATCACAAGAAATGGCGTAGTATGTTGGGATCTTTTTGGTTACGGTGATCTTGAGTTCAATGGCTTTGCAGACAACGAAGAAAATGATTCTGATGTCGTAGTAGATTTCAACAATGGCCACGGAACTATCATTATTGAATTTGCAAAAGTATCTGGATATGGACCACAAGATCATCAAGGCGCTGATGGAGACTTAGGATAATGAAACTAATAAAAGAAGTTACAGAAGAGATTAAATATATCTCTGAACTCAATGAAGAGACAGGCAAGAAGAGTCACTTCATTGAAGGCGTTTTCTTACAATCTAATCTGAAGAATCGTAACGGCAGAATGTATCCTAAAGAAGTGATGCAGAAAGAAGTTGCACGATACACTGCGGAATCTATTGATAAGAAAAGAGCATACGGTGAGCTTGGACACCCTGAAGGTCCTACAGTAAACCTTGATCGTGTTTCTCATATGATTGTTGGTCTTCGTGAAGACGGCGACAACTACATTGGTAGAGCAAAGATTCTTGATACACCTATGGGTCGTATTGTAAAAGAACTTATTGACGAGGGTGCCAGCTTAGGCGTTAGCTCTCGTGGATTGGGTTCACTCAAAGAAAGAAACGGTGTCAATGAAGTACAAGAAGACTTCATGTTAGCTACTGCTGCTGATATTGTCGCTGATCCTTCTGCTCCTGATGCGTATGTTCAAGGCATCATGGAAAACAAAGAGTGGACATTTGTGAACGGCATCTTTCAAGAAAAAGAACTTGAAGAGTCTAAGGGTAAAATTCTAGCTGCATCTACAAAAGAGCTTGAAGCAGTTAAACTAGAAGTCTTTGAGAACTTTTTGAGCAAGTTGTCTAAAATTTAATTTTTTATAAATATATATTGTACAAAAGTAATACAACCTAATAGGAGAATAAACATGGGTGTAGAATCCAAAATCCGAGAGCTTATGGAAGGCGCTGCAAATCGCCCCAAAGATAAGCAACAAGGTGACGCTTCTAATCCTACTCAAGGAGATTCAAACGCTAATCCCGAAATGCAAGACCTTAGTGGTACTGGCAACAAGGAAGGCGGATTGACTTCACCTGTAGGCAAAGCGGCTTCAGGCAAAGAATCTAAAGACACTACTCTTCCTAAGGGAGCTGGTGCTAAAGAGGCTCCTGCTAACTTCGAGAACGACAAGCCATCTGAGACTGACGTAATGAAAAAAGCATCAGCCGGTAACGTTGCTAAAGAAGACGTTGACGTAGATGACGAAGTTATTGCCGAAGACGAAGTAGTCGAAGAAGATGCAATCGTTGAAGACGAAGAAGTATCAGAAGAAGATGCGATCACTGAAGAAGAAGCACTAGAAGAAGCTGCTCTTTTCGAAGCTGATCTGTCTGCACTCTTTGCTGACGAAGAGCATCTCACAGAAGAATTTAAAGTAAAAGCAGCCGAAGTATTTGAAGCTGTTGTTACATCACGAGTTAGTGCTGAAATTGCACAAATTGAAGAAGAGCTTACTGAGGCAGCAAACGTAGAGTTTGAGTCACAGTTGGAGCAAATGGTAGAAAACATTGATAAGTATCTTTCTTATGTTACAGAAAACTGGATGACTGAAAATCAAATCGCTGTCGAAAGCGGTATTCGTACAGAAGTAACTGAGTCATTTATCAAAGGTTTACAGCAAGTATTCTCAGAGCATTACATTGACGTTCCAGAAGAAAAGTATGATGTAATGACTGAAATGCAAAGTCAAATTGATGAGCTTACTGCAAAGCTAGACGAGCAAGTTGAGTCTAATATTGCAATTAAAGAAGAAGCCATTATGCTGAAGAAGCAATCAGTGCTTGCTAAGATTTCAGAAGACCTTGCGTCTACTGAAGCAGAAAAGTTTGCCGCATTAGTCGAAGACATTACCTACACAGGTATGGATTCATATGAGCAAAAACTTCAAGTCGTTAAAGAAAACTATTTTCCAGCCGAAAAGTCGTTGACTGAAGACAAACTTGAAGACACATTTGAAGCTACATCAGAAGTAACTAATACAGTTATGTCTAAGTATGCTCAAGCAATTTCAAAAACAGCTAAGTTCTAATATTAATTTTTTATAAATAGTACTGTTATTATAAAAACAAAACTGAAACAACAAGGAGACTTAAATGTATCTTTCAGAGCAAATTGAGAGCAAGTGGGCACCAGTCCTCGAGCATGCAGACCTGCAGCCTATCGCAGATCCGTATAAGAAGGCCGTAACTGCTGTAGTTCTCGAAAACCAAGAAAAAGCCCTCGCTGAAGAGCGTGGCATCATGGAAGCAACTCACGCTAACCAAACTGGTGGCGGTGTTGATAACTACGACCCAATCCTAATCAGCCTTGTTAGACGAGCATTGCCTAACTTGATGGCTTATGACGTTGCTGGTGTTCAGCCAATGACTGGTCCTACTGGTTTGATCTTCGCTATGAAGTCACACTATGAAAGCCAGACTGGTACTGAAGCACTCTTCAACGAAGCTGATACTGACTTCTCTGGTAGTTCTGCTGATGGCCCTAACCACGCAGGTTCTAACCCTGTTGACGGTACTTACACTACAGGTACTGGTGTATCTACTGCAACTGCTGAAGGCTTCGGCGACTCAACTACTCTTAACGAGATGGCTTTCTCAATCGAGAAGACTACTGTTACAGCTAAGTCTCGTGCATTGAAAGCTGAGTACACAATCGAACTCGCACAAGACCTGAAAGCAATCCACGGTCTGGACGCTGAGTCTGAGCTTTCTAACATTCTTTCACAAGAAATTCTTGCTGAAATCAACCGTGAAGTAATCCGTACTATCTACAAGGTAGCTAAGCCGGGTGCTGCTTCAACTGCAACTGCTGGTACTTTCGACCTTGACGTTGACTCAAACGGTCGTTGGTCAGTAGAGCGTTTCAAAGGTCTCTTGTTCAACATCGAGCGTGATGCGAACGTGATTGCACAAGATACTCGTAGAGGCAAAGGTAACTTCATCATCTGTTCATCAGATGTTGCAAGTGCTCTCGCAATGGCTGGCGTACTCGATTACACACCTGCTCTCTCTACTAACCTAAACGTTGACGATACTGGTAACACTTTCGCTGGTGTTCTCAACGGTCGTTACAAAGTTTACATCGATCCATACAGTGCTAACACTGGTGCTGCATCGCAGTTCTACGTTGCTGGCTACAAAGGTACTAGCGCATATGACGCTGGTCTCTTCTACTGCCCATACGTACCTCTGCAAATGGTTCGTGCGATTGACCCATCGACTTTCCAGCCTAAGATCGGCTTTAAGACTCGTTACGGCATGATCGCTAACCCATACGTAACTCAGTCTGACGGTACTACTGACGGTGATACATTCACTGCTTCACGTAACCAGTACTACAGAAAAGTTAAAGTCACGAATCTCATGTAAGAATAAAAAGAATTGCTTAAAGCAATCACTTTTGAAAGGGCTCTTCGGAGCCCTTTTTTTATGTCTGTAAAAAAGTGTGACAAACTAGTAATGTGATTTCAACGTATTATAAATAGTACACATTAATTCAATTAACGAAGGTGTATTATGAAAAAACTACTATCGATGGTTACATTTTTTGCTGTAGGATTTGTTGCAGGCGGAGTCAACGCACAAACATATACAGAAGAAGTGGCAAATATTATTAACGAGAACTGTGTAGTATGTCATCGTCAAGGCGGCATAGGACCAATGAGTTTCGAAACATACGAGCAAGTTCGTCCATGGGCACCACTGATTGCTATGAAAGTAGCATCACGAGAAATGCCTCCTTATGCATACGATCACGGCATTGGCATTCAAGACCTACAAGGCGATTGGCGACTAGCACAAGAAGATATTGACACAGTAGTAGCATGGGTAAATGGCGGTTCTATTTATGGAGACGCTGACACAGTAGTACAAGCACCAGAGATGAGAGATCCAGAAGCATGGAACTTTGAAGGCGACTTCGGTGCACCTGACGCAATCATTCCTTCAGTTGCTATTGACATTCCTGCAAACGGCAATGATCTATGGCACAAGCATCTAGTACCAAGCGGTCTCAGCGAGGACAGATGCATCAAAGCAGTACAAGTGAAGCCACGAGGTGCAGCTAAGTCAGTAGTACATCACGCTAACTCAAGTATTCTCACAGCAGAAGGGCGTGAAGGCATGCTCACTGAGTACGCTATGGGAAAGTGGGGAGAGATTGTACCAGAAGGAGTCTGTCGTACGATCCCCGCAGACGCACAAATCAGTTGGGATATTCACATGTTCCCAGGTGGTCTTGGAGCAATGGCCCCAGGTTCTGTCATCAAAGACAATGTGGTAGAGATTGGTCTCTGGTTATACACAGAAGAGGAAAGCGAACAATTAAAATACAAACAAGATTTGAGTTTGTATCGCTTAGGGGATCAGGACGATCTGGTTATCCCACCCAATGGATATGCAATGACACAAGGTTTCCATTCTTTCGACCATCCTGTGCGTTTAGATAGTTTCCAACC